TGACTCCCACTTGTACCAGATGTTCCATCATTTCCATTTAATCCAGAAATTCCGGAAGTACCAGATGTTCCATCATTTCCATTTATTCCAGAAGTTCCAGAAGTGCCTTGACTCCCACTCGTACCAGATGTTCCATTAGATCCAGTTGGTCCTATCTGTGTGTACATAACCTGAGTAAATGTAGAAATCACACTAGGTATAGCAGGAATTATAGGTGATATACTTGATGGTAAATATTGAATTGATACTAAACTACTATCAGAATGCCACCACAATTCGACAGTATCATTTGGGTTTATTGAAGTTCCAACATAATTTACAGTTGCTACTGTATAACCATACTCATTTGAATTTTTTCTAGCCGGTATATAAAATCTAGTTGTGCTATCTGGATAATCTAATCCATTATATTTTAACCATATATCAGCATAGTGGATATCAGCATCTGTATTTTGTAGTTGGATAGAATATATCATAGTGTATGTTCCTGGATTTTCAATCACCACACTACCTGTACCTGATAAGGAAAATCCAACTGATCCTGAATTAGTGTTAATACCCACTATTTGAGCAACACCAGGAGTAATAAATGGCTGAGTCGTAAGATCAAGAAAGTTACCATAATAACCTAGTGCACCACCAACACCATTTACACCACTTGTTCCATTCAAACCTGATGTACCGGATGTTCCTGAAGTACCCACCCCCGAAGTTCCTGAAGTACCACTACCACCACCTGGATTAGTTGTTTGATAATATGTATTTCCACTATCATCAACAACCATATATTTAGTTAAACTTGATGTTGATCCAATTCCTGTTATCGTTAAGTTATGTGTATTTGTTCTACCTTGACCAGTTACACTAAATGTAACACCATCAACACCACTTTGAACTTCAAATACATTATCGGTTTCTAATGAACTTCCTCTTTTGATTGTAACAGCTCCTAAAGTAGAGTTAGTTACTATTTCTGGTGTAGATGAGTTATCATAAGCTTGTTGTAATGTAGTTGTTGATATACCACCAGATCCACCTAAGATCTCACCAAACTTAGAAACAAAATTAAATCTTGCCTGTGTGGGATCTGATAAGTTTGAAGCATTTTTATTAACAGATAAAATACCTATAAGAATACCATTATCTCTATTATTTGGATACTCAACATATAATTCTTCTTGTGCTGCTGAAATCGCTTCAGATAAAGATCCATATACTGTTTGACCATATTGAACTCTTACCAATCCAGTTGGGAATAAATATATTCTTTGATTTGTTGACGAACCATTACCACCACCTACTACACTAATAACACCACCATTATCATAATGAGTAGGATCTATAAATGTTGTATTAGAAAATGTACCACCTATTTGAGTTCTATATTGAAAAGTTACCGGAGATTGACCACTAATATTAATACTATTTGGATTTAATTCATTATTAGTCCAATTTATACCATTACCCCAAAGAATACCAGTTGATGTATTAAACTCTAAAGTTGTACTATGAGCGGATGGTATAATTCCTTGATTTATTAATTTGATTGGTGACCATAAATCTCTCAATGCGGACATTGGTGATACATCATAATCAACAGTATTATTTACATTTAAAATGGTTTGTCTATCAGGGTGTACAACTTTACCTAAGAAGATATTTTGTCTTCTTTCTTGTGCTGTTGGAAATGTACCTTGTAAATGTAATGAAGAACTAGCTGTTAATAAAACATAAGTACTATCAAATGTGTTTAAGTAAGGTGTTGTTATACTTGTAGTTCCACCATAAGTAATTTGTAAAACTGTTGGTTTAATAGAATATGTACCTGTATTAGTTATAATCCAACCAGAAGCACTACCCACTGTAAATGTTGTACTACTAGTTTTAACAAGTCCCGAATAATTATAAACACCTGTTGATATGACATTACCTTCTAATATATTTCTCTGTATATCAGTAAGAGATAAATTGATATCCTCATTATTAATTTCAACTTGTAGAGTTCCAATTGTTGAACTATTATTTGTAATATAACCAATTTGGTTAGTTCTTGATGAAAAATCTAATGTACTTGATGAGTTTATAAAACTACCTGGTGTTGTATCAGATAAATAAAGAATATCACCAATCGAATAAGCTGATAAATCAAGTCCCGATAAGATACCAGATGATATGGCAATACCCTCAGACGCAATTGGAATATCAATATAAGCCAGACCAATTACTTGTTGATTTCCAACACCATTAGCAATTGACAAAGAGACACTGGGAATACCACTATATGATGACTGTATTTTAAGAGCAGATCCCTTAGGTATAATTGAACCAGTATTATTATAAACTCGGATAAATTGTTTAGTTTGTGGGTGATTAACTAACCAATTTAATCCATTACTTTCAACAGTAAGAGTATCATAGAATGCTAAATTATATGACGATAGATTATCAATTAGCTGAGAAGAAGTTGTTTTTATTGTTATTATACCAGTTCCGGTATTTTTTATAATGAATCCTTTCCCTGAAAAACCTATTGCTGTCGGTAAAGTAATATCAAAAGTTCCATTAGCCTCAATATAGTGATCTGTATTGGATACCGAGTAGGTTGATGTTATATAAGCATAATTAGTAGAAACACTTGTACCTGATGTTCCTGAAGTGCCATTAGATCCAGAAGTCCCTGAAGTTCCATTTGTACCTGAAGTTCCATTTGTACCTGATGTTCCATTTATCCCTGATGTTCCGGAAGTTCCTGATAAACCAATTAACATTTGTTGCCAATGAGATGTATCTATATCAGGTGATGACCAAGGAGCTGAACCAGTTAAATCAGAAATACATAAGTAAGCATTTCCATTATATGTAACAAAATCATAGTAGAAATACATCATCATCGAATCCCATTCTCCTTGGAATAACATAGATGTTCCTTGTGGTCCTGTCGGACCTTGTGGACCAACAGAAGATGTACCACTTCCTAAATCTAAAAGATTTCCAAAACCATCATAATATAAATCCGGTGTACCATGTACTACTTGAACCAATCTACCATATGTTCCGGAGACGGTTGCACCAGTAAAATCATAACTCATAGTAGTATATATTAAGTAACATGTGTCCAAACATGAATTATTTAATATATAACAGAAATAAAATTTTATATGCCTTTAATTTACTCACCTTTATTAAACCAAGATGTAAACTGGAGTGATTTGGAATATTCAGTTGGTAAAAAGTATTTAAAATGGGAAGAGGTAAATTTAAAATGGGAAAATGTTGAATTAACTTGGGATGAAGTTTTTATTTTATTAGAAGTGGTATCACGCCGAGTGAGTGGTGGTGGAAGTGGATATCCACATAAAGGAGAATATGAAAAAAATAATCCATGGAGGCAACTAAATAAGGATTTAGGTAGAGAAAATACCGATAAAATAATAAAATTATATTGTAGAGTTAGAGGTATTGAATATGAAAAAATAAAAAATCCGAGAGAAGATATAAAAGTAACAATAAACGAGTTTGATCGTTTTTTAAACGATTCAATTAATATAAAAGTTGATTTTCAAAAATAATATATAAATTATGGAAGATAATGATGTTTTTAGATTTGAAGATTTTCTAGGTGGTAATAAAATGGAAGATCTTAAAAAGATGAAGTCAAATCTATTAAAAGAAGGTTTGTTTTCAGATAGATATGAAGATGATGAGGTTGATGAAGATAAAGAAATATTTACAAATATCAACGACGCCGCCGATGATGAAGATGAAATTGATCAAAGCTTAAATCCTTATAATAACTACAATAGTGAGGAAGAACAAGAACAAGATGATTATTCATTTGATAATTCTTCAGAAGAGGAAGATTTGGAAGAAAATAACGAAAGTTATAATGATGAAGATTCATATGTGTTATACAAAGATAAATCTGAAGAATTTATTTGTGATATAGCAATTGAAGGTGTAAGTCAAAAAGATACAGAAGTTAGATTAGTAATTGAATCAGCTGATTGGAATCTTATGTTTAAAGGTGAGGTTAAAAACGGTAAATGTATCATTCCTATTAAGAAATTAAGCCTTTTTAATGAAGGACAAAGAGGTAATATAAAACTAGAAGTAAATGCTGATGGTAACTTATTCACACCTTGGAAAGATGAATTTATTGTTAAAGTATCTAAAAAGGTAACAGTTAATCTAAATGAAAATAAAAAAATACGACCAATTAAAAAAGAAACTGGTGTAAAAGTAAAAGTAAACAAAAAGAGACCATAAAGGTCTCTTTTTTATTTAAAAATTAAATTGTGGTAAAACATCTTCATCCAAGTTTGGCACTCTTATTAAACCAGAATTCATTATTGTGTCAATAACCATTTTACCAGTAATTGACTTAGTACATTCAAACTGTCTTTCAGTACCTTTATGATCCGGACACCAATTCCAATCACCAGCATCTAATCTATATCTATTGTAACAACCATTACAAACTGAATCATTGAAAATTCTAAATACATTCTCACCTTCAAATTCAGAGATTGGTTTACTAAATCCTGATATCAAGAATGTTGGGACTCCTATTGTCCAAGATACCCAACTCAAACCAGAACCAACTCCTATAAAAAACTCACAAGATAACATTGTTTCCATTAGTTTCTCCATTGATCCCTCTGGTAATTTCACACATCCTTCTGGATGTTTATTACCCATATAATTATCACCTTCTTTAGAAAGAATCATAACTTCATATCCACTAGCCTTCAAAAAATAAACAACTTCCTGCCATCCAGTTGGATTATTCCAGTATTTAGTTTGTGCAGTTGAGTGAATTGCTATACCAACTCTTTTCTTTTTTTCTACTTTTGGTAAGTTAATTTTAGCTCTGACATATTCAAAATCCAAACCTAGTATATCAGCTGATGTTTTTCCAAGTGGAATTTCTTTAAAATCTGTTGGATTTTTATCAAACTGTACAGTATTATCCTCATTATAAAACCAACCAATATTATACATAGCATAGATGTGATTCACCACTGATCCCGGTTCAACAAATTCAATTTCTGGATAAGTTTCCTTAAATAGGTGATTCCAGAAAGTTGAACATATAACCTCACAATTCCATTTTTTTCTAAATTCATCAACATATGGAAACCAAGCCAATGTATCGCCAATTGATCTCGATTCTAATGTTATAAAAACTCTCTTACCCGTAGCATCATACTTTTTATCATAGATTAATTCTTCACCATCCCAGACTTTACATGTGTACTCTTCAAAATACTTCTTATTTGTTTTTGTCCACATATTACTACCAATGGTTGTTGAATATTCACAAAACCCCTTTGAATTCCAGAATTCAACTTTAAATTGTTTATTCAATTTTGACTTAACTTCAATATAAGCACCTCCAATATAATGATTTAAAATACTAACATCCTCATATTTTGGATTGATATTGATATCAGATTTTTCTATATTATCATAGAAATTTAAAAGTTTTTCCTCAAAATTTGAATTACTATTACTAATTAAATTATGAATTTTATCAACTTCATTTAAATCCTTCACACAATGAAACCCGAAGATATTATTTTTATCATATGGAAATCTAGATTGAAATGGATATCCTTTACCGTGTTTATTCATATCAACTGGTAACTCATACCCATCATATTTATATTCTAAAAAGAATTTAACATCATTTGAATTAGAAACATTTATAAAGAACCAAAACATTTTAGGTATTATATTATTCTTCCATAGAATGCAATTGAATAATATTTCATCATGTAAAAACTCTTTCTCACAAATAGTCTCAACTTCTTCTAAATCACAAACAGACTTCCATTCTTCAAATATTGATTTATGTGTTTGATTAAAAATAACAACATTTGTTAAACAATATGGTGATGTTTGTTTATCAACTCCCAATAATTTTCTTGTTAAATCGCCAGGTGTATAGGCACCATTAACAAAAGTATAATCCCAACATCCTCTTTGTAAAATTGGACCATCCGTTATGTATTTAGCATATTCAAAAATTTCAGATATATTATCTCTTACTTGAATATCAGAATCTAAAAATACATAGTCCTTATATCCTCTAGAAATAGCATCTAAAAATGCTGTCGGTTTTGTAAATTGTATATAATGCGGATTGTTAAGATCTCTACTAATATCAATTTTAATATTTTTTATTCGATTATTATTATACATGGTTTCATAACCAATTGTATAATGAAGTATATCTATATTAGTTAATTTAACTAATTGATTAATTAATTTTATAGTTAAGTCTTCATACTTTTTATTAGAAACCAAAACAAAACATTTTGATCTATCATTTATAACTTGATCATAAATTAATCTATCATTTGAATAAATTTTTAAGAAATACTCTTTATCACCCCAAGTTGATCTGAAATCTTTATTCATAATAAAAAATGATTTTTTATTATCAACATCTTCTTTGTTTGGTATGATATTAGTTTTTTCAAAAATTAAATCATCGAAAAATATATTTTTCAAATTAATTAAACAATTTTCAAAAAATTTATCAGTGTTATTTTTTATTTCTAAAAAATCACCATTTATTTTAACATCAAAACTCATAAATATATTATATTTTTTCGGCGTAAATAACACCCATTTTATTTTCTATTATATAATTACCACAATTATGACTCCATTTTGATAATTTAAATTTAAATCCACAATATGTTAGTTTCTCTAAAATACTCATAGCTCTATAATTATCATTATTGTGATATTCTATTATAATTCTTTTTATCTTTTTAAGGTTTTCATTTGTTATAGTTTCAAAGAAATCATACTCAGCACCTTCAATATCAACCTTCATCAAATCTATCTCACTCTCATCAATAAATTCTTCAATTAGTTTATTCGGTGTTATAGATTGAACTCTAACTTCTTTTCTCTCCATATCATTTCCATTAGCATCAGTATGATATAAAGAAGAAACAACCGAACCTATACCTGGACTTGTATAAAATACAATTTCACCATCAACTGATGAAATTGCCTTATCTATAATTCTTATTTTAGAATTCTTACTCCACATTCTATTTAGAATATCTACATTTGATTGGTCTGCTTCTATCATATATGTTTTTATATCTCTCTCAATAAAAGATATACTCGACATACCATAATTTGCACCAATGTCAACATAATTATTAATTTCATCAATGTTAAAACTAAATAAATCATAGATACTCATATCATTAAAGTCGGAAAACTCATTGAACTTAACTTCAGTATCTTTAATTAATTTAAACTTATTAGAAAGTGGATGCTTTAAGTCAAAATCTTTTATTAAAATATTTTTTCTAATAACTTGATTTTCTAAGTATATTTCTAAGTAAAACCCATTTACTGACTTATTAATATTTAAACTAAATGGTGGTATAAACCAAAAAATTAAATTCTGTTTTAAATCAAAATCTCTATTCAAATAAATACAGATATCGGTATAATAGTCAAATATTCTAAAGTGAACATTGTTCATATCTTCACTATTATTCATAATAAAGAATTTTGTTTCTTCAGGAGAATACCAAAAATCTATTTTATTGTAGTTATAAAAACAAAGATCTATCTTATTTTGACCATAAAATTCATATTTATCACTAAACGAATATATTTTATCTAAAACATTATTATTTCTAAAATTAGCCTCCCAACAGTTTTCTAAAACTGTGTTTACTAAAAACATTTCTTCAATGCTTCGGAAAAATGTTATATTTGTAAGTAAAAAATCTATATTAGTAAAGAATGAATTTGTACAAATGATATTAGTTCCCCAATTACAAGAAACAAATTGATATCCATCTATATTCCATTTTTTAAACTCATTAACATCAACTATTTCAACATCATAAGTTATCTTATAAGTATAATTAATTGATTGATCTTTTAAATGTTTTAAACAAATTTCAATTAAATTACTTTCTGCAACACCGTGTGAATATTTTCTATCATCAACAATATTTTTTTGTTGATAAAAATAAAAGTCACACATTTCCTGAATGTTTTTATCTAAAGGTGAGTGACTTGCTAAAACTAAGTAATAATTTTCTCTACTAATAGTTTTTAAATTCTCTATAAGTAAATTCAAACCTTCATCTGATGTATGAAAGTATGTAATGATAAATCCTATTTTAGTGTCTGTCTTCATTGTATATTTTATCTAATATTGAGTAACCAGCCGATTGTTTTGTTGGTGGTACTTCAAAAATTCCTGTTTTATATTGATCTAAATTCTCAACAAATAATAAATCAGATACATTCCACTTAGCAGTTTGATACATTTTATCAATTATACCAAAACTTCTTCTTGGTATTAAATAAGCATGAGCTCCATAAAATTTATTAACTGTCCAATAATCATTATATTTGTCAATTATATGTGAGTTATTATGATAACCAAAAGAAAACATCAATAAATCCGTTTTATTTAGAACATCACAAGCAAATTTAACCTTACTCATAAACTCATTCATATCAATATCAATAACAGCATCACATTCAAATATGAAAATGAAATCCGAATCTGAGTTCATACCTCTATAAAAAGCGTCTTTATGTGCCAAATAACAACCATAATGACCTGGTGTTAATTTACCACCTGGTTCCATACTTATTTTTTCCGGATATTGACAACTATCAGATGGAGGCAATTCAGTCCATCTTTTATTCACACAAGGAAAATAATCAATACCATAATCTTTTAATTTAGTTAAAGATATCATTGATTTTACTTCTCTATCGGTATCAATATCTGTTAACATATGATAAGCAGATATTTTATATTCTTTATAATTATCTTCTACTTTCTCTTTATTATCTATAATAAACTCTTCTAATTTTAATGAATCTTTAATTAACTTTACGTTATAATCAAAGTCATTTGTCAAAAATTCAACATTTTCATATTTAGAAAACTCACCTTTGTAATTAGATAAGTTATACATTAAAACACTCATATTATTGGATAATGCTTCGATAACAGATAATGGTCTATTTTCTAATTTAGATGTAAATAAGAAAAGATCCATACAAGAATAAAACTTGTGTAAATCACTTCGTTCATCCCATAATGTGCAATTCTCAGGTCTATTATTAACTAATGGTCTCCAATATTCCTCAAAATTCCCAGCCATATTACCAAAGAAATGAAAATGAACTTTTTGATCTAACATCATTTTAGCATATTCAAAGATTTCTGATTGATTTTTATTACTATTAAATAAACCAACGTTCATAACATGTTTATAACTTGGATCTAATCCAAGATCAATAAGTTTTTTATTTCTAAACTCACTGTTATCAACATCCATTGGTATTACTTCTGGTTTAGTTGAAATAGAATTATATTGAATCATATTTATATCAGAAACAAACATAGTTCTATCTGGAAGATATTTCTTATCATCTTTATTAAATAAAGTACCATGTGTTGTTTCAGTTATAACATAATTATAACCACTTCTCATATCAATATAAATTGACTTTAGTATAGAATCATCGATAAATGTTTCAGGAAATTCTTCAAAATGTATTATATCTGGATTAATTACATCAATTAGATTAAATATATTTTTTTTATCATAAAGAGTAATTAATTTATCACCCAATATATCTTTAATTCTATTTTTTTGAATAACCAATCTACCACCAGTTATATCATCCCACTCTACTAAGTAAACATCAAATTTTTTAACTAAAATCTCTATTTTTTTAAGTAAAAATTGTGGTAAACCACCAGTGGATAAATGCGGAGTAATTAATAATAATTTCTTCATACTACATTTTATATTTTTTATATATAAGTAAGTTTGGATAAAAACAAAAATCAAAACAAAAAGTATAAAAAAATATGAGTAATTTAAAAACACTTAATGATTTAGAAAATACAGAATTACTTAACTCTATGTTTAGTAATGATATAACCGTATTCGAAGATATTCAAGGAAGTAAAATATGGGTTAATTGGAATGGTAAAGATTTTACTATAAAAGCAAAATCAATTAATAGTGATTCTATTAATCTAATTGATTTAGCTATGCAAAATTATTATAACCCAGCTATAAAATACTTAGATTCACTAGATAATAGAGTTAAATCACTTTTAAATAAAAAATGGTGGTTTTGTTTTGAGTACTTTCCTGATAATCAACCAGCAAATATAGAATATGATAAACTTCCAAAAAATGGATTAGTATTAACATCTATTTATAAAAGTGGTAAATATGAGTTTAATATCGAAGAGATTGATGAATATTCTAGATTGATGAATGTTGATATGATACCGGTTATATTTCAGGGTAAATTAACAGAGAGAATGATTGAGGCTATAAAGTATTTTTTAAACACAAGTGAAGAAGATTTAGAATATGTTTTTGGTGATAAGTCTTTTGCCTTTTTCTTTTATAAAATATTAAATCCACTCTCGGAAAATTCTTTTTTAATGCTTGATGAATTTCAAGAAAATTTAGAAAAGCTAATTGTTAGAATAGATAGTAAAGATATATCATTTCAATTACTAAATCCACTATATAAAAGAGTAAGTAGTGATAAGTCAACTGACTATGTGGAAATATACTCATTAATCTTAATTAACTTTTTGAATTTTTGTCAATCTTTAAATTTAGAAGATATTAAACTAAAAGGTACTAAAAAAGATGAGATTTATATTTATCTAATTTGTAAGTTGTACAATTTTTATTTAGATGAAGTTAAAGATGACTTAGTAAATTTTGAGTTTATAATACCGGAATTTTTTGATAAAGAAAAATTTAAAATAAATAAAGAATTAATTCCAAACAAGATGACTAAAGAATATTTAGAATTAGATTCTAAACTTGAATATATCTTTAAAATAATTCTTGGTTCATTTAATAAGAAAAGAAAAAAACCAATTGGAGTTTTTACTGAAAATACGGTTAAGTTATTCAACTTATTTGTTGATGATATTGATAAGTATATTGATAGATACTTGAATAAGATACATGAAGTTGAGTTAACAAGATCTGGTCTTTTAGACTTTGATGAGTTTTTTGATATTCAATATGAAACAGATGCTGAAGGAGAAGTTTATCCAGATGTATTTGATGAAATACAAAAAGGATCAGAAGATAAAAAGAAAAAAGGTAAAGGTGGTAAAATAACATCAATAGTTGATGAGAAAGGAGTTAAGTAATGAGTATAAAAATGAAATCTGTTGAGGTGAGCACTAAAGCATTAAAAGCTGAATGGAGTGTTGAAATGGTGACAGATTTAAGTCATCATTATGGTATTGATGATAATTTTTTAGAAGGTATTTTAAGATCCGAAATTAGAAGAAATAAGATAAAGAAAATTTTTAAAAAGTAGAACTAAAATCATGATACATGATATAATATCTATGAATTTAGAAGTCTTAGAAATTGAGGATAAAAAATTTCACTCAACTATCAGAAAAAAACTTGAAACTAAAAAATCAAGTTTACAATTCTTACCAACTATCTTAGAAGAATTATCTGAAAATAAAAATTTTGAGTACAAAGGTGTAAAATTAAAATCATCTTATATAGTTGATATAATACACAATCTTATTTTAAAATATTATTTTAAAAAAGAGAATAAATTTAACTTAATGTCAACTATCCTAAAAGATAAGTATGGATATCTTTATAATTATTATATTGGATATTTAGTAGATAATAATATACTAGAAATGATCTCCAATTACCAAGCTGGTAGAAATGCTAGAGTTTATAAAATAAATGATAAAGTTCTAAAAGGTAAAATAAATCGATATAGAAATTCGGATAATATTTTACTTAAAAAGTATCGAAATAATGTTTGTCAAATTGAAGAAGATGGTATTAAAAACAAACTTATAGATGATGATATCAAAACGAAGTTAGTAGATGATCTTTTTTATATTGATATTCAATTTGATAGATCAATATTTTATTTAGATAATTTAAAAGATAATGATAGTGATATTTATAATAGAAATAAATATTCAGTAGAGTGTATAAATGATAAACACATATTCTATCATTTTGATAATTATGGTAGAATGCACACAAATTTCACAATTTTAAAATCATTCATTAGAAAAAACTGTTTACTGATAGATGGTGAAGAAACTTGTGAAATTGATATCAACAACAGCCAACCTCTTTTTTTAACAAAAATAATTTCCGATAGTAACTCAAAATGGGTTAGAAGTGATGAGTTTGAATTATTCAAATATTTAACCATAAATGGTAAATATTATCAATATGTAATGGATCATTTAAAAACTACTGATAAAGGAATGGTTAAAGAAATGACTTACCGAGTTCTTTTTGGTAAGAATGCTTCCAATAGTAAAGCAGATAAAGTATTTTCTGAATTATTTCCATCAATACATTATTTTATAAAACTTTATAAAAAAGAAAAAGGTGATTATAAAATTCTATCATATGAATTACAAAGAGCAGAATCTAATTTAATTTTTAATAAAATCATAAGAGATATAATGATTTTTTACCCTGAAGTAAAATTAGTTACTGTACATGATAGTATAATTATTCCTAAAAAATATAAAGAACCTATCGAAACAATTTTCAAAACCAAATTATTTGAAGAATTTAATATTTTATAATTAATATATAACTATAAGATATTAATATATAAAATATGAACGGATTAGAAAGTGTACAATCTTCATATATAATTCTATCAGCTGATAGATTAAACGAAATGATTTCTGTTCTTTATTCAAAAGAATATCAAATCTTACCTATACAAGGTTATTATAAAGGTAACTTTGAAGATTCTGTTATTGCTTGGGGACCAGATAATGATTCTTTAAGAAGAGATGCTATTTTCTTATTAGATCATTTTAATCAAGATTGCGCAATTGTAAAATACCAAGGAGATTCAAATGCTAAAAAAGTTTTCTTTGATGGTTCTGAACAACCACTGGGTTTACTTATGTATAATACCGATTCGGAAAATAAATCATATTTACACAATGGTGTATCATTTTCGTTCGTAGAAGCAAAAAGATATTGGGTTCCAAAAACTATGGATGATTTAAAAGTTGGAATGATTGTTGAATACATGAACAACAATAAGTGGTATGAAAAAAAGATACAAAACCCAAAAGACGAATGGGATAGAATGTATAAATTACTACTTAAATATGATAAATTAAGAGTACCAGCATAAAAAAAGACATCTTATAGATGTCTTTTTTATTTTATATAACTTTAAAACTACAATATTGTCTCTCCCAATTTGGTGTTTCTTTTAAGAAATATCTACCATTTCCCTCATCAAGAATACAAATAATTCCACTTTGATCTGTATTGTTTGTTCTAAAAACAATCACTTTATCAGGATCAATTGAATAATCAACAAAGTGTTGAAGACCTGTATTAGATAACATATCTAAACAATCCACCATTTTATAAAAAACATTCTTTCCTAATATAACAGTTTTAGCAGGACCTATTCTACCTTCAACAGCAATTAAGTTGGAAGCCATCATTACTTTAGAAATAAACTTTCTATTATCAGATCCATCTGGTGAGTTTGATAAAGTTAAATCTAAATTAACAGGTGAATTCAAATTCAAGTTTGATTTGTCAATAAAGTCGATAATTTCATCATAAAGACTATCTTCTGATATATATCTTTTTGATTGAATACTCATACTATAAACTTGTGGGGCTATAACACCACCAAAAGATAACTCATCTCTTAATGTCTGATCAGGAACTATATCCACTAAATCTTCTTCATTAGCCTCATCAAGAACAACATCAATTGCGATGTTTCTTCTTTCCATTTTTTTCTTCAATCTTTCTTCTTCAGTTTCATACACAAAATCAATATAATTGACTTGTATTTGAGGTAGTGTATTTTTCTCCTCTTTAAAGTTTGAAATTATTTTTATTTTATCAAAAGTTGTCATATTTATTGTCTTATTTTTTTAATATATAACTTTATGGATGATAAGTTTTACAACTTTATAAAAAAGGCAAATGATGTGCATAACAATTTTTATAATTATGATAGAGTAAATTACATAAACGCGAAAACGAAGATACTAATTGGATGTCCTATACATGGATATTTTGAACAATTACCATATAATCATTTAATTGGTAAGGGTTGTAAAAAATGTGCAATTGATAAAAATAAAAAATCATTCAGTAAAAGTTTGTCCAAATTCATTGATCAATCAAATAAAGTTCATAATAACTTCTACAATTATGATCAAGTAGAATATATTAATGATGGTACGAAAGTTCATATATCTTGTCCTATACATGGATATTTTGACCAAACCCCAAATAAACATCTTAGAGGACAAGGATGTCCTAGATGTAAAATACAAAAAACTAAAAATACTAACATTAAAAAATACTCACAATTTTTCCCTAGCAAAGCGAATAATACACATGGTGTTCTATATGATTATTCGAAGTTAAATTATATAAATGCTAAAACACCAGTGGAAATAATTTGCCCAAAACATGGATCATTTAAACAAATGCCATCAAATCACTTAGATGGTAAGGGTTGTCCAAAATGTAATCAATCTAGAGGTGAGAATAGAATAGAGAGATTTCTAATAAAAAATAATATAACATACGAAACACAGAAAAAATTTGATGATTGTATAAAAAATAAAAAATTATCATTTGACTTTTGGTTATCAGATAAAAATATTTTAATCGAATATGATGGTATACAACACTTCAAACCACTGGGATTTCAAGGTGGAATGGATAAGTTAAAATACACAATAGAATGTGATAAAATAAAAGATGAATATTGTAAATCTAAAAATATTCATCTTTTAAGAATTTCATATAAAGATTTTAATAAAATTGAAGATATTTTATTAAATAATATTTAAAAATTATCATATTTATTTTTCATTCCAATTTTTGGAGAACTAGTCATGATTTGTTTACTCAATTCTTCTCTTGTTAATGACTTCAATTTCGATAACAATTGTAAATTTCTCTGATACCACTTCATGTCAATTTTTTCTTTATCGTGATAAAGATGGTAACATCTTCCCGGTTGTTCATACCACGTTAAAAAGTTCTCCACCTTAACAGTTTGAAAGTCATCTTCACCTCCCCAAGAAATAAAGTCTTCGTTCCACCCTGCGATTTTTTTAATAGCATCCGTTCTAAACATAGTTATACCTCCGGAGATGTTGATTTTTTGAATATCATTTTCACCCCTACCTGGTCTATCAATTTTTAACATCTCTTCTAATTGAAATCCACTTTCTTGTGGGTTTAAATCAACAACAGAATTATAAGGACTAACCATCTCAAACTGTTCTAATGATTTCAAACCACTTATAAATAGTTCAGGGTTCATTATCAAATCACAGTCTGTAAAAACCGTAACTTTTGAATTAACGTGTTTTAAACCAACATTAAATCCCCAAGAACGGTTGAATGGCATTTTTGATTTTGTAAAGATATGTTTTCCTGGAAAGTTTAAATGACCAATTTTAGAATGTGTATCTTGTTCAACTATTATTAATTCTACATTAGAAAATCCAGTTATCCACTCCAGTATTCTTTTTAGATTGTTCCATCTCTGTATATTGTGTCTGTATAAAATTATACAGCTAAAACTATATGAATTCATATATAATTTTTTTTCTTTTTATAGAAAATTTTAGTATCTTTGTTTAATATAAAGTATAATATTTATGAATATAGTTGGTTGGAGAGAATTATTTCATTTTGTGGATCTTGGATTGGTTAATGTACCTGCTAAAATCGACACAGGTGCTTACAGTAATGTCTTACATTGTGACGAGATAGAGGAATTAGAAGGTAAATTACATTTTAGAATAGGCGATAAAAACTTCGTCTATGAAAAATTCAAAACAATAAATGTTAAAAGTTCATTTGGTCATGAACAAGAACGTTATGCAATTCCCACAAGTGTTATTTTAGGAAATACTCCATATAAATTATATGTTTCACTAAACAATCGTGATAATATGCAATATCCTATGTTAATAGGAAGAAGATTTCTACAAAAGTTCAACTTTATTGTTGATGTTAATAAAGAATGTTTAAATATAAATGATTTTTTTAAAAAAGTATAATTTCTTTACTGGGACACCTAATCATATTTCCAGTGTACTCTTAGAAGTTGTTAACTTCCTTGAAGTTGATAATTATAATTATGTACTTTTCGCACCTAACAAAGAGAAAAGTTGTGGTCTTATATACGGACTACATAGTTGTATATTATTTAACAACTTTGAAGAGTTTGAAGAGTTAGTAAACGATAAGTCAAATCTATTTCGAGTTAACTTAATTGTAATTGATCTTTATCAATATAAAAGTCACCAAGTAACAAACTTCTTAAAAGTCATAGAAAAATTAGATTATAAATTCATTATAATTGCTAAAGAATATCACTACAAATCAACTGATGATGTAAATGATTTTCATGTTGAAATAAAATATAATCTTGATCCAAATATCACAACACCTACAAGTTTCAATGCCAATAGAAATTTACAATCTAAATTCATTAAAGATAATATCAATGGATGGACAACCGAATTAGACAAATTGAAAGGTGCTTACATAAGAGATAAGAAAATTGATTCATTATTTGATGATGAAAAATAAGTTATTTAGAATTTGTCTAAATAAAATAAAATACGTATATTTGTATATAATTAAACAATAATATATCTTCAATAAAATGAGAATTACTAAAAAGTTTTTACAACTAACAAGGTTTACTTACCCACACGGAACCGAGTTAGGTTTATTAAACAATCTACCAAAGGGATATCAAGAAGACGGTTTAGGAAACTACTATTTAGTTATTGGTGATAAACCAACAACTATGTTTACATGCCACTTAGATACAGCTGATAAAGCTCAGAAAAAGGTAAATCACGTATTTAATGGTAATATGATTGGTACAGATGGTACTTCTATCTTAGGTGCTGATGATAAAGCTGGTATGACTGTTATTTCCTATATGATATCAAAAGGAGTTCCAGGTCTTTACTACTTCTTTATTGGTGAAGAAGTTGGTTGTATTGGTTCAGGTAGATTAGCAAGAGAGTGGAAAAATACTGAGTTTTCAAAACATATCAACAAGTGTGTTAGTTTTGATAGACGTGGTACAACTTCAATTATTACTTATCAAATGTTTGGTAGATGTTGTTCTGAAACATTCGCTGTTGAATTAGCAAAACGAATGAATGTTACAAACAACTCGATGAATATGAGACCAGATAGTACTGGTATCTTAACAGACTCGGCTAAGTTTATGGACTTAATTCCAGAGTGTACTAATATTTCTGTTGGTTATTATGATGAACATACCACAAGAGAACGTCAAGATATTGAATACTTAAAAAGATTATGTAAAACAGTTTGTGAAATTGACTGGGAGACTTTACCAATTGAAAGAGATCAAAACAACTACGATGATGGTTGGAATGATGATGATGGTTGGGGCTTTTGGGGAGGCGGAGGCGTTGGATATGGAGGTGGATCTTCATATTCTTCTCATAAGTCCAAAAAATATGTTTCTTCTAATCCTAATTGGAGTACTGATTTTTTTACTCACGTTTATTTAAACGGTTCTGAAAAGAAAGTTTATTTACACAAAAAACAAATTGAGTTAGAAAAGAAAATGATTCATAGTTGGTTATCAAATCAAATTGACTCATTTGATTTTGTAGAGATTATTTGGAATGGTCACTCACTTTACTCTGAGTCAGCATCAGGTAGAATTGAGTATGTTGGTAGTAGAAGTGATTTAATTGAACACTTACCAGAACTAAAAACAGTTCCTATGGAAGCAATATCTGAAACTATTCAGTTAGTAGAAGAAGATGATTATGGATTTGATTTTGAAGATATGTATTAATAAAAAAACCTCAGTTAAACTGAGGTTTTTTTTATCCTAGAATGATACCAGGTGATTTGTATCCTGCTTGAGAAACGATCTCTAACATTTGAGTAGATGTTAATTCCTTTGAATTCCAACCTCTTTTTCTTGAGTATTCATTGATGAATTTTTCTCTTAAAAGATTCATTTCTTCTACTGGAATAGTTTCATTCTTAATCATTTTAAGGTTTTTATCTTCCATATTTTTTAATTATTTTTGATTATATATTAAAATTATATTTGTATATTTATAAATTATGAGTTTAACTATTTGGGATGAAGTAAATACTCCTGCTGGTAAGGGTATATTAACTTCTGTTACAACACCAGGAAATGGTCTTTATATCGATTATGATAGTGCCAGATGTTCTGTTTATTATCAAAAAAGAGTTGAATACCAAGGAGGTCTTTGGATATCAAGAGAATGGAATTATAAAGAAATATTAGATTTAAATAAAGACCTAATAAGAGATAATAAATTAAATAAAATTTTATGATAACAATTACAATAAGCTTATTCCAATTACTTGGAGTCTTGGCTATTTTTTCATATAACTTTTATATGATTAAAAAAGGTAAATCAATTTTATATGATTTATCTACTGGTGTTAAATGCTATAACTGTAAATCCGAAACTGGACATCAAAGGAATACAATAGAAGATATTTCAAACACAAATAACTTCAAATTATGTAAAAGTTGTGAGAGAGACCAGAAATTAGATAACCTCGTAAATAAATTTAAATTTGATAAGATTAAGTTTAAGAAATTTGCTTTGAGTGATAAATTCAATAAAAAATTAATTTTTTACTTTTTAGGTTATATTGCTTTTTGTATTTTAATTGACGTTTTTCTCTCTTATTTTTTCAAATTAATTTCATGACAAAGACTTTGAATTTATGTTCTTTAGTATTTTCTTTATTTACTTTATATAGAACAAAGCTTACAATGGAATAATTTATTATATTTGTAATTATGTTTGAAATAATTGGTAAAATAGAATTTGATCCTGTAAACGTGACTAAAAAACACGATAAGCAATCCTCATGGAAAAAAGTTGCTATGGTTAGATTTCAAAATAATGATGATACCTATGCTTATTATTCTTGGTTCTTAAAAAAAAGATTTAATTTAGTATTAAATAAACCAATTCGAGGAACACACTTAACAATTATCAATGATATTGTTGATGATGAATTGTATATGATGAGTAGAGAGTTATTTCATGGTAAAGAAATAAAAATACAATACGATCCATCTGATATAAGATCTAATAAAAAAGGTCACTGGTGGTTAAAAGCTTATTGTGATGATGCTCATAATATAAGAACTGTTATGGGATTAGATCCTAAGCCTTATTTTGGTCTACACATTACAATTGGTTTGGCAACACACTTACAATTAGAACACTCTAAATATATTACTGATCAATGTATAAGGTTTGATTTATAATTTTAATATATACTAAATGAAGTATATAAAAAAGTATAAATTATTTGAAAGTGTTTCTGATTATATAGAGTATTATCTAAATGTATTAGAAACTGATGATGAGGAAATTAAATATATTTTAATAGATCTTATCGATTTAGGATATACAACATCCTATGATATAGCGTTTATGGGAGCTGATGGTAAACTAAGAGTAAATAAGAATAGTAGTGAGGTTAAACCAAGATTAATTTTAAAATTAAAGGCGCCGAGTAATATAAATGTTCAAAGAACTAAATATACAAATACAAAATTACTTAGTTCTTTAACTAATACAACTAATCACATCATTAGTACTTTTGATGATAAATGTGATATTTATTATATGTTTGGTGGTGGTAGTTGGGATATAACTTATGTATTTGAATTTCCTATTGAGAAGGATGATACTAAATTGAAATTCAATATAAATGACTTAAAAGAAATACTTATTAACTCATTTGTAAGTGATGATGATTATTCTATGGAATTATCAAACTCAGAAAATGGATTTTCTAAAATTTCATTAAATCTCAATGATCGAAAATCAAAGTCGGAAGAATTATTAAATATAATAACTAGAGAGAAGGAAAAGGATTTAGATTATGTTTCAAATGAAGAAGAGTCTATTGATATAATAAAAAAAACACTTATGAACTTTATTAAAAATCTTGAATTAAAGTATAATATAAAATTTGAATTTGAGAGTTTAAAGAATAAAAGATTAGAAGATATCAAAACTCAACAATATATCAGAAATGCTATAATCTATTATTATAAAAATGGTGATAAGATTGAGTTTATAAACTTAGGATATGAATCATCATTTAATGAATATAAAACAAGTATCAAAAGTGGATTTTTTAAAAAACGTGATATTTGGATCGGTTTGGAAGATAAAATAAAAGTTGATTTTAAATTAGCATGAAAATAAAGAAATTTAACGAAAATTTAAGTGATGATATCTTTGATGATGAAGATAACTTAAAATATATTTTAACAGAGTTTTCTGATATTGGATTTAATTACGATATCAAATACACACTTTTTTATACAAAACCAAATGGTCAACTTGACTGGTTAGGTGATATTAAAGAAAAGGATTTTTCTAAATATAGAGGTGTGAATGAACAAGTGTGTGCTTATCTAATTCAATTTGAAGAACTTTTTGAATCCGAAGTTGCTACTACTTATACTGATACGAGAGTTGGATTTTCAATACCTGATGATAGATACTTTCTTTTCCAAGAAAAAATAAAATATATTAAAGGAGTTATTGAAAGAATGGGTTACGTATTTTCTATGTCAATTAGACAAAGTGGTTATTTTGAATTTCTTATTTTAGAGAAAAAATGATTGTAATTTTTACAGATATTGATGGTGTACTAAATCCTCATTGGAAAAAGAAGTGGGATAAAAAGGCGATTGCTTGTTATAATCGTTTATGTAAAGAGTTTGATCTTAAACCAGTAATAACTTCTACCTGGAGATTAAATCATACAAAAGAAGAACTACAAAATGTTTTTACTAGTCAAGGAATTGATATAGAAATATTTGATTATACACCTCATATAGATCAACAAGACAGAGGATTAGAAATAAAAGATTGGTTATCAAAAAATAAAGTTGATAATTATGTTGTTATTGATGATAGAGTATTTGATATAGAACCACACGTTGATAATGTTATTAAATGTAGAAGTTGGATTGGTTTAACCGAAGAAGAATGTGATATAATAAGAAATATTTTAAGTCATGAGTGATGATTTTTTCAATAGTTTTAAAAAGCCAGAACCAAAACACGAACATAAAATAAAAGTGGTTCATTTTAAAAAAGAACCTTATGATATTTATATTGGTAGATTACCTAATGGTTTCAAACTTATTCAAGACCTTTTTATAGAATGGTTCTAAGACAATTTAAATTAGAACTATTATGCCAGAATATGTAGAAGTTAAGATAATGTCGGAATTTATAAATGATAAAGTTTCTGATAAAAAATTCAACAAGTTTTTTCACGTAGAAAAAGGTAATATACCAAGAGAAGATAATTTTATTACAGATTTTAAAGTAAATAGTAATTCAAATGGTAAAGAATTATTAGTTTATTTATATCATGATGTTACATGTTTTTCCTTTTCTGTCTTTATGGGAATGTCCGGAAATTGGAAGTTTGTACCAACTAATAAATGGAATGAAACAAAATTTGTTAGAATGCGTCTTGATACAACTGATGGTTGGTCTTTACTACTTTATGGTGGGTATATGGGACCTAAATATAAATTAGGTGGCTTTGGTGGTGTTAAAAGAGGTCCAGATCCTTTAAAAGAAAAGGATAAATTTAAGAAATTGGTTTTAGATAATATTGGTTGTAAAGCTTTTGATAAACAACTTGGCGAATCATTATTAAATCAAAAATACTTTAATGGAATAGGAGCTTATTTATTAGCTGAGATTATTGGTCGATTGGATTACAATCCTCGTCGTACAATAAATCAATTAAATAATAAAGAATTAGAAGATCTTTTTGATATGATTATTAGGTGTTTTGAAGAATCGTATAGTTTTGGTGGTGGTGAGATAAAAGATTGGCAAAATCCATTTGGTGAAAATCGAATAAATGAATGGCTAAAGTTTTATGGTAATAAGGAAACTTGCTATAAAGAAAAATTTGGAACTAGGAATATATGGATTCAAAAAAAATGGATAATTACTTAGGATGAACAATTCTTTTTATATATACTTAAAATAACTTTAAGAATTATGAAAAAGTATTATGTTTATACACTAAGCCACAATGATATAATTTTTTATGTAGGTAAGGGTACTAAGAATAGAATGTATGTTCATGAACAAAGAGCAATAAAAGGAATCAAATCTAATAATAATTCAGCTCTTTTTAATAAAATAAATGAAATATTAAAATTAGATCAAAAAATTGAATATACTAAAATTTTTGAAACTGATGATGAACTCGAAGCATATAGAATTGAATATGAAAAAATTGATGAAATTGGCTTAGATAATTTATGTAACCTAACAAAAGACTATTTAAAAACCTCCGTATCGGATATGGTTAAAATTGGACTTAAAAAATCAGAAAAATGGAAGGAAGCTATTGAAAATAAAAAAAGTGATGAGACTAGAGAATATTATAGAATTATAAATACTGGTGAGAAAAATCCTAGATATGGTAAAAAAAATACCAATGGACATATGGAATGTATAAAAAAATCCTTAATAGGTGTTCCAAAATCATTAGAACATAGAGATAAAATATCAAAGGCATTAACTGGTATAAAAAGAAGTGATGAATATAAAAATAAATTATCTGAGTCACTTAGAAATTCTGAAAAATTAAAAGAAGTCACACAATCCATTGAATTTAGAAATAAACATAAATACAACACAACTAAAAGACATGAAGAGTTAATAACTTACTATTTTGAATACAATGGTAATATTATAATACATAAAGGTGGTTTAAAAAATATGGCAGATAAATATGAAATAACCTTTTATAATCTAAAAAGATTAAGATACGGAATAATTACAGAGTATAAAGGATGGAAGTTCATATCAATGGATAATAAATCCACCATTAAAAACAATGAAGTTTAATTAGAAACTTTTGTCATTATAATAAATAAAATAGTATGTTTGATAAAGATATAAACCTAATTATAGGAAGTAATTCCTTAGGGAAAACTTTTCTACTAAGAGATATAGTTGGATGTTTATATAACAGTAATATAATTTTCTTAGAAATTGATGGTACTAATTCACGATTCAAAGTAGAAAAATTAAAACATCTTTTCCTAAAAGTTTCCAATATAAAATCCAATTTACAATCAGATTTAATGATTATGGATATGATTGATGAAATGGTAATTAAGAATAAAATAGATTATATTATAGTTGATGATATTGATTTTTTCAGTAGTGAAATATCTAAGAGAATATTGAATATAAAAACAAAAAAGATACTTACCGTTACTAATCTTACTTTCAATAATGGTGGTTTCCCTAAAGAGAAAATTAAATTATTTTCAATACACCGACTGCCTGGATTAAATCAAACTTTTGTATCAGTGGATGGTAATGTATATGAGATATCAAACTTTATTAAAACTATAAATAGAGATGAAAAAATAAATAAATTATTAGATGAAAAGTAATATAAACGATGGATTGGATCCTAATAATCCAGCACATGAAATAATTATCAGAATTAATAACAGAAATGAGGAGTTATATGGTAAATACCACGGTGATTGTGGTTTATTTGAACAATTTTGTTATTGTAAAAAAGAAAAGTTAGGTAATGAACAAAGCAGATAAATATTATATTGAAAATCTTAATAAGATATTAAGTGAAGGTTCTTGGGATGAAAATCCAAGACCAGTTTGGTCAGATGGTAAACCAGCTCATACAAAATTCATTACTGGAGTATTTGAAGAATATGACCTTTCTAAAGGTGAGTTTCCAATTACCACATTAAGAAATACTGCAATCAAAACTGGAATTAGAGAAGTTCTTTGGATTTATCAAAAACAAACTAGTTCATTAGAGATTGCTCGTGAATTAGGAGTTAATTGGTGGGAAGAATGGAATATTGGTGATGAAACAATTGGTCAACGATATGGCGCTACTATCAATAGATATGATTTGATGAATCAACTTTTATATGGTTTAAAAAATGACCCTTTTGGTAGAAGACACATTATTAATATGTTTCAATATTCTGATTTGAAAGAAACTAAAGGATTACATCCTTGTGCTTATGAAACACTTTGGTCTGTAAGAAAAGTAGATGGTGAATATTATTTAGATATGACTTTAACTCAAAGATCAAATGACTATGTAATGGCTGGATACATAAATAAGATACAATATGTTGCTCTTCAGATGATGGTTGCTAGTCATTGTGGGTATAAAGTTGGTAAGTTCTGTCATTTAGTTCAAAATTTACACGTTTATGATAGACACATGGATTCTGTAAAAGAGATTTTAGAAAGAAAACCTTTAGATATAAATCCAAAAATTTCATTAGTTCAAAAAGATAATTTTTATGATTATACAGTTGATGACTTTATCATAGAAGGAATTGAGGGAATTCAAAAGTTAAGTCAGAAATTAGAAATAGCTGTTTAAACTTATTATATTATATCCTATATAAATAAAAAATATTTTTCTAAAATGTCAGAAAATAAAGAATATACAATGAACGAGCTTAATGATGGTAAAACATTATATGAGTTTATACAAGAACAACTAGCAGATGTAGATACAGATGAATTATCAGACGATGTCAGTGATGAAGTTCAAATTGAAATATCTCCTGAAAAAATATATTTTTGGACTAGAGTTTATTTAAAAGATGAAAATCCTAATATAGAAATTGGTGATTATGTTACTCTAACATATACTACCTCCGGTGAAAAATTAAAAACGCAATTCTTCGCTTATGGTAAAACAGGTCTTGAAAGAAATCACGATGATGAATTAATTAATTACAATTCAGAAGATGATAAAAAAGTTTTATGTTTAATGGTTGAAGAAAAAGTTGTTAATGAAAGTGAAGACATTCCATTTATCAGAACACTCTTTAAATTAGGAAGACATTACGAATATCAATTAGTAAAGAGAGATGAATTGCAATTTGTTGTAGAGAAAAATGGTATAATTTTAGACTATTTTGATTGCGATTTTTAATTTTCTTTTTTTTTTCATAGTTTAATTTCCCACACCAAAAGTGTGGGTTTTTTATTTTAAAAAATTTAAACCATGTTGTAAATCATGAATATAACACATGTAAAAAATAATTTAATAAAATGCTTATTGAAACACAATATTTGACAAATACGAAGAAATTAGTTTGTAGTTATGTAGATAAAACCGGTGATATAAAACTTAAATATTATGACTGGGATAATCCAGTTAAATACGTTACTTGTGAGGAGAATGATCCTCAAAAACATCCAACTTATAAATCTTGGGATGGTAAATCAGTAAAATTGGTTCAAGTTGAGAGACCTGATAGATACGCAATCTATGAGTATTTAGACGCACTTCCAAAAGAAGAACAAGATGAGTTGTTTGAGTTTAACCTACCAAAGATTTACTTTATAGATATTGAAACTGAAATTATTGATGGTTTTCCTGAAGCTGCTGATATTAAAGATCAGCAAGGTAATGTTATACAAGAAGGAGCAGCTACTCAAGTTCTTTCAATATCAATTGTTTATGACGATAAAATTATCTTATTAGGTTTAAAGGATATGCCTGAAGATATGCAAGAACGTATAAGAACTAACACAAATAAATACTTTAAGAAATTTAATTCAGATTATAAGTTTAAGTATGTTAAGTATGATGATGAGTTTGATATGTTATATGCTTTCTTTCATAAAATGGTTCCTAAAATGCCACTTTTAACTGGATGGAACTTCTTGAACTATGACTGGTTGTATTTAGTAAACCGTTCTAGAAAAATATCCAAATGGATGAATGGTAAAGAATATAGAATCAATCCAAATGAATCATCGCCTTTAAAAAGATTGAATAAAATGTGGGGAACTGATTTTGAGGTACCAGCACATAGAATGATCTTTGATTACATGCAATTATATGAAATTTGTGATACTTCAATCAAGGTAAAAGAGTCATCATCATTAGACTTTGTTTCTCAGAAATTAGTTGGTGTTGATAAAATTAAATATACAGGATCATTACAAAAACTTTATGAGGATGATTTTGAAACTTTTATGTATTATAACGCTGTCGATAGTGTCTTAGTACAAAAAATTCACGAAGCAAGAAACTATATCTCTATTGTTTATGCGATCTCTTCATTATCGAGAATTAGAATTGTTGATGTTGTTTCTCAAATGAATAATGCTTTAGCTTCTTTAGCAATCACAGAAGGAGTTTTAAGAAATCGATTTAGAGAAATGGATAATATAGTTCTTTTCAAAGACGAAAAGGGAGATGGTGAATCAACTATTGCAGGTGGATGGGTTAAAGATCCAGTAGTCGGAATGAACAGATGGTGTGTTACTTATGATTTCAGCTCACTTTATCCCACAACACAACGTCAGTTTTACATAGCCCCTGAAAACTTCGTTGGTGTTCAATCAAGTAGAGATAAAACTATGTGTGAAAATGGTAGAGAAATTGATTTAAATAATCATGTGTTATGTGTAAATGGTGTAGTTTTCGAGAAAAGGTTATCACCCACACTCAAGATGTTGGAAGATATATATGCCGATAGAAAATATAATAAAAATATCATGATGAGCAAAAAGGAAGAGCTTAAAAAAGTACTTGATATGATCAAAGAATTGGAAAATGATATTTAATATATAATTAATGGCTATTAAAATAGATAAAGATGAAATTTATAAAAGACTTAAATTAAAACACCCAGAATATACATTTGATATGAGTGATTATTTAAACACACATTCAAAAATAAAAACGATCTGTGATAAAGGTCATGAATCTATACAAACTGTTAAGAATTTATTAAAAGGACATGGATGTAATACTTGTGGTAATAATAGATCTTCAGAAAAACAAAAGTCGAATTTTGATGATGTTCTAAAAAAGTTTAGAAGTAAACATGGTGATAAATACGACTATTCTGATTTTGTTTATAAAAAAAATAGAATAAATTCCACTATAAACTGCCCTGAGCACGGACCTTTTCAACAATCAGCTTGGTCACATATGAATGGAAATGGGTGTGCATCTTGTTCAAATAATAAAAAATTAGATACTGAAAATTTTATAAAAAGAGCAAAGAGTGTACACACTATTAATTATGATTATTCAAACGTAGAATATGTTAACATGAAAACACCGGTTACTATAATATGTCCAAAACATGGACCTTTCACTCAAGTACCAGCTACTCATGTTATATCAGGATCCGGATGTCCTGTGTGCTCACAATCATATGGAGAGAGATTAATTGAACTTTTCTTAAATAAAAATAAAATAAGTTATGTGAGACAGAAGAAGTTCAAAGAGTGTTCTTATAAACAATTACTACCTTTTGACTTTTTCTTACCTGAATATAACACTTGTATAGAATTTAATGGAATACAGCATTATCAACCAGTTGAGTTATTTGGTGGCGAACCTAATTACAAACTTACTATATTAAGAGATAGTATAAAACAAAAGTTTTGTGATGATAATAGTATTAAACTGATTATAATTAAACAAGATAGAAAACATATAGATAAAAAGGATGTTAATCTACAAATAGAGAATATAATAAATATATTGAATATCAAGGAATCATTTAAGATTTTTAAAATTCAAAGATTATAAACTATAAAATGAAACCACTCAATCGAGTGGTTTTATACTTTTACGTATTTTATATCAAAATGAGGTAATTTTTCAGTAATTACTTTTCTAGCTTTTTTGATATACTTTGAATTATCATCATAAAAAATAGCTTTTTTAAATCCAGTTTCTTCAATTAATTGAACTATTTTATGACCTTTCCATTCACCTGCATTTCTATGATTTAAACTTGGGTACATATGTAAACCATATTTTGGTTTACTAAATCCTAAATCTTTAAGAGATTTTAAAATTTTATCTCTGATTATTTCTGGTCTAGCTGTTACAATACATTTATTTTCAACAGAATCATAAAGATCTTTTAAACTTTTAACCTCTTTTGGTAAACTATCATCTGATAGTGAAAACTCATTTGGTGGTAATAGATAAACTCTTAAACCTTTTCTTACCCAATACTTTGAATTCGATGGTATTTCTAATTGATTATTAGGATCTTCAAAATAAATTCTCCCATCTAAATATTTTAATAAATTTTTATCTACATCGATTTCATTTATACACTTATTGACTAACTCTTCAACACTAACATCTTCCTTTAAGTAGGGAATTGCTAACTCCTCAAATTCAGGAGTTTCAACTAATGTATCGTCAAAATCAAAAATATATAAAATATCTTGATTGACGATACCTTTGAATTCAAAAAACTTTTTAATCTTCATAAAAAAATATCTCATTTAGAAGTGATTTTATACCATCTCCAAAATGTTCAATACACATAGTATATATTTCTTCTGAAAATTCATATCCTTCAATAATTAAAGAATTGACATATTCTTTTACATCTTCTGATGTTGTGTATATGTTAAAATCATCATAATCTAGTAAATACATAAGGGAAAAAAGTTTATTTTTCTTATATATTTACTAAAAAATATAAAAAACCTCTTTTTTTAAACATTTTTTATAAGATTTACGAATTCTTTGAAACTTTTAATACTTTCATTTAAAATTTCATCTAAAATAGAATTTAACTTAGAGTAATCCTTGTATGATATTCTAAATAATTTTATATTGTTATTTTTACAATAATCATTTTTACTTATATCTCTCAATTTCTGATTGTTAAACTCCGCATCACCTCCAAATCTCACTCTTGGTTCAAAATGTTGAATACCATCATATTCAATACATATATTTTTTAATGGTAAAAAGAAATCCATCTTTAATTTAGTTCCAGGTATTATTCTTTGTTCTTCAAATTTTATATTTTTAGATATAAGAAAATTTCTTATAAATTTCTCACCCTTTGATATTATATTTCTATAACAAACAGGACATCCTTGTCCAGATAAATGTTTATCAGGTCTTTGTTTAAATTCACCATGATCAGGACATATTATAATAGATGCTTCTCTATTATTTATATACTCAAATTTTGAATAATCATATTTATTTTGGTGTATTATATTAGATCTTTCTGTAAATATATCTCTTGTTAATTTATTTTTACCACACAAATTACATCCTTGATTTTGTCTTAAATGATTATTTAATCTTTTAGAGAAAAAGCCATGTACCGGACATATTATATCACTTATAACAGCAGTTTGCCCTGTTCCATTTATTTTGCATTTAGAATAATCATAATCATACATTTTTTCCAATCTATCAATAATTGTTTTATCATCTAACTTGTTTAATTTTTTAACTCCCGTTAATTTCTCCGCAATTTTCAATTGTGAACACTTTTTACAACCATTTCCATTCATATGTGATTTAGGTATTTGTTCAAAATAACCATGTATCGGGCATTTAATTTTAACAGGTGTGTATTGATTTATATAATTAACATTATCATAATTAAATTTATCACCATGTTTATCTTTTGATCTATCTATAAACTCTTCATATGTTATCTTTTTTGGCATAAACTTTAATAAAACTTTATCATATATATTAAAAAAAAGTATGTCACTTAAAAAAGATTTAGCAAAATTTAAACCAAGAAAAGAACAGAAGGAAGCATTGGAATTTATAGATTCGGAATATAATAAAAATAAACTAAACAAGTTCTATCTACTTAATCTACCAGTTGGTACGGGTAAATCTTACTTAGCCTTAATGATTGCAGACTGGTATAAAAAGAATGTAAGTAAATTCGCAAGAGTTGATGTTATCACTAACAGTAAAATTCTACAAGACCAATACTCAGAAACTTACGAATCAATTTCTGATTTAAAGGGTAAAGAGAATTATGAATGTGAATCTTATTCTTGTTCTTGTGCTCAAGGTGGTGAGTTTAATAGACTTAATAAAACAACTTGTGAATCTTGTCCATATACAAACGCTAGAGAGAACTATATTAGTGGTGGAATCTCTTTAACAAACTTTTATCTTTATATTCTTTATGCGATTTATAATCAAAAGTTAATGGAATCAAGAGGAGCTAGAGTTTTAATTGTTGATGAGTGTCATGAATTTGATGATGTTATGTCTGACTTTATCTCCATTAAGATAACTGAGACAATAGTTAAGAGGTTTAAATTTTCAAATGAATATGAGATTTTGAAAAAGTTAAAAGCTGTGAATACTATTCAATCATATGTTGATTTTCTTTCATATTTTAATGGTGAAATTTTAGATACCGTTGAGGGAATGGAGAAAGGAATGGTTAATACAAAAAGAGATGTTAAATCTGATAAAAGAGATTTGAAAATCTCAAAAGTTTTAAATAGTAAAAATAGTGACGTTAAGTTAATGAACTTAGTTACAGATTTAAAACAATACCAATTAAAAATAGAAGTATTCTTAAAAGAATATAAGGAAAATCCAAATAACTGGGTATTGGAATCTAATTGGAATGAAAAAGCTAGACAAAAAGAATTATCCTTAGAACCAATTTGGTCTTTTGATTACTTAGATAAGTATGTTTTTGCTCACTATGATATGGTTTTTCTTATGTCTGGAACTATTTTAGATAAGAACTTATTTTGTAATCTAAACGGATTAGATGTTAGTAAAGCTGTTTACTATTCAATTGGATCTCCTTTTCCATTAAAGAATAGACCTATTTTTTATATGCCATTGGGTAAGATGTCATTTAAAACAAAAGAAGAAACTTTTAAAAGATATATTCCTTATATACAGAAATTATTAGATAAATATAAAGGTAAAAAAGGAGTTATACACACAAATTCTTTTGAACTGGCTAAATGGATTGAAGATTCAATTAAAGATCCAAGACTTATTTTCCACGATTCATCTAATAAAGATGAGGTTTTGAAAATGCACTTTGAAAGTACAGAACCAACTGTTATTGTTAGTCCTTCAATGGATACAGGCGTTAGTTTTGATAATGATAAAGCCCGTTTTCAAATTATTGCTAAAATTCCTTATCCTTCTTTAGCATCTCAGAAAAACAAAATGAGACAAGTCAATAATCCGGATTGGTATAGTTGGAAGACCTGTGCTGGGTTAGTACAAATGACTGGTAGACCAGTTAGATCTATAACTGATTATGCTGATACTATTGTATTAGATGGTGGATTTGGTGATGTTATAAAACACTCTTCTCATTTTTTACCAGATTGGATTCAAGAGGCAATCAAAAGAGTAAATGTTAAAATAGACGCATAAAAAAACTCACCAATTTGGTGAGTTTTTTGTTTATAATTCGATGATACGTCAAATTATTTCTTTTTATTTTTAGCTTCTTTAGCTGCTTTTTTCATTGGCTCTTTTTTATCACCATCTTTATCTAAATCTAAGAAATCTGGTTTAGCACCTTTTTTACCACCTTTTTTCTCATCTTTATCCTCTTTTTTACCTTCTTTCTCAGCTTTCTTTTTATCTAAATAAGCTTTGAAACCAGCATTCATTTTTTCATTGAAACCTTTGAAAGACTCAACATAAGTATCTTCTTCAAAATTTTCATCCTCATCTTCGTCTTCATCAGAACCAAAATCTTCGTGAGAATACTCATCTTCTTCGTGAGAAAAATCTTCTTCGTCTTCATGACCAAAATCTTCGTGAGAATACTCATCCTCTTCATCGTTACACGGTTCACATTCTTCTTCATCAGAACCAAAATTATCAAATGATGAAATTCTTGATCCACCTAATGATGAATCTTCTTCATCACCCCAATTTTCTTCATCATGATTAAATTCATCACCTTCTTCTTCGTCATGACCATAGAAATCATCTTCGTGACCGAAATCACCTTCTTCTTCATCATGACCATAGAAATCATCTTCTCTTTCAATTTCAGATTCAGGGTTGAAAAATTCATTAATTTTCTTTATAAATCTCATTTTATACGTTTTATTTTTAATTATATATTATTTTTTAAAAACCGTTTTTTTACTTTTTATATATACATTATGAAAGTTTTTAATTATTCAGAATTCTTGTTAGAAGAAGCAGGTGAAAGACTTAAAGGTCTATTTAAGTTATCCAGAGAAGTTAAACATAAATTAAATATAATTATCAATAATTTTGATGATTCAGTGGGTAAAGCTTTGTTAGAATTAGATAGAAGTGAACAAGAAATGACTTATATAAATCTACATAGTGAAGATAAAATACTTTATGTTCCAATGGATAAAGTCAAATCTTTTTTTGATAATCCAAGTGTTAATAGATTTGTTAAAAAACAAAATCTAAATGATTTAATTAGAATTTACGAATTTAAACCAGATCCAGGAAAACTATATAATTATTATTTTGATACAAAGTTATCATTTACTGAGATTTATGTTGGTAGATTTGTTAAAAAATTATTAGGTGATACATTTAGTGATAAAGATATATCACTATTTGTGGAAAGATGGGTATCAACAAATACAAGTGGAACTTTTCAAATATGGGGAACTGATAAAGTATTAGATGCTTATTGTACAGGTAATTATGAAGAATACTTGGGATCAACTTTAGACCATTCTTGTATGAATGATGATCATTCTGTTAATTTTTATAGAGCTTGTCCAGGAGTTAAAATATTGGTACTACTTGATGATCAAGAATCTATAAAGGGTAGAGCTCTTCTTTGGGAAACAACTTCTGGTAAAAAATTAATGGATAGAGTTTATTATAATACAGAGGCTGATTATCAAAAGTTTATGAAGTGGGCTATAGATAATGACTATTATACAAGAAGCAAGACTAGTAATTCAATTGACGCTTTTCATTGGAAAGGAAGTCCGTTAGTAGTTACACTAAAAGAAAAAGTAGTTTTTCCTAATATAGATGAATATAGAAATGAAGATTTTCCATATTTAGATACATTTTGTTATTCACAAGGTGGTTTTGGTATGAATTATGAACCATCTGAACCTGGTAAATATTATAAACTTCAAGAAACGGATGGAACGGTTGAAGAGTTTTTTAATATTGATCCAAGTCAAAGAGATATGACACAAGATGATAATTGGTAATCTAAAATTAATATATAATATATGAAAATTAAAAGATATAACGATATTGTAGTTGACTCAATGGTTGAACATTTTATACAATCACTTGAAATGGTAACAGAATCAGATGAAACTGAAAATGAAGATTATAAAAGTGTACTAAGAAAAATAGTAAGTGATTTAAATCTTAATTTTAGATTAATTGGGACATTTGGATTTGGAATTGGTGCTTTTATGCCAATTATACTTAATATAATGAAAAATGCAAGTTTATCACAAGTTGAAATAACAAAAGAAACAGTAGTTTTATTAGCATTAACATCACTTTCAATTATTTATTTAGAAGAAAAGAAAACTAAATCACCTAAAGAAGAGGTTGAAATGACAAAGGATTCGAAATCTATGCTTGAGGAATTGAGAATGAGAGGTATTGGTGATGGAATTGTTAAAAAAGTTATTAAATGTTTGAAATCAGTAACAGGTGTTTTTAAAATATTTGGTAAACACGTTGGTGCTGTTATTGGTGGTATTATAGATATGTTTGCTTATGGTGCTATGTTAGCTCCTATTTGTGTTTCATTAGCTGATATAATCAATAAATATAAACTTAACTTAGACACAATGCCTGAAAACTTTCTAATGTTAGCTAGTGGTGTTGCGACTATTGTTGCTAAACACACAATAGCTCATGTTATTAAAAAATTAAAAAGTAAATTAAAACTTCCAAAGAAAATTGAAGATAAAATAGAAGATGAAGTGGAAGAAATGGAAGAACCGACTATACAAAAGACACTAGGAAATAGTCGTTTAGGATCTGAAATAATAAATGATAATAAAAATAAGTAAAAATGAAAATCCTTAATATAAGGATTTTTTTTATTTAAACAAAGATTAGTTTATTTATATAATTCATGATTAAAAAATAATTATTATAAATGACTACTCCACAATTAGAGAAAGTATATTTTAATTACATTTTAAAGAACAAGAAATATTTTGAGATAGTAAAGGCTTATTTTTTTAGAAATTCGGAAATTCAATTTGTTTACGGCGTAATTAGAGAATATATGTTGAAAGGTTCGGATGTTGAAATCCCAACTCCGAGACAAATTTTAGACATGGTTAACCTTCAAGATAAAGAAGGTATGATAACCAAAGAGATTTTAAAATCAATTCTTCAAGTTAATCTTGATGAATATGATGAGAAAAACTTTATAGAACCAAACTTTAATGGTTGGGTTTTAGCAAATCGATTAAAAACTGGTACAGTAGATATCATCGATGAAACTAGAAATCTAGATTCAATATCTGACTTTGATAAAGCAGTCGAAGCTGCTAATAGAATTAAAGGTATTGTTGATGAGATGTCATCAACTAGATTTGTACAAGATGATGATATGGGTTCAGATTTTGATGAGGCTGAAAATCACGTACAAGATTCCTCAAAATTTAAAGTTAAATGTGGATTCGAAACCATTGACCATATGCTAGGTGGTGGATGGGATATTTCTACATTAAATGTAATAATGGCTGAAACTAACAACGGAAAATGTTGTTCTTTTGATACGGTGATAAAAGTTAGAGATAAGAATAATGGTAATGTTTCAAATGTTGATTTTGGAACATTCTTTGCCAAAGTTAGTCAGTGGGGTGTTGATATTTAATATATAAAAATAAAATATTAAGTATGAATGCAGATGCTAAAAAAAGATATAAGGATATAGAATTTCCTTACACTTGTCCTATTAGTAATAGAATATTTGAGAGTTCACAGGGTTTATCTTGTTATGTTACAAAAACATTGAAAATGAATCATGAAGAGTATTATGATACTTATATAAATCACAGAGACAATTCTTGTTTCTTTTGTGGTAGTAAAGGTAAGTTTATTTCTATATCAAAGGGATATAGAAATTTATGTGAGAGTCAAGAGTGTGTTAAAAAATCATTTAACTCTCATAGTGTAGAGGGATTCATGTATAGAAATATGCTTTCTAGAGAAGAAGCTGAAGTTCAATTTAAAATAGAAAATGAAAGGCAGTTGAAAGAAAGGATTGAATCACAAAATAAATTAAGAAAAATAGATAAAAATTGGGACAAAAAAAGAAGTAGAAACTGTAAGTATTTTTGGATTGAGAAGGGATATTCTGAAAAGAATGCTATTTTAAAAGCAAAAGAGGTTATGGATGAAATTCATTTAAAAACCTCTATTAAATTAAAATCAAATCCTGAAAAATATGCACATAAATATCCAACGAAAAAGGAGTACTATTTAAAAAGAGGTTTTAGTGAAGAGGAGGCTATTGAAAAGATATCTGAAATACAAAATAGATTTTCGTTACAAAAATGTATTGAAAAATATGGCAAAGAAGATGGTAAAATAGTTTTTGAAGAGAGACAGAGGAAATGGATCGAAACAATAGATTCAAAAACAGAAGAGGAGAAAATAGAAATTAATAGAAAAAAATTATTTAATAATGGTGGATATTCTAAAATTTCACAAAATCTTTTCTGGAGTATTTATGAGAACTTTAAAAATAACAAAATTAATTTTGAAGAGTTAAACTCAGAAACCATTAGATATGATAAAATAAATAAAAGACATTATAGATTTGATTATGTTGATCATAGTAAAAAGAAATGTATTGAATTTAATGGTGATTATTGGCACTGTAACCCTGATAAGTATAATGAGAGCTTTATACATCCTATATTGAAAGTAACATCAAAAGAAATTTGGAAAAAAGATATTGATAAAATCAATTGGTTTAGAAAAAGGGGTTATGAAGTTTTTATTGTTTGGGAATCTGAATATAGAAAAAACCCGAAACAAACCGTAGAAAAATGTATAAAATTTATTAATGAATAATTTAGATAATTTTGAAGTAATAGAAGCAGATAGTCTATTAGAAGGTAAGTATGATAGACCGCTTTATGATAAATTCATCGAAGCATATGAGGTGGATAATTTTGAGGTATTGACCCCAAATGGATGGGTTAATATAGAGGGTATTGGTAAAACAATAAAATTTGAAGAATTTGAAATTATTACCTCCGGTGGTAAAAATTTAATATGCGCTGACAAACATCTATTATATAGATGTGATAATATGGACTTTTCATCAAAAAAATGTGATTTGACAGAGATATATTGTGAGAAATTAGAATTGGGTAATTTTATAATGACAAAAGATGGACCGGAGCAAATTATGAATATATCAAAAACCGGAAAAAATTCACATATGTATGATTTACAACTATCAGAGGGTTCTAATAAACAGTATTATATAAATGATATTCTTAGTCACAATTCTCTTTGGATGCAAAATTTTGCCGTTAAATCAGCAAATATGGGACACAATGTTCTTTATATCACTCTTGAAATGAGTGAGCGTAAAGTTATGAAGAGATTAGGTGCTATGAGGTTAAAAATTCCTATTAATGATTATGATAATCAATCTAAGGATGTTGAATTGATTAAATCTAAGATAGATGCTCTCAAACGAATAGAAGGTGGTGTTGATTTATTTGAAAATAAAGTTGGTAAAATTATAACTAAATTCTGGGCAGCCGGAACAGCAACTGTTAATGACTTTGATAATTATATTCAAAGATTAAAAGAAAAGAGAGGTATAAAAATCGACCTAATTATAGTTGATTATATTACATTGATTGCTGCTAATAAAGGATCTAATGCTGATAATCTTTATACTAAGGGTAAACACTTAGCAGAGGGATTAAGAGCAATGGGAGCAAAATATATGTGTCCTGTTATAACTGGTGTGCAGGTTGCTAAAGATGCTTGGAACTCATCCGATATTACATTAGAAGCCGTACCTGAGTCAAAAGCAATAGCAGAGACTGCTGACACCTTCTTTGCTATCATCCGTACAGAAGAAATGAAAAGACAAAACTTATATAGATTTAAACTACTTAAACAAAGAGATGGTGATTTCTTAAAATCACAGATTAGATTGAGTTTAAATCCAGTTTATTTAACACTAGAAAACGATCAGTTTTTAGATCAATAAGAAACAAAGATAATAAAAAATTATATAAAACAATACAAAAAATAAAAAAAATCTATGGCTAAAAAAGTTAGAGATGATGAAGAAGATTTCGATGATGAATTAGATAATGAAGTCGGTGATGAAATTATTGATGATTTAGACGATGAAGAAGATTTTGATGATGAATCAAAATCAGATTCTGATCTGAATTTAGACGATGATGACAATTTAGATATTTTGATTGAAATTGACGATGATGATTTAAATTTGATGGATGATGAGAAAAAAAGTTCAGAGGATGAAGATGATATAGTTCTTTCTAAACATAAAATCGAAGGTAAACATTCATTAAAATATGATTCTATTTTTAAGGGTAAAAAAGAAGATCCTTTAAGTGAAGATGATATGGATGGATTTGCTTTTTATCATAAAGAAAGCATCGAAGTTGATAAATCATCAAACTACTATTTTGAATCTATTGATAATGAAAATTATATTAGAACAAAATTGGTTAAAGAAAGAGTTTATGCCGTTTTAACGGAACATACATCTCTTAATTTCATGAATAATCGAAGAAAACCTTCAAGATCAGATTTTAATCAATATTATACCTTATTGAAAAGAAATTTAGAAAGTGAAAGTTTTACTAATATAGAATTGTTTAATGAGTTAGCAGTTTATTTTTCAGATAATCTATTTAATATGTTTAAATTATTAGATAATAAATGGCGTAATTTGATAATAAAAGAATTACAAGAACATATTGGTAAAAACGCAAATTCTAAACAAGTTATGAATAGAAATATTTATGTTGGAACCGAAATAGAATTCATGTGGCATGATGAGTTTGGTGATGATAAATTAATTACTGGAGTTGTTTTAGAAACTAACTACGATGATTCAATGTTTAGAGTTGATTCTTATGAAAATATCTATGATATTCATATCAGTATTATAACAAAAATCTTAAATAACACAAAATTTAAGTATAATTTAAATAAACTTAACAACATTGATTTTTTATAAAATGAGCTATAAAAAATCAAAAAATTTTAAAGGTTTAATATTTTAAATAAAAAAACGATGAAATATATAAAAAACAAAAATTAAAATATGAGCATGATAAAAGTCACAAAAAGAAATGGTAAGAAAGAAACCGTTAATTTCAATAAGATTGTTGATCGTATAACACAACAAACTTATGGATTAGATCAAAAGTGGATAGCACCGTTTGAGATCGCACAAAAAGTTATTGAAGGTATTACACCAGATATTAAAACTTCTGTGTTAGATCAATTGGCAATGGAAACTGCGGCTTCTCTTACAACAAAACACCCAGATTACTCAGTTTTAGCAGCAAGAATCGCTATTACTTCTTTACATAAAGAAACTAAAAAGAGCTTTTCAGAAACAGTTAAAGATTTATATAACTATGTAGATCCAATGACAGAGAAACATTCTCCAATTGTTTCTTTGGATTTTTACAACATTGTTAAAAAACACGCTGATGATTTAGATTCAGCTATTGTACACTCAAGAGATCATAACTTTGATTACTTTGGTTACAAAACTTTAGAGAAATCTTACTTATTAAAAATTAATGGTAAAGTTGCTGAAAGACCTCAGTATATGTATATGAGAACAGCACTTCAAATTTGGGGTGAAAACTTAGAAAAAGTAATTAAAACTTATAACGAATTATCAGAAGGTTATTATACTCACGCAACACCAACATTATTCAACTCTGGAACAGGTAGACCACAATTATCTTCTTGTTTCTTATTAGATACTGAATCAGATTCTATTGATGGTATTTTTAACACATTAAAAGAAGCTGCTCAAATCTCTAAAAACGCGGGTGGTATTGGTATCTCTTTTAACAAAGTAAGAGCTAAAGGAACTTATATTGCTGGTACAAACGGTACTTCAAATGGTATTATTCCTTTCTTAAAAATCTATAATGAGACAGCGAGAGCGGTAGACCAAGGTGGTGGTAAACGTAAAGGATCAATTGCTATTTATATGGAACCATGGCACGCTGATATTATGGACTTCTTAGATTTAAGAAAGAACCAAGGTAAAGATGAAATTAGAGCTCGTGACCTTTTCTTAGCAATGTGGATGAACGACTTGTTTATGGAAAGAGTTGAGTTAGATGCTGATTGGTCATTAATGTGTCCTCACGAATGTACTGGATTGAATGAAACTTATGGTGAAGAATTTAACAAACTTTATACTTCTTATGAAGCGGCTGGAAAAGCTAAAAGAGTTGTTAAAGCAAGAGAAGTTTGGAATAAAATATTAGAATCTCAAATTGAAACTGGTACACCATACTTATTATACAAAGATTCAATCAATGAGAAATCAAATCAATCAAATATTGGAATGATACACTCATCTAATCTATGTTTAGATGGAGATACTTTAGTTAAGTGTAGAGTTGAAGGTGTAGAGAAAGAATTTGATATGGTCACAATAGATCTTATGTTTAAGAATGGTAAGAAAATAGAAGTTCTTTCTAGAGACTTAGAAACAGGAATTGATGAGTGGTGTTTGGTTGAAAACTCTGGTATAACCAATCATAATGCGGAAACTATCAAAGTAACAGATGAAAGTGGGAATTACATAATCTGTACAGAGGATCATCAAGTTTGGACTCAAAATAGAGGATATGTTAGAGCTGGTGATTTAGAAGAAAATGATATTTTATTATTAAATGAAAAAGAACTTGTTTAATTATGAGGATTTTATAACAGATAACATAGATAATACATCCTTTATCTATGTTTATCTGGATCCTAGAAAATCAGGAGACTATAAATATGGTGAATATGAATTTAATCATGAACCTTTTTATGTTGGTGCTTCTAGTGGTAAAACTATACATGATCGAAAAGTTCGACATTTACAATACGCGAAAAACGATAAGGATATAACAAATAATAATTACAAAAAGAATATAATAAAGAGTATATTATCAGATAAATTAGAACCAATTATATTGAAATATATTGATGGTATGAGTATATCAGATGCCTTTTTTAAGGAAAAAGATATGATACTAATCATTGGTAATAGATATGATAAGTCAGGACCTCTAGTTAATATATCAAAAGGAGGAGATGGTGGTGATAACTTTACTAATAATCCAAGAAAAGAGGAGATAAGAGAAAAGCATAGAAGAAATGCTTTAGGATCGAATAATAATATGTATGGTCTTCCTTTAGAAGAATATCCATCACATAAAGCAAAGTTGAGAGGAGAACATTGGAATATGGGTAGAACCGCGTCAATATCAACAAGAGAAAAGCTATCCAAACAAAGAAGTGGATCTGGTAATAGTAGAGCTAAAAAAACTTTACTTTTTGATAAAGACTTCAATATAATTAGAGAATTTGATTATTGTTTTGATGTATCTAATTATATTAACTCATCAAATAGGTCGGTTTCCAAGACCGCAAGTACAAATTCAAAAGAGGAAATGTATCCATATCATACAACAAAAGGTTATTATATAATCTATAAGGATGATTGGGAAAATAAATTTAAGAATAAAGAAAATGAAATTAGAGAATATCTAAAGACATTTAAGAAAAATAAAAATCAATTTTCATAAAAAATAAAAAAAATATTATGATCAAAATCGAAAAAGTAAAAAATAGACCAGTTTATGACATTACTGTGAATAAAAATCACAACTTTTATGCTAATAATATATTAGTACATAACTGTGCTGAAATAGTTGAAGCGACAGGCGTTACTAAAACGCAAAAAGCTATTTTAGAAAATAAAGAGTTATTAGAGAAATTAGGGTTAGGTGAATTCTGGGGTCAAGAAGAAGTAAATGAAACAGCAGTTTGTAACTTAGCTTCTTTAGCACTTCCTAAGTTTATCAATAAGAATAAAACTTATAATTTTAATAAACTTTATGATATTGCTTATGATGCGATTGTTAACTTAAATAATGTTATTGATGTTAACTTTTATCCATCACCATCAGCTAAATTTTCTAACTTATGTCATAGACCAGTTGGTTTAGGTGTTCAAGGATTAGCAGATGTTTTCTTTCAATTAGGATTACCATATGAATCTGAAGAGGCTAAACAATTAAATAAAGATATTTTTGAAACTATCTATTACGCTTCAATTAAAGCTTCTTGTGATTTAGCTAAAGTACAAGGCACTTACGCAACTTATGAAGGTTCACCTATTTCACAAGGTAAATTCCAATTTGATTTATGGGGAACTAAACCTAGTAAAAGATGGGATTGGGATAAATTAAGAGAAGAAGTTAAGAAGTATGGTGTTAGAAACTCTTTAACAACTTGTATCATGCCAACAGCATCAACAGCTTCTATCTTAGGTAATGAAGCATCTTGTGAAGCTCAAACTTCAAATATGTACACAAGAAGTGTTCTTTCAGGAACTTTCATTATGGTAAATAAATATTTAGTTAAAGAATTAGTTAAGTTAGGATTATGGAATGAAAATTTAAGAAAGAAAATTATTGCTGAGAATGGTTCGGTTCAAAATGTACCTGAAGTACCAACTAACTTGAAAGAAATCTTTAAAACTGTTTATGAGATTAAACAAAGAGATGTTATCGAGATGGCTGCTGATAGAGGAGCGTTTATTGACCAAACTCAATCAATGAATATTTTTATGGATTCTCCAAACTTTGCTAAGTTGACAGCGATGCACTTCTATGGATGGGGTAGAAGAAACTTAATGACCAATGAAAATGGTGAAGTTATTATCCCACAAGGAGAAAATATTCAAGTTATTTACGATTCAGAAGGTAAAGCAAGATGTTATAAAGATAAGAGATACACATTAAAAACTGGTATTTATTATTTAAGAAATAAATCAGCGGCAGACGCAGTTAAATTCACTGTACAACAAGATACGGCTAAGAAAACTGTTGAAGAACAAATGGCTGAAATCTCGTGTAGCTTAGATTCAGATCCTGGTGAATGCATGGCATGCGGCTCGTGATATATAACTGATTATCAAATACTTATAAATGGTGAGAGTTTACTTTCGCCATTTTTTTTTCTATAAAAATAAATCTCTTTTAACGTCTCTATTTATTTTACTACAAAGTGGTTGTAAGTTGGTATAGTGATTTAATCTAATAACATCCTCTTCTGTTTCAGATGATGGTATTCATTACTTCTTTAGCTTTCATATTTTATATATTAAATTTGATTTGTACATTTTTGTACATTTTCTGTATAAAATCCACACTTTTTCGATTGTAATTTTAATTACACATATATAATCATATTAAAAAAATTAAAACTTTTTTTGGTAATTAAAATAAAAGATGTATATTTGTAAAAGATTTCTGACTGAGATTTAACAAATGAAAATCTTTTAAAGAAATTTTAAACTTTTTAAAATATAAATATAAAATAAAAACAAAATTACCGTAGTTAGAGAAAAGGTTACTTCGCAATTTTTAGGATAATTTCAAAACACACCTTATCTCAATTTTCTCGGTCATTATTAAAACAGACATAGCAATAGCTCTGAGATACTTCGAACTATAAATAACAATTCAGATCGAAAAGTGTCAAAAGCGACAGCTACGACTACCAAGAAGGTATATTCTCTGGAATATTCTGAGGTGAAAAAGTCCGTTAGTCTTCACGTTACGGAGACGAGTGGAATGGTCACTACAACCATTGATAGAGTTTCGGGAGAATTCTCTATGACGCTTAGGCTAAACTTTCTTGTCTGTTACTTATTATAATGACCAGGATATACAAATGTATAGTTCTGGTCATTTTTTTTTGTAGAAATTAAAGAAATTAAAAATATTAAAATAAAATTAAAGAAATTATGGCTAGATTTAACGCAACATTACCTAAACAAAAGACCTTAACTAATAACTTAGCAGGAGGTCAAGCTTATTCACAATCTGATGAATTAGCATTAGTATCATTTTTACTAACATCATTTGTTAGTGATCAATTTTATAGATCATCTGATCAATCTTTGAATGAGTTGAAAAAACTTTTAATCAAAGTTGATCCTGTTTTTGCCGCTAAAGCAGCTATTTATGCCAGAGATAAGTTTGGTATGAGATCTGTTGCACATGCTTTAGCAGGTGAGTTAGCAAAGTATTTATCTGGAAAAGATTTTGCTAAGAATTTCTATGATAAAATAGTTGTTAGACCTGATGATATGATGGAGATATTAGCTTATTATAATACAAATTGTGGGACTAAAATTCCTAACTCTATTAAAAAGGGATTCGCAAAATCATTTGATAGATTTGATGGTTATCAGTTGTCTAAATGGAAAAAATGATATTTGAAAAATAATATATACTTAAAAAGTATATTATGAGTTTTTTTATTTCAAAAGAAGATTTGGAGTATTTATATTTTGTGGAAAATTTATCTTACTCTAAAATTGAAAAAAAATTAAACTTAAATCGAGGTGTTATATATCACTGGTTTAAAAAATATGAAATTAAACCAAGAAACTACTCAGATGCTGGTAAAGGTAGAAAATTTACAGATGAACATAAGAAAAAAATTTCATTTTCAAATTCCAAGCCACATACCGAAGAGAGAAAAAAAAATATATCAAATTCACACTTAGGTAAAAATTTAACAGATGAGCATAAAGATAAAATAAGAAGTAAATTTATAGGACTTAGACCTGGATTTAAACACCCTATGTGGAAAGGAGGTAGATCCACATTTAGAAATAGATTACAACAATCATCTCTATATAAGGAATGGAGAAAATCTATATATGATCGTGACTTATATAAATGTCAAATTTGTAATAGTGGTGGTAAATTAAATTCACATCATATTATAAAGTTCTCAAAGATTGTAGAGGATTACAATCTTTTAAAATACGAAGATTACATCATGTGTAATTTTCTTTGGGATATAGATAATGGAATTACATTATGTGAAAAATGTCACCATAGTATAAAAGGTATAGAGGAAAAATTTGAAGAAAAATTTAAAAGTATAATTTATGAAAAAAAGAAAAATGTATAAATTAGTTGACGTTGTTAACTTAGTACACCCAGTGCCAACAGAGAAAAACTCTGAAGCACTTAACTTATTAATCAATGATAAGTTAAAAAACACTGATACTTGGGAAGCTAAGTTATCAGCAGCTGGTCAATCAGCTGAGAACTCAGAAGATTTGGCACAATTAAAGGCTGATGCTTGGACAGAGTTAATCTCTACAAGAAAATTGGGTTACTTTGCTCTTTTAAGAAACTTGAGAAACATTGTCTCTCAAGCTCCACAATCTGTTACTGCGGCTTGTGAAATGTTGGTTGATGAAAAATTAATCAAAAAGAGTAGAGTTTTACCATTCAGATTCTCTACAGCTTATGAAGAAATCTCTAAGCTTCCTTCAAACAAGGAAACAAGACAAGTGTTAGTTGCTATCAACAACGCTCTTGAAGTTTCAGTACAAAATGTACCAAAGTTTGAAGGTGAAACATTACTTGTAATGGACGTATCTGGATCTATGAGTGGTAGACCATCAGAAATTGCGAGTTTATTCGGAGCAATTATTGCGAAAGCAAATAACTGTGACGTTATGACTTTCTCTACAAGTGCTAATTATAAGACTTACAATCCATTGGATTCTGTAATGACAATAAGAAGCTCTTTTAGATACTCTGGTGGTGGTACTAACTTTAAGTCTATCTTCCAAAATGCTAATAAGGCTTATGATAACATCGTTATTTTAAGTGATATGCAAGGTTGGATTGGTTATACATCACCAAGTGCTGAGTTTAACCAATATAAGAAAAGATTTGGGGCTAATCCTTCAGTATTCTCTTGGGATCTTGCTGGGTATGGTACTTTACAACTACCTGAAAATGGTGTTTACTGTTTGGCTGGTTTTTCTGATAAAGTTTTTGATGTAATTGAATTACTAAAAACTGACAGAAATGCGTTAGTAAACGAAATTAAATCCATTGAGATTTAATAACAAAAAACCCACTCATTTGAGTGGGTTTTTTTATTTCCATATATTTTCTAAATTTATTCTAGAGGTTATTTCAATAACTTTATCTCCTTTTTTGAGTGTGTATTTATGTAATCCTAAGAATTTATTTATTATACTATCAACTTTATATTTTTCATCATCATCTAAATCATTATTAAATATTTGAATTAGATTATCTATTTCATCATAAGTTAAAAAGTCTTTGTTACCAACAAAATAAACAAAGTTATAATTATATTCATTATACTTTTCAGCACCCGGTTCATAAGATTTATCTATTAGAAATTGAGTTATTGAGTTTTCAACGCCTAATGATGGTAATGTAAATTTATATCCATCAATTAAAAACTCTTTTAATTCATTATTCCAATTTTTATTTAGATGTTTAAAATTAAAATAGTTAAAATTTTTTGATTCAAAATCAACAACGTGATCTTCACCAAATTCATCAAAGTAGAAAATTTTAATCTTTTTATTCTTTGTAAATTTTACTATTTCAAAAAATAAGAAAATAACATCAATACTTTTTATATACTCAAATGTATAACTATCTGGTATAATAATATTCTTCTTAACGATCTTCTTAACTTTTCTAAGAACTACACTTAAATCATCTATTACAAAGCCCATCTCATAGTCTTTTATATCTTTATCATTTGCTTTTTTGATAAAGACTTTAAAGTCATTATTATAAAAATAACCTTGTGATGGTAAGATACTTAAATCTATTTCTTTCTTTTTGGAAAAGATATTCTTTATAAAATCAATTATTCTCATAAAATATATATATTTTTTTAGAGAGCTCATGTCAAGTTTATATATACAACTATGTTAGTTCATGATGATTGCTTTAACTATATATCTAATTTAAAAGATAAATCAATTAGTTTGATATTAACAGATCCACCTTATCAAATATCCAAGTCATCAAATTTTAAAAACTATTCAGATAAAGCTAATTCTGATATAATAACAAAGTATGGTAGTCACTCTATTGACTTTGGTGAATGGGATAAAGAAGAAATTAACTGGGATCTCTTATTTAAAGAATATTTTAGAATATTAAAAGATGGTGGTACTCTAATATTCTTTTTTGATATATGGAAGTCAACTATTATAAAAGAAATAGCCGATAAGTATAAATTCAAACAAGCAAGAGTTTGTCAATGGCAAAAAACCAATCCAGTTCCTATAAATTCTAAAGTTAATTATCTTTCAAATGCTAACGAATATTTTTTCACTTTTGTAAAAGGTAAGAAACCTACTTTTAACTCCGAGTATGATAATGGTGTTTATAGATATCCAATTTGTCATGGAAAAGAAAGATTGGATCACCCAACTCAAAAGCCACTTAGTTTAATACAAGATTTAGTTAAAAAACACTCTAATGAAGGTGATTTGGTGTTGGATACTTTTGCTGGATCTGGTACAACCGGTGAAGCCTGTCAAATTTTAAATAGAAAATATATTTTAATTGAAAAGGATGAAAATTATTTTTTATTGATAAAAAATAGGTTAGGAGAAAACAAAACAGAAATAAATACATAAAATAAAAAAATAATAAAGTAATATGTCTATTAAAATAAAAAATTCAGAATTATCAAGTGAAACAATATCAGCATTAAATACATTAATTGATACTGATATCAACGCTACTTGCGCATTTAGATTAACTAGAATTATCAAAGAATTATCTTCTATTGTTGAAGATAAAGCAAAATTAGAAAAAAGATTAATCGAGAAATATACTGATCGTGATGAAAATGGACAACCTACTAAAGTATATAACCAAGATGGTCAAGAAGTAGAAGGTGCTGTTAATTTAACAAATCCAGAAGCATTTCAAAATGAAATGAATGACTTTTTAGAGTTGGAAAATGAAATTCCTTATGATAAAATAAATTTTGAAGATCTTAAATTGGAGACTGCTAAGGTAAAAGATTTAATAACATTAGAGTTTTTATTTAATTAAAATTAAATTTTCTAAAATATAAAGTCCGATGTTAAATCGGACTTTTTTTATTTAATATATACAAAAAAAGAATATATTAAATGCCTGCTACATATAGTGTAAACATCGGTACTGAGTATGAAGCTTCGAGACTTCCAGATATATTAAGTGTACTAAAAAATATTCCAGATAATACACACAAACTTATATCACCTAAAGATGTTAGAGATGCTTTTTTATCAACTTGGGCGAATTCACCAATTAAACAAACCACCACAACTGCTGGAACTGAATATATTGGTATAGATTCTGGTAATCCATCTAATCGTGATATAAAGCAAAAAATTTATTTAGGTAAAAGACAATTTGGTGGTAGTGATATTTTAAATCCTACATTATTAAACAATACTAATAATGATATTTATATTTTTAATACAAAACCTGATACATCTACACAGAGTAATACTAGAATTGCAATTTTAGCAGGTACCAATTCATCTTTATATACACAAGCCCCTTATATAGAAAGTATTAGTGATGGAACAAAATTTGATTTTGAGTTTAGAAATCCATCAATTAATAGTGGTTCAATTAACATCTATAGCTCAACTGGTAGAGTTTCTATCAACGGTATAATTTTTCCAACTGTTGCTGAATCATCCGCTTCTGCTTCAAATGGTAAAGTATTGAGATATTATGGTACTTATCCTAATGGTAGTTTAAGATGGGATAATACAAATGTTAGTATTGCTACTATTGGTAGTCCAGGAAGTCCAACAAATATTTATGGTAGTACCGTTAGTTTAAATGGATACTCTTTAGAGTTTATAAATAATACAATAGTGCCAAGTAAAGTTGGTGGTATTGCAGTTGGAACATCTTTCTCATCAAACTCTTTTTATAATGGTAGTGGTTATCAAAATTGGCCTATTAGTGAAGTGTTGAGAAATTTATTATTTCCTTATATACCACCTCATATCTCAGTTGAGGCTATAAATACATCTAGTTTAAATAGTTATGCTGAAGTTGGAACAACCGCAACTTTAAACTTAAAATATAATCTTACAATATATCCAAGAGAAAGTAGTGAGTATGTTAGAGATTATTATGTAATTTCAAATGAGCCAAGTCCAATTGGAACAACTTTATACCCATTGGGTCAACCATATTGTGGTTTATCTTTTTCAACATCATTACCTGGTACAACATTTAGTGGAACGGTTAGTATATCTAAAAGTAGAGCAACATATGGAACCGTTAGCTTTGGTTTTCAAGTTTCTGATAGAGATGGTTTTACAGCATCATCTTATCCTTATGGATTTAGTCATAGTGCTACTGCTTCATTTACCTATATTTACCCTATATTTTATGGTTTTACAAATTCTGTTATTACAACAAATAGTTCGATATTTACAAGTGGAGTTACAACAATTTCAAAATTATTGCAACCATATCCAGGGGTAACTAATTCAGTTACATTTAATTCTACCGGTAGTGGATACTTTTATTTTTGTTTTCCAACAGCTTATTTTAATACCGTTGTATCTAGAATAAAGGATCCTAATGGATTTATATTATATAATGGTGATTTATCTTCATCATTCTTTACTTATAGTACTGGATTATCAAACGCTAATTATGCTACTCCAACTAATTACACTGTTTGGAGAACAGTAGCTACTTGTAGTTACTCACAAAATGGATCATTTGAATTTAAATTTTAATTATGGCAGGTACTTATAGTAAATATGATTCAACTTCTTACTACTCATTGAGTAGTGTTTTAGTATTGTCTGATTCAGGAACACAATCATATTCTTTTGGTAATAACTATGTTTATACTAACTTATTTGATAATGAGGATAAATTAATTTCACCAAAAATGTTGAGAGACTCTATATTATCAATATGGGACACAACACCATTTAAAGAGACAAGTGCTAGTGGTTCATATTATATTGGTATAGATACAGGAAATCCAAATGAAGATTTAACAAAAAAAATATATTTAGGTAAAAGGTATTATAGTAATGGTACCTATTCAACTACTGAAATAATGAATAATGATTTGTTGAGTAGTGAAGTGGATCTTTTCTTATTCAATACTAAGAAGGATTCTATAACACAATTACAAACTAAAATCGTTATTTTATCTGGTACAAACTCATCAATATACACTAAATCACCATACATATCAAGTGATTATGTTGTTGGTACAACAGCTTCAAAATTAACTTTGAATTTAATAAATTCAAGTGGTGATATATCTTTATTATCACGTGGTATAGATCCATATACTGGCTTAAATACCAATTCTGGAGGTACTGTTTCTATTAATAATATTATTTACCCTACTATACAACAATCAACTGATGAGCAAACAACCGATGGGTTAGATGGTAAGATACTAACATGGTTTAACGGAGGACTTACTTGGTCAAAAATTGAAGTTACTAATACTGATTGGGCTGGTGTCACTGGTTCTGAACTTAATTTATATGGTAATCCTGCTAATTTAAATGGTTATTCACTTGACTTTACTGATCATAGAATGGTTCCAATTAAAATCGGTGATATAGAACCTGGATCTACTTTTTCAAAAAATAGTCTTTCCGATTTACTTAGTAGAATAATTTATGAATATCAAGCACCTGAATGTGATCTTGTATTAAAAACTAATAAATATTTAGAAGTAGGAACTTCACCAAAAATATTTTTAGATTATACTATCTATAAAAGAACAAATGATTTACTACCTACATTATTTACTAATATGATACCTAGTAGTTATGCTCCTATTTCTAGTCCTTATTCATTTAAAATAAATGGTGAAATAGAAGGAGCTGTTATAACACCATTACAAGCAACAACATCAACATTTACTATGACTGTCAATGATGGATTAAATAGTAATAGTATAACAAAATCAGTTGTTGGTGTTTATCCTTATTTTTATGGATTTAGTACATTTAGTTCAATAACAATAGCCAATTTATCCAGTTTAACTAAAAAAATTGAACCTAAAGAGGATAAAAGTTATGATATAACAGGTATTGGAAACTTCTTTTTTATATATGATAAAGATTATGGTACACTATCAAATATTTATAATAGTTATGGTGCTACTATATCAGCTTCGTTTTCATATACAACTAAAGTACTTTCATCACCAGATGGTTACTGGCAATCAAAAGAATTTTATGTTTATAAGTGGGAGAGTGTTGAAATTGGACCTCCTTCAGAAATTTTCCAATTTGGATATTAAAAATTTTATATATAGTTTATGGCAATAGAAATTATAGATGGTTTTAAACTTAGTTCACCTAGACCAATAGATGATAGAATTGTAGCATCAGGATCAAATGCAAGAGATGCTATAGTATATAAATATGAGGGCTTGAGAGTATTTGATACTAGTGAGGGAGTACCTTATGTTTGGGTAAATAATGGATGGAAGAAAGAAAATTCAACAGGTTTATCAGTTCCGACTACTATTATACCTACATTTACCGAAACAACTACATATAGACTGGGTCAGGTTTTAAAGGTTTTAAATTCTAATAACTTTCTTACTAATAGTAATATGTTTGAGATTGAATACACAACACCAGCTGGTGTGATTACTGGTAAAACTATTGCTATAAATCATAACAATGCTAGCTCTGTTACATCTACTGCTAAGTTGGATGTATCTGGTACTATTAAAGCTACTTCATTTTCTGGAAATGGTGCTAATATTACAAATATAGTTCCTAGTAATTTTGATACATCCTCTTCTAAAATTGTATTATCTCAAATTCAACCAGGAACTGCTGATTATATATTAAGAACAAATTCGGCTGGTAGTGCTCTTGAGTGGGTTGCTTCATCAGCTTTGTCTAGTGGTATTAGTATTAGCTCGGTTTCTACGAGTGGTGGTAGTTCAAATAACATACACTATCTTACTTCAGTACCCGATAATCAACCATCACAAAGTTCTTTACTTATTTATAACCAAAGTGCTACACAAAGGATTGGTATTATACCATCAACTGGTCAAATATTGGTTAAATCAACATCATCACCTTCATCTCCACCTTATTCATTTATTAATAATTTATCAAGTGGTATTTACTTATCTTCTACAAACCAAGTATCTATTTCAACATCAGGAAATCAAAGATTGGAGGTTGATTCTTCTTATGTTAGAGTTCCATCCGGAAGTAGTAAATCTTCTTTAGGTTTAAGATTTGGTGGTACTGGTACAACATTTAATATATCTAATTATGGATTATATCAAGCTAGTACTTATATCAGTACAGTTGTTAATAGTGATGAGGTTCTTAGAGTTTTTACTAGTGGTTCATCACAAGGTTCTGGTTCTGTTAGAATTTATGGAAATGGGGGTCTTTTAAGTTTGTTTGGTAGATCACAAGGAGGTTCTGATACTACTGCTGGTGGTACTTATATACAATTTTATAGAACTGGTGGATTAGACACAACATTAACTCCAACTAGATCAGCTTATTTAGGATTTGGAAATTCTAACAATAGTACTTTTAACATCTATAATGAAATAACAAACAACTACATTCAACTTTCGAGTCTTGGCCAAACTCTAATATATTCTAATATCTCTAATGGGTATGGAACTCAAATAAAAAATAATGGAACATCACTTGCTTATGGCGTTTTAATAACTGCTAGATTTACAACATCTGAACTTTCTAGTAGTCGAACAATCACCAGATTTGATGTGGAAGATGGTTCAAATACTTATACAGCTGCTTATGTGAATTCTCAGGGTGTTCAATTGTGGGGATATACTGGAGTAGCACAGACACCAACCGTGTCTGGTACTATTACAAAACCATCACTGTGTTTTAATAATAGTACTTCAACTGGTCTTTATTCAAGTGATCCGGGTGTGATTGGTTTTACCTCTCTTGGTGTTAAAAAAATGGAGATAAATAATCAAGGTGTGATGATTGGTAGAGTTAATAATATCGTCAGTAATCATACATCCGGGTATATTGTATTTGTTAGAAATTCGAGTGGTGGTGGATTTGGTTACTATGGTACTCAAAAAGGTGGAGTGATTGCTGTAACTGATGTATCTGGAATCGGTAGTAGTTTTTCAACCACATCTGGTTGGATAACAGTTCGCATAACCTTCGCTTCTGGTACATTTACGGGTGGTCCTGATGATAACGTTGTTGTTTCCAATTTTGGTTTACAAGATACACATCCTAATATACTCTATTATTGTCAACATATATCGGGTAAAGTTATTGATTCCAGTACTCTTGAAATAAGAATGCAATTTCAACCTTTGGCATCAGGTGGGTACACAATAAGGCTATGTTTTATGGTTGAATCGGTAGTCAATCCGTAGGTAATCTAATTGAACTACTATTTAAACTTCCCTTTCGAACCACCAATTGAAGTAAATATAATTATCACCTACAAGGTTGTAAGTTTCATCACCATGTCTTACTATGATTTTATCAGGGTGTGATCTTACAACCTCTATTTCTAAACCTTTATCCATGATTAGTTGTTTTCCAGTTTCAATTGAATAACAAATAATTTCATCATTTATAAGTTTATATGTTCCTGGTTCTGGTTTTAACCACTCTTTGATAGTTTTAATTATCAATCCCTTTATTTTAATAACCCATTCTTTTGCTTGGTATAAATCATAGTCTTTAAAAACTTCTGATTCTAGTTCAGCATTTGGACTAAAAATATTTTCAATAACCCCCCAATATTCTTTTTCACCAATTATAAAAGTTAAATAAACATTATAATAAATATTATGAGATTTTAAAATTCTAAGTATTTTCATACTTTTTATATCTTGATCTTCAAGTGCTAATTTACCTCTTAGTTGAGCATAAGCATTTGAACCTGATAATTTAAACATAATATCATTTATTCTAGCCATTGCTTGTCTAATAGCATCTTGGTTTTTATCAAACGCATTTAAAGATAATTTTGGATCATCAACACCTGATATAGACCCAGCTGATGTCTCAGCACCAAATCTTTGAAGATTGAATTCGGTAAAACTTTCATTAAATTTTTCAAATTTTTTTATTATTCTATTAGACATTATCTTCTATTTTATTTTTTATATCATCTTTATAAGATATTCTTATTAGTTTGATATTATTAGAATTACAATAATTTGATTTTATCAAATCTCTTCTCTTTTGTATTTTAAAACTTTCTTGACCACCATAAAAATCAATAGGTTTGAAGTGTTGTTCACCATCGTATTCTATACAAATATTTAATTTAGGTAAATAAAAATCGAATCTTAATTCTTTTTTATAAAAACATTCTTTAAATGAGTGTTGACTTATATATTCTATATTATTAAATTCTAATATTCTTCTAATCTCTCTTTCTCCTTTAGATTCTTGACATTTTGGACAACCAACTCCACTTAAATGTGAATGTGGCATTTGTTTGAATTTTCCATGTTTCAAACATATTATATCAACTTTCTTATTCATGTTGATATACTCAACTAATTTATAGTCATATTTTTTCAAATGTATATTATTTGACCTTTCTATAAAAGTTTCAGTTGTTATTTTTTTACATTTTGGACAATCTTGTCCTTTTAGATGATTATTAGGTGTTTGTTCAAATTCACCATGTTTTCTACATATTATTTTAACCTTTATCTTACTACCTTTATAATCCACTTTTGAATAATCATACTTATCACCATTTAATAAGATAAAGTCATTAATTATATCTTTATTATTCTTTTTATTAAAATGTTTATCTGAGCATTCCGGACAATCTTGACCTCTTAAATGATTATTAGGTGTTTGTTCAAAAATACCATGAAATTTACATATTATTTTAACTTTAACTTTGTTATTAACATAAGATACTAATGAATAATCATACTCATCACCTCTTTTTGTGATACAATCTTCAATAAATGATTTAGTATTTTTCTTTTTAGTATTTCTTTGAATTGACATATTTAATATATATTAAAATTTAATTATTGAAAATATGAGAATTAAGAGATTTTTTGAAAATGAACAAGTTGAACTATCTAACGAAAGAGTAGATGAGATTATCAATGAAGTTGAAGACTTTTTAGATGTTTTAAATGAAAAAAATAAATATTTAGAGTCATTAATAATTGAATTAAATAACTATAAAAATCTATCAGATAAAGGAAATGATCAAATAGATGATTCTATAGCTTCTTTAGAGCTCGTTAAAAAAGATTTAGATAATACATTTGATAAGCTAGACACAACTTTAAGTAACTTAAATTCATATAAAGATGAAGGTAGAAAATACCTTTATATAGAAAAGAAATAAATTATGTTTGTAGCTCCCGATCCTAATACAATTGTACTTGGTGGTCCTGGTTCCAGGTTAAATCCATATAGTCATTGGTTCCAACCATTTCAAATCACTCGTCATAAAATGAGAAAGAAAAAAATTGAAAAAATATATGGAATTAGTAGGAAAGAAAAGTAATTTAGAACCTGGTTATGTTTTTGCTCCGTATATAATACAAACATCTAATCCTATAATTGATGGTAGTTTAAAACAGAATATTAGAAGGGTGAAAATAAATAAAGTTTATAACCTTAATAGAGAAATAAAAGATAGTCAATTTTCACCAAAAATGGCAGTTAAATCAAGATATTCTGTTACAAGTGTAAATAGTAATTATTTTGGAAAGATTGAAATAAAAAACCCACTTTAAAAGTGGGTTTAATTATCTATATAAAGTAATATAAGACTAATTTAACAAAATTTCTATCATCTCTTAAAAGTCTATTAATGTCGATAGAGATTTTTTCTGGATGAAATCCTCTAACTTCGGTTGACTCGATATCTTCTAGATGTAAACCTTCACCTAATGTTAAGTACTCATTAACTTCAGATATTACATCTTTAATATCAATAGAGTTAAAGACTCTAATTCCATCAGAGTTTTTTGTTATCTCAATAATAAGGTAGTTATCTTTGTTATCAACCTTTGTTTTGAAATCAAATTTTTCTAATTTATATAAAATTCTTTCTAAGTTAGACTTAACTGGATCTAATTCATAACTCTCATTAAACCTTCTCAAATATTTCATTATTTAGTATATTTTAATTTGTAAAGTGTTTTATAAAGAAGAACTACAATATCATCAATAATACTATGTAAATGAGTATCTTCCTCATTAATACATTTTCTCTCAACTTTAATAAAAGTAGCTAATTCATTGAAATATTCAATAGTATCTTTAGAAGCGGTTTCTTTTGTATCAATTACATCATATTCTTCAATAATACCATATTGACCTTGATATGCCTCTATCGTATCATCAATTAATTCCAAAACATCTTCATAATAATCACCAAGCGCTGTATGTTTAGCATGTGAACCCATATCACCTTTAACTTGTAAGTGATAAATATGTGCCATTTCTCTACTTTCAAATAATTTAGAGAAGAATTTACCCGGATTTGAACCTTCGCCTAAGAATTGTTTTGGTTCTTCTTCACTTTGTGCCTGAGCTTGAGCCTGTGATTGTGCCTGAGATTGACTTTGAGCACCTTGACCTTGTAACATTTTTACAAGTTCATCTTTAGATAATTCATCATAATTTGTTGGAAGATTTGCGTCTTCGTTGAATTTTCTAAGTTTTGATTTCTTTTGTATATCAGAAAACCTTTTCATAATAATATTTTAATTTTTAATTATATATTAAAAAGATAAAACTGAAAATTTCATTTTAATATATAACCTATAAAAATATTTTTTACTATGAAATACATCAATAAGTATATTAAAATGTTTGAAAACGAGGTTTTAGAAAGACCGGTTGTTAAAGAACAAACAAAAACAGCTACTGAAAAAGATGTTGTTGATAGATTAGAAAGAATCTATAAAGAACTTTCAAAAGAAGAAAAAAATGAAATCGATTCTTATTTCCAAAAATAATTAAAATTATGAAATTAAAATTAAAAGACTTTTCACAATTTTTTGAAGAAGCTGATATTAAAAAGAACATCGGTCTTCCGAAAGATTTTACATCAAGAGCTGAAGAAGAAGCAACTAAAAATTTAGGTATTAATATAGATCAACCAACTCGAAGTAGATTGATGGAATATGCTGATAAAGCTGATCAACTAATGGGTAGATCTATTCCAAAAAATCAGATTGAAGAGAAATATACTCAATTGGAAAACTTAGCAAAAAAAGTTATTGAGACTGAATATAAAGCAGTATTTGAGTTTCTACCAATTGAATTAGATATTAGACTAATCAGACCAGGTGAATCTGTTATGGGTGAAATGCCTGAATTGGGAAAAAAACAAGAACAACCTGGTGTTAGACCTGATTATAAAGAAGAAGAATCTCAATCCGATGAAGAACAATCTGATGAAACTCAGTCACAATCTCAATCACAAGAAGACGACGATTTCTTTAGTTTTTTTGGAGGTGATGACGAAGAACAAGAATCTAATGAAGAGGAAGATTTAGAAAATATTATTGAGCCAGAAGTAACTAATAAAGATGTCGCTATGGCTGTTGATAAAACACAAATCTTAAATATGATTACTCAAGGTGCTGGTAAAGCAACCAAAGATATAATCAAGTTTTCTGAATTAATTTCCTCTGAATTAAAAAACATTTTAGGTGATAATTCTGGTGAGATTTTAAAATTATGGGGTCTTATATCAGATGAAGCTGATAAAGGTGACTGGACAACTCCTATACACATTAAATCAAATCTATTTAAAGATAATCCAGGTGGAATTGCAGGGGCTGTTAGAGTTTTGTGGGAAAGTAAAAACATATCATATGAATTAGAATTATTAAAAGAAAATTCTAATTATAGTAAAATTGTTGTTAAAGCATTTGGAGTTGATTTTCCTATGTTGATACATGAGGCTGTAAAAGGTATCTATATGATTTTACAATCACCAGCTATTAAAAAGAATAAGGAATTAGCTGAGGAAATTAAAATGGCTACTTCTTCTTATATGGACGAAGCTTCTGATTTTAGATATGGACCATTAGCTCAAAAGATGTTTAGAGATTTTATTTATCATTGTAAAGACGCTGATAGATATCCAAATATGGTTGAGAGAGTTTTATACTTTTTAGCAATGGATATTGATAATAATGGTAAATTTACGGATGAACAATTTTTGGAAATAACAAAGAGTTTATTTTCTTCTTTTAATAAAGTCGTTGAAGGTGGTAAAATAGAGTTTACTATTAATGAAGAAAGATTTGTTGAATCGATTGCTAGAACTAAAATCGAAGAATTGATTAAAGAAGAAGTTGATTTTGAAGAAGAAATGGAAAGAATGGAAAGAGAAAAAGATCTTAAATCTGCTCTTCCTTCCGAAAACGAGCCAAAACAACCAGAGACAACGGTTGATGATGAAGAGGATGAAATTGAAAAATTAAAAAGAGCTACAGCTCAAAGAGAACAAGATTATAGTAATATGTCACCAAGAGAAATCCAAGAGTTAATTGATGATGCTTTAGATAGTGGTGATTATGAAAAAGTTAAGTTTCTTTCTCAATTCTTAAAAGAAGGTAAAGAAATCTATTTAAGAGAAATAGAGATGTTGAATGAAAGAATTAAAATCAGAGAGAAATCAAAATTGATTAAATCCGAATTTATCTTAAATGAGAATTTAGATAAGGCTAAAAAGTTTATGAAAGATACTTATATCTTAACAACTGCGGCTAATAAAATTGGTTTAGAAAACTTATTTGATCAATCAACTTCTGATAAAATGAAACTAGAGTTAGGAAGAGGTGAGAAGAAAATACTTACACCTAATGACTTTACTTTAGTTGATTCTGAGAAAAGAAAAGAGTTATCAGGTGTGATGAGAACTATTCCGGTAAATGATGATAAATTAAGAGAGTTAATTACAACCCCTGAATTTAAATCAATTCGTGAAATAAAAACAACGGTTGATGGTAAAGAATATCAGTTGGATAGAGATAATATTGGTTGGTTATTTAATTTTGTTTATTTCTATTACGCTGAGAATATATCATTAGAAGATTTAACAAACTTATATCAACAATTAATTGAGAATAAAGATATTCTTAATTTATTAGATAAACCTTTTGATTTAAACTTTATTGATATTAAAATACCAAATAATAATGAGAAATTAATTGACTCATTGAATAAATTACCTGCTCAAAGAGCTTACAAGAGATTAGAGTCTGACTTACCACCACACCTAAAAAGAGATTTAAAAGATTCTCCTAATTATATCAAGGATCAATTCAGAGATTTAGCCTCTTCTTTTAGTGAATTAGATCCAGAATTATATAAAGGTTTCTGGGGTCAGATGATGATGGATGATAGAGAAGGTTCGAAAACATTTGGTAAGGTTGTTTTTAGAAGTCCTATATCAAGATTTAAGACAATTATTGAGTTAATACAAAATGCGAATGGTTATCTTAACTCTTGTGGTAATGGTTCATTTGATGAATTCTATAAAAAATTACAAGCTTGTAATATGAAATGGGGAGCATCTGGAGCAAAAGAAGTTTTCTTTGAAAAAGGAATTTTAATTTTAGAAGTTGCTTCTTATGAGGCTAATAGAATGCTAAATGGTCATACAACACACTGTATTGTTACAAGCCGTGGACAATGGGATGGTTATGTAAATAGCACAAATGGACGATTAACTTATGAAAATAAACAATATTATATTTATAACTTTAATTTACCATCAACAAATAATATGTGGACAATTGGTGTAACAATTCAACCAAATTCAAGAAACTATATTAGAGCAGCTCATAATAAAACAGATGGTAATGTTGCTTCAAGACTAGTTGATATATTAAGAGACTGGGGTAAAGAATACGATATTAATGCTGATGCTGAAAAGAAAGCTAAAGAATTAGGAGCATCTGATTCTGATATTTCTAGTTATGGTCCAGTATTCGCTTTAATGAGACCACTTTCAAGTGAGGAATTAGAAAGAAGAAGAAAATCAAGAGAAGCTGAAATTGAAATTACTAAACCTGGTAAAACAATTAAAGACTTAGAGGAATATGTTAAGAAATGGGGAGCTAGTATCAACCACCTTGATTATTCAACTAAGAAATGTGCTCTTGATTGGGCTGTCCAAGAAGATGATTTAGAGAAAGCTAAGTATATACTTGAAATGGGTGCTGATCCAAATGTTAGACAAATTAATGTTAATGGTCAGATGGTTCCTGATAAGAAAACAGCAGTTATTAATGGTGCTAAATCATTAGATATGATTAAGTTATTGATTTCACACCAATCAATTGTAACACCAGTAGTTTATGAAACTATCAGTGGTGATATAAATGCGGTTGAGTTCCTATTGGATAATAATGTTGATCCTAATTTTGAAAATTCACTACCGGTTAGAAGATCTTGTAGAGGTTCATTTGATGACGCTAATTACAAAAGAACTGGTGACAGAGGTGAGAGTTACTTAACAACATTTGAATTACTTGTTAAGAGAAATGTTAAGCTAACAGATTCAAGAGGAAGAATGATGGTTCTTAAATGGGCTTCTGAATACGCGAGATTGGATATTTTAGAATATTGTGCTAATATGGGAATTGAGTTTGGATGGATTCAAGCTTATACTTGGGCATATAACTCAAGAAAATTAAATAATAATGATCTTAAAGAATTAGCAGACTTCATAATACCTTATATTGAGAAATATGAACCTGAACAATGGAAAGAAACTTCTAAAGATAAAAAATGGCATTTAAGTTTATGAAACATTTAAAAGAATTTAATCAATGGTTTACATCATCATCAACTGGTGGTGATGTAAATCTTGAATATACAAGTAAAGATAAGATTTACTATAATAGTCACAAAGTTACCTTAACTCATAATGGTAGAAGTGTTGAAGTAACCGCAAAATTTGATACCGGTGCTAAGTCATCAAGTATTGATTTTGGTGTTGCTGAGAAATTGGGTATATCAAAAGAGTTATTAGAAAAATGTAAAGAATTAGAAAAAATTGATAGTATACCACTTACTGTTGGTAAACTTGAGAAAAGTAAAATAGAGTTTTTCTATACTAATAAACTTAAAAAAGAATTCCCAGGTGATATATCTTATGTTAAGATAGTTAAATCTTCATCAGGTGTTTCTATTAGAGCTTTTGTTCCAGTACAATTAAGTTATAATGGTAGAGTAATAAAAACTAATGTTAACCTAAGAAATAGAAAAGGTCTTACTTGTGAGATGTTGGTTGGATTAGACGATATGTTATAAAAAAAGTCACTCAATTAGAGTATTTGAAAACATTTCCATTTTAGTAAACTAATATATAGTTTATGGAAAAAGAATGTAGTAAATGTAAAGAAATGAAAGATATAACTGATTTTTATAAGAAGAAAAATGGTTATAGAAGTATTTGTAAAAAATGTCATAATGATCAATCAAAATTATATCATGAGATAAATAAAGATGTTATAAAACAATATAAAAAGGATTGGAGAAATAAAAATATTGATTCAATTTTAGAAAAAGATCAAATACGAAGAAATAATCTCACACAAGAGGATAAATTAAAAATATCCGAGTATAATAAAAAATGGAGAGATGAAAACGAAGATGAACAAAAGTTAAAAAAACAAGAATACTATCAAAACAACAGAGAAGAGTTTTTACTAAAATCCAAAAAATATAGAGAGAATAACAAAGATAAAATAAAAGATTATCAATCTAATTATAAAAATATAAAAAATTACAAAAGAAGAGAAAGATTAAAAACTGATATTTTATTTTCATTGGAAAAAAGTATAAGAAATTACATATATGAATGCTTTAAAAAAAATGGTTATAAAAAATCATCAAGAACCTATAATATATTAGGATGCTCTTTTGAAGAATTAAAATTACATTTAGAGGCAAAATTTGAAGATTGGATGACATGGGAGAATAGAGGATTGTATAATGGTGAATTGAATTATGGTTGGGATATAGATCATATAATACCATTATCCACAGCAGAAACAGAGGAGGATATAATTAAACTAAATCACTATACAAACCTACAACCCCTATGTAGCTACACTAATAGATATATCAAGAGAGACCACTTAGATATTTGAATATGATAAAACTATCACAAATATCCTCGTATGGTTTCGGAATAGTCGATAAACCTATAATATCATCTTTAACTAACTTACAATGTTTAGACCAAAAATCGTTCCAATTACTATTTTCTATTATTGATAAAAAAACATCAGATTTTGTGAATTTTCCACCCGCTATACCTATATTATTTCTCCATTCTTCTTTTATCGTTTTCTTTTTCTTACCAACCTCTGTTATGATTGGTTTGTAAGTTAATTTACAAGATTCCAACTTTAAAGACGATGGTGAAAGAACTAAAATATCTTTTGTTATCCTATCAAACAATTTTTTTCTTAAAAGTGTTGAGAATGTAACAAGGTCTATTAAGTCACCAACTTGAGCACCAAAGTTATAACCTTCGATACCAACTTTAGTTGGTTTTTTGATGTCTATATTTTCTAAAATATCTTCAATGATTTGATCAGTTATTTTATCATAGTCTTTTAATTTTACCAATTCACCTTCTGAATAGTCTTTAAAATCTCTATATTCAACATACTTATAACTAACATATTGTTCAGCTAACTTAAACCATTTAGTCATTCCTTTCTTACCCATCACTTTACTTTCTCTACAATAGTTGTAAATTTTGAATGTATTTCCAGAACTTACCACTAGTGCTGTTGATATAAGTGAGGGGTCTATTGCTACTATATTATACTCCATGTGAATATATATCAAAAAATATGTCTTCTATTTTTTAATATATATTACTATGAAATATTTAATGAATTTTATTATGATGAATGAAAGTATTGAAGGCTATTCTATTGATAAAAGAATGGATAGTGATGATTTTTTAGTTAATTATGAATTTACTGATTTAAATGATAATAGATATTTAGTACAATTCAAGAATGATACTGTTGGTCCAAAGTCTAATCCAGTTTTAGGTAAATGTTATGAATTAACATATTATGTTTGGGATGAGGAAATCAACAATTGGAATGTTAATAAGTTAGTAAACACAAATCTTTATAAAGTTTTAGTTACGGTATTTGGAACAATACTAAATGACTTTATTAAAAGAAAACCTTGGGTCACAAGAATTAGATTTGAGGGACTAGCAAAAGAACAAGAAAGAGAATATGTTACACAAAGAACGAAAGCTTATTTAAGACATTTAAGAAACAATCCAGTTCCAAACTTTAGTGTTGAGAATTTTGGAAATAATAGAATAACACTAATAAAAAATAAAATTTAAACATGAACCGTCCAGAAGTAAGAATAGTTCAAAATCAAGAGATTGAAACTAATCAAAATCCTAACATTGATAATTGGGAAGCTGAACAATTATTAAGAAAGTATGGATATAAACCGGAAAATTCCAATACTTTTCAACAACCTGAACAAATTGAACAACCTGGGATGACATTTGAGGAAATGATTGCTCAAGAAGAAAATAGAAGAAATCAAGAACGAATGAGAATGGAACAACAAATGAGAGGTCCTAAACCAGTTTCATTTGATGGTAGAAATGGTTATTATTCACAAACTTCATATGGTACTGATAGTGATTCTGGATTTTCATTCAAGATTGAAGTTACTAGTGATATGAATATTCCTAAAAATTACTAATTTAATATCTGACTTAATTTTAATTCTCTTAATAACTGAATTAGTATAGGAGATGTTCTGAATGGAAAATAGTGATTTGGGACTTCTTCATTTAAAAACTTTTTAAAGTTTAAAATTATTGTAGTTTCTTTATAATCTGATTTTGATAAATCAAAGTGGTAAATTCCCTTTTTAAAAGACTCTTGTAGATGTGATAACGAACACAAGTCATAAAATCCGTTAATAAATCCAAACCATTTTTTCATAAGATATTCTAAATCATTATTGAATTCATATTCAGATAACTCATTTTCATTTAGTATTTTTAATACCAAATAGTTTTTATCACTTAATGTTATTTTATTATCCATTCTCTACTATTATATAATTCATTTGGTATGGCAACAAAATCTAAACACAGACCAGATACGGTTTGAAAAGATATGCCTTCATTAAATCTTTTAGTAAAATAACCATAATCATTTAATAAATTAACTACACTATTTTCATCCTCACCGTAATTTTGTAATTGATCTTCTTCGATTTCTATATAAATTATAGGACGATTTTTCATTATAGTTTCTTTAGCACCCAATAAAACTCTTTTTTCATAACCTTGTACATCTATCTTAATTATAGATATATTTTCTATATTATAAGAATCTAATTTATGTAGTTGAACTAATTCATAATTTTCTTCAACACCAACATGAATATTTCCGAAATTAACAGGACCTTTATCAAAGTAATTGGGTTTTTCTATACTTATAAAACCCTCATTATCACCTAATGCTACATTAAAACAATGTACATTATCTAATCCATTGAAAAAAACATTTCCGCATAATTGATAGTAAATAATTCTTTGTGGTTCAAATGAAAAGACTTTTCCATTATCACCAACTAAATTTGCAAATTCCACAGTTATTTGTCCATTATTTGCACCAATATCAACTACATTTGATCCAGATATATCTAAGTTGTTATCAACCAAAAATTGATATATCCAAGGTTCGTATAAGGTATTATTAAGAAGAGTTGATGTTACTGCATTATCATTCGGAAATAATAAATACCTTTTTTCTAAATTATCTCTTTTATTTGATATTGCTTCTATTCTAAATGTTGATTTCATTTGAATTTTATTCAAATAAGTAGGTTTGTTTTAAAAAAGGATAATTTAAAAATAATATATATAGTAAATAAAATAAATTGTCTAAATGAGTCAAATAATTTTCAATACCACGGTAGATATGCAAAACATTTTAGGAACTCCTTCGAGTGGTTTTGCTGTCGCATATGATCTAGATAACGTAATAAAACAAAAAGACTCTAGTGGTGTCATAACACCAATTGGTGGAGGAGGTGGTTCACAATCACTAAAACAGACTTTGTCTATTGGTAATGACTCAGGTACATATTCAATTAATTTAGGTACGACAAGTTATATTAAAACATCAGTCGGAAATGGTAGACTTTATTTAAGTTATGGTAATACTTATAGTACATACATAATGAATGGTGATTTATCAACATCTACATCTTCTGTTAATTTAACACCAGATTTTATATCTATAAATAAAAGCACTACAAATCAATTTACCAAATTAGATCTATTTTCGAGTACATCATCTATAAATGTTGGAAGTTTAACCTACTCAACTACAATAAGAAATAATAAAAATACCATTTCTTTATTGGTTAATCAATTAGGATTAGGTCCTGGTTTCGTTGAACCTATCAAAATAGGTAATATTTCGGATGGTAGTGATGGTTTGGTTAAATCATATCTACACTTGAATACAAATGGATCTACTACAAGTAATGGAGTTTATAATACGGTTATTATTGGTGGAGAGAACATATTAGCAACACAGTCTAATTTTGTTTATTTAGGTAATAATGTTAATATAAACAATGCTTATACCTTACCTAATACAGATGGTACCATTGATCAAGTTATGAGAACTGATGGAGTTGGAAATTTATACTGGTCTGACTCATCAGGATCAACGCCTGGTTTGTATCAAGTTTTAGCTGCTAGTGCTTACTCTGGTACTTACTCAATTTTTATGGGTACATCACAGTCTATAAAAAGTGAAAATGGAGATTCAGCAATATATTTAGATTATGATGGTATTTCTAATAATTTATATTTAACAAATAATATATCGGTAACACAATCATATATACAGTTATCTGAAGATGTTTTATATATTGGAGCTACAAATGGTTTAGTTACTATAACTAATGGATTAGGACTTCAATATACCGATGATTATACAGGAACATTTGTTACACACTCCTTGGTTACTAAAGGATATGTTGATAGTTTGAGTAACGGTTCTTACGAAAACTTTAAAACCGCTTATGTTGACTCACAATATGGTGTTAACTCAACTGCTAAATTAAATAGAATTGATTTACCTTATTTAACATTCGCATCAGCATCCCAAGCTATAACAGATACTTATCCATCAGGTGGTTTAATTTATATTAAGAAGGGACTTTACACAGAGGCTTGTGAACTATTGGATAATACTGATTATTATTGTGAACCAGGAGTTGTATTCTCTCAAAATGGTTTTAACGATGGTGGTGGTGATGTGAATTGTAATATCTATGGATATTCACAATTCAACGGCACTGATGCTACTTTAGTTGCTTTGGATGTTCAGAATAACTCAAATATTAATTTTGAATTTGACTCAATTAACAATTTACAAGTTGGTTTTAAAATTAATTCATCAACTGGAAATATTAATGTAAAAGGTAGATATATTAAGTCACAAACTGACTATGGTAGTGTTATTTCAGTTGAAGGTGGTGGTAAATTTCATTTTGATATTAGAGATGGTATAATAGGAGCTTATGATGTTGTTTATATAAAATCTGGATTTACTGGTACTTTCTCAGTTACATCACCAAATATAGTATGTGATTCTTCTTTAAACGCATCTGGTGCGGTTGCTGACTATGGACATGCACTTAATGTACATGAGTCAACATCTGGATATGTTATTGTAAATTCTAATTTATTAAATTCATCAACTTATATAGGTGGTAATAATTCAGCTGCTAAAATAGGGTCGGGTTATGTTACAATAAATGGTAATTTAAATGGTAATGATGAAATTGGGCTTTATTTAACCAATGGTCAAACCGGTGATGTTACCGTTAATGGTGATATTAATAGTAATAGAGAGGCTATTAAACATTTAGGAGACTTAATAAAACTAAAAGTAAATAATTCATTGATTAAATCAATGGGATTAGGTACGAGTACTTACTCTATTCATATAAATAGTGGTAGTCAATCAAGTACTTATTTATATAACACTACAATTTATAATGGATTAACTAATTCAAGTCTTATTTATATACAAGGAACAAATTCACAATTTGGATCTTACAATTCACTTGCTTATAGTGTTGGTACATCATCCGGATATTTTATTTACGGAACACCTTCATTTAATGTTGGTATACATAATACTAGAAGTAATAAGGACAATTTTGAAGCTGTGAATGATATATTCTCACCTAGTGGGTTTATTTATGATACAAATTTATATTTACCTATATTTTAAAAAGATTTTAATATGAGATGCAAGAATCAAGATACGGAAGAACAAATATAACAGATGAATATTTAAGGTATCCATTTAATGGACCATTAAACTACAACTATAATTATAGTGGGACTTTTTCTAAATATTCAATAATTGATAAATATTATGTAGATTCACTAGTTAAAAATACTAAAAGATTGATAAGTGGTGGGGCTGAGTGGTCATCTGGTATGACTTTTAGTTTAACTGATATATGGTATTCTTTTTCTGGTGAAATACTATCATACTCTGCTAGTTATCCCGGATTAACAATTAGTAATGGTGATTCATCATATCCTAGAATTGACTCAATAGTAATTACAGAGGATAGAACAATTAGAGTTAAAAGAGGTGTTCCCTCAGCAACTCCAGTTAAAACCCCTCTAAATGAAGATGAGATTTTAATACAATACGCTTATATACCAGCATCTGCTACAACTATTGGAAGTAAAGTTCCTGTTTATTTAACAGATGCTCAATGGCAATCAAGCTCTTATTTAGTTTCTGGTACTTATTCTGGTACAGTAAGTTTTACGAGTACTGATAATCCTTTCGATGGTGGTGGTGACTTTTGTGTCGATGTTACATCTGATTATAGAACAGGTGTTAGGTTTACAAAAGCAATTGGAACTATACCACTTTCAACATACGGTTCTTTGAGTTTAAGAGTTAGATTTTCTGAAAGAGTACCTGGTAATAGATCATTAGTTGCTCAAATACAAGGTACATCTTCTCAATTTACTGGAACTGCATCTAGTAGTGTTATTAACTTAATGTCATACGGTGTTGATAGAGATGTTATTAATCAATGGCAACATATTGTTGTTCCTATGTCTAAGTTTGGTTCGGTAATTACCAATGCTAAAAATATATCATTTAGATTAATTGGTGGTTCACCAAATTCAAATCATAATTGGAAATTAGACAATATTTACTTTCAAAGTGGAGCGCCTTATGATGAATATATGGGAGAACCTGATCCTTCTTCAACTGGTGGTTCATTTTCTTATATAGTTCAACAAAGTAATGAATGGTTAAAATCTGTTTTTGGTAGAACAAATAGTGTGCCGAGTGGTCCAACTGCTGGTGATAGATATTTAATTATACCAACTGCTAATGATATATTTACCGGAATGGAAGATCAAATTGCCGAATTTGATGGATTAGCAGCAACTTGGTCTTTTACTATACCAACTAATGGAACATCAATAAGAGTTGATAATGAAGACAACTCTATTTATAGATATGAAGGTGATTATAATACTGGTTCTTGGATTAAAGAATTATTAGCTCAAATAAGATATTTAGATGCTACTACATCAAATGCTGGTTTAAGCTATTCAGCAACATCTACACCTTTATTTGACGCATATAACAAAGAAATGATTTATCTTATTTCTTTTGGTGCAACTAATTCAATTGGAACGGCTTCTTTATCAGTTAACAATTTAGAACACGTTACACTTAAAAAAATTGCTGCTACTTCTGGTGTTGTAAATCTTGAGCCTAACGATTTAAAAGTTGGTGGTGTTTATAGTGTTAGTTATGATGGTACTTATTTCCAAGTTAATTTAGGTGGTGGTGGTGTAGGTAGTTTTATCGAAAATCCAGGTGATTATAGAATTTTAACAGCTACTGGTACATCTAATAATCAAGCAATAGCAAACTCAAACTTAACTTTTGATGGTACTACATTGGGTATAACTGGGTCTAATATATCTGGTAATTTAATATATGCTTCAGCATCATCAACTGACACACTAATTAATATAACTCAAAATGGATCAGGTGATTCATTAATAGTTAATTCAAATAACTCAACATTTGTAATTGATTCAAATGGAAATGTTGGTGTTGGTACTCAATCAACAAATAACAAATTAGAAATATTTGGAACCGTTTCGACTTTTGGATTTCAATTAAAAAACGGTGGTACTGAAGGATACTTCTTAGTATCAGATTCTAATGGAATTGGTACATGGACGGCATCTTTCCCAGGAGCTACGGGAGCTACCGGGTCATCCGGAACATCTGGAACATCAGGTACAAGTGGTGAACAAGGTACATCAGGTACAAGTGGTGGTGGATCTGCTGGTACATCAGGTACTTCAGCCTTAGGATCATCTGGAACATCAGGTACAACTGGTGCTCCCGGAGAGACTTTAAGTCCTCAAGGTGTCGAGGCTTCATATTCGTCATTAACTCAAAGTGTTGGTACTGTAAATACAATACCAACACCTGGATTTCTAGATACTTACATTGTACAAGATACTGCTAGTTTATGGATTTATGATCCAACTTCAACAGCGGCTAACTCAGAAGGTTGGGTTGATATGGGTTCAATTCAAGGTCCAGCTGGTTTAGATGGATCTGCTGGAACTTCAGGTACAAGTGGTAGTCAGGGTACATCTGGAACATCAGGTTCTAATGGAACATCTGGAACATCCGGAACTCAAGGTACATCCGGTACAAGTGGTGAGAATGGAACAAGTGGAACTTCTGGTTTACATGGATCTACTGGTACATCTGGAACTCAAGGAACATCTGGAACTCAAGGAACATCTGGAACTCAAGGAACAAGTGGGACTCAAGGAACATCCGGAACATCTGGTTTAAACGGATCTGCTGGAACACAAGGAACATCTGGAACAAAAGGAACAAGTGGAACAAGAGGTTCATCAGGAACAAGTGGATCATCTGGGTCACAAGGTAATTCAGCTGGTATTCAATATAACTATGCTACTAGCACCACAAACTCAAATCCAGGCGTAACCAATTTGAGACTTTTGAGTAACTCACTACCAACAGTTGGAACTATATTAATAAGTATTATTGATTTAAATTCAATAGATGAGTCTGCTTGGTTATCTTCTATGACAACTGGTTATTTAACTATTAGAGGTAACTCAAATGATTCTACAAATTCAGCGGTTTTTTATATATCAAATGTTTCTTTACAGACTAGTTCACCATTTAACTACTACTCATTGACAGTTGATACTACATATACATCTGGTAATTGGAATTTCGCCTCAACTGATATTGTTGTTTTAAACTTTTCTAAAACTGGTGATGGTACATCAGGAACAAGTGGTTCTGCTGGAACAAGTGGCTTAAGTGGCTCAGCTGGGACAAATGGTACTTCTGGATCATCTGGAAATCAAGGAACATCTGGTACAAGTGGTGGTGGATCTGCTGGTACACGTGGAACATCCGGTACAAGTGGTGGTGGATCTGCTGGTACACGTGGAACATCCGGTACAAGTGGTGGTGGATCTGCTGGTACACGTGGAACATCCGGTACAAGTGGTGGTGGATCTGCTGGTACAAGTGGTTTATTATTATTGACTGGATCTACCGATAATGGTATTATTACATTAAATGGTACTCAACCAAATGCTACAGTAGAACAGTATTTAAAATATGACGGAACTACATTCACGGTTGGTAATGCAAGTGGTAATTTTTTCCAAGCTGGTAATGATACAATTATAATAGGTCTAACACCATCTTTATATGCTACTAAAGGAACTGTTATAGGAGTTGGTACTACAAATATCTTTTCTGTCGCAACAGCATCATATACTAGTATGTTTTATGAATATTATATTAAAAATGGAACTAATTTAAGAGCGGGTAATATAGTAGCGGTTTGGACAGGAAGTAGTATTCAATTCACCGAAACATCAACTATGGATATAGGTAATACCACAACTGGTGTAAATGCTTTTACATTCTCAGCTGTATTATCAACACCAAATGCAGTTTTACAAGGAATTTCATCATTGACAAATTGGGAAATTAGAACAATAATTAGAGCAATTTAAACATTTTGGAATAAAAGAAGTTTATGAATTTAATATATACTTTAACTTATTTTGGAAAGTGAAAAAATTGAGTTATTGTAAATGGGTAATGAATTCTTTGCTAGAAAAGGTCTAGCGCTTGGTACAGCTTCCGAAACAGCAACAGATAACCGAATATTAATATATGGTGCTGATGGTGTTCTAAAATATAGAACTGATATATCAGGTACGGGTACATCCGGTACATCCGGTACTCGTGGTACATCCGGTACATCCGGTATTCAAGGTACATCCGGTACTCGTGGTACATCCGGTACATCCGGTATTCAAGGTACATCCGGTACTCGTGGTACATCCGGTACATCCGGATCACAAGGGCCTTCTTCCGGTCTTCTTTATAACTTTATTTCATCTGGTACAATGGCTGATCCAGGTGTTAGTAATTTTAAACTAATAAGAACATCATCATTCTCAAATGTTACTAATATTTATATAAATGAGATTGATAATTTATCTGTTATACAAACATCTTATTTATTTGGTATAGGTGTAGGCGATTATATAATTATAAGAGGTAATGATAACTCAACAACAAACTTTGGGATATTATATGTAACATCAAAAACTGATGTTGGATCTTATTGGGATTTTGGTGTTAGTGTTATATCCGGTAATTGGAATTTAAACTCATCATACTTATGTTCTATATCTATACAATTTTCCGGTACATCTGGTAGCCAAGGAACATCCGGAACATCTGGAGTTAAAGGTACTTCTGGTACTTCAGGAACCTCCTTATTAGTAGCCGGTGTTCAAAATCAAATACAGATTAATAATGGTTTAGGTGGATTGGGTCAATTTGGATTGATGGATTCGACTAGGGGTTCAATTCTTATAAACAATAGTAGTCCAATAAACACAACCGGATTGGATAATACATTTATAGGACATCAATCTGGTTGTGGTAACACAACCGGATTTAGTAATATATTCATCGGATCTCTATCTGGTTCTAATAATATAACCGGTTTTGAAAATATATTTATTGGTACTAAGTCAGGTTGTAGTAATACCTTTGGTGATAATAACTTATTCATTGGTAGTAATTCTGGTTGTAGTAACACAACTGGTAGTTATAACACATTTATAGGTAATTACTCAGCTAATTGCAACACAGTACAAATAGCTAACACTTATATTGGTGCTTTTACTGGTGCTGAATTACAAGGTCAATTCAATACTTTAGTTGGATATATTTCTGGTGGAGGTGGGGGGTTAATAAACGCCACTAGTTCTTACAACACATCACTAGGTGCAGCGTCTGGTGGATCTATATCATATGGTATTGGTCAAAATACATATATTGGATCTTTTGCTGGATACTCAGATTCATATGGATTTTCAAGTGTCATGATTGGATTTTGTTCAGGTGCTTGTACTGGTGTATCATCAACAAATTTATTTATAGGTGCTTATAGTGGGGGTGGTAATAAGTATTCATGTCTAAATACATTTGTAGGATATCAAACCGGTGGATCTTTTAACCCAAATCCTAATTCACAGAATGCAACAAATTCACAAAAATGCAACGTGATATTTGGTCATCAATCTGGTTTTTTAAGTTTTTATTCCTGTGATAATACATATTTGGGATTTAGATCTGGTTATTCGGGAACACAATCATCATTTAATACATTTATAGGTTTTTGTTCAGGATATTCCAATATTATAAACAGTAATACATTTATTGGATATCTATCGGGTAATAAAAATACAATTGGATCTTCTAATTCATTTATCGGTTATAAATCTGGGAGTGAAAACACAACAGGATCTTTCAACACTTTCATTGGATATCAATCAGGTATGTGTAATTTAACCGGGATTGCTAATGTATTTATAGGACACTGTACTGGTGGTAGTAACACAGCAGGTGAAAGAAATACATTTATTGGCGTTAACGCTGGAGTTTCTAATACGGTCGGAATTTGTAATACTTATATTGGTCAAGGTGCTGGTTATAGTAATACAACAACTAGCGAAAATATCTATATTGGTACATTATCCGGTTTTTCTAGTAATGGTGCGTCAAATACGATATCAATGGGTGTTAGAGCTGGGTATTTTACATCTGGTTCTGATAATATATTTATAGGTAATTGCTCTGGTTATGATAATAATATTGGTTTTAGTAATGTATATATTGGAAAATTATCCGGTTTCAGTGGAACCCAATCGTCTCAAAATACATTTATTGGTGTTTGCTCTGGTTATAATAACAAAACTAGTACCAATACATTCGTTGGATTTTGCTCCGGATCTTCCAACACATCAGGTTCAAATAATACATTCATTGGTAATCTTAGTGGTTCTACTAACGTAACTGGTTCAAATAATACATTTGTTGGTAATCAAGCGGGTTTCAGTAATACAACTGGACATGAAAATACATTTGTTGGTAAATCGAGTGGTTACTATAATGTTTCTGGTGAATGTAATACTTTTATTGGAGCAGATGCTGGTTATTGTAATACTACTGGTCGAAGAAATACATTTATAGGTACTTGTGCAGGATGTTGTGCTAATGGACTTGATAATACGTTTATTGGATATCATTCTGGTAAGTCAGCGATAAATAATGGTGGTTGTGGTACTGATAACACATTTGTAGGATCTTGTACAGGTCCAGTTAATACAACTGGTGAATTAAATACATTCATTGGTTCTGGTACTGGTTATTCAAATACATCAGGTAGATTAAATACATTCTTAGGTACTAATGCTGGTTTTGAAAATACCACTGGTTTTGAAAATACTATTGTTGGTGTACAAGCAGGACAGTATAACACAATTGGAAATTATAACTCATTCTTTGGTGTTTATGCTGGATGGCAAAATACAACTGGTATATCAAACACATATATAGGTTGGGCATCGGGTGCATCAAATGTTTCGGGTCAAGGTAATACATTTATTGGTGAATCATCTGGTTATGGTAATACAAGTGGTATTTATAATACATTTATCGGATATTGCTCTGGTTTTGTTAGTGAAACTGGTGATTATAATACATTTGTAGGTGTTAATACTGGTTGTGTTAATACAGACGGATGTAATAATACATTTGTAGGATATGCTGCTGGTAGAGCAAATACAACAACCGGTAACACATTTGTTGGTGCTTTTTCTGGTTTATCCAACACAACTGGTGTAGGTAATACATTTATTGGTAATAGTTCTGGTTATAATAATACAAGTGGTCGTGGAAACGTATTTATTGGAAACAATGCCGGATATTGTAATTGTAATGATGCTAATTTTAATACATTTGTTGGTGGTGAAGCTGGTAAAAATAATTTATTCTCTTGTGCTCACACATTTGTTGGATATGCAGCTGGTTATTGTAATACAACTGGAGCAAACAACACATTCTTGGGTAGAGCGGCTGGTTACTATAATACAACCGGTGGTAACAACATATTTATTGGTGAATGTACTGGTCTAAATCAAACAACGGGTAGGTTTAATACATTTATTGGTACGTGTGCTGGTATCAGTGGTAATTACTCATGTGCTATTGCAATTGGTATGAGAGCTCAACCAAGTGTAGATGGTCAATTAGCTTTAGGTTCATCACTTTATCCATTAGCCACAGCTGTTTCGGCTGGTGCGATTGCTGGTTACATATGTACAAATATAAATGGTACTAACTATAAGATACCTTATTATGCAGTTTAATAAATAAAAAAAAATAAAAATAAATTATGTCAATTATTAATGTACAAAACAAAGAAGTAGTAACTACTCAAACAATTTCACAAGTTGAAATTTTAGAAGGAAATATTCAATTAGGTCAATCAGTTAGATTTCCTGTTAAATTATTGGATGCGAGTTCAAAATTAATTAGTATTGAGTTTGTTGAAGTTTCTGGTGATGATTACGCATCTTGGGGAACTGATGATACTTATATCAATAACTTAGTTTTAACTACTTTGGGATTAACAGCTTCAGTTTAATAAACATTTTAAACTACTCAACATATAAGTAATATGTTTGAGAAACCATTAGGTGGTACAGAATTGATGTATAATGAGTTGATATCAAGAGTACCCAAAGAATTATTAGATAAAATAAGCATATTTAATTATGTTCCAAATGCTGATCCCAGTAAACATATGGTTTACTGGAATCAGCTTTCTTATGACCAAGAAGCTGTTCAATTTCTTCAACATGAACAAAATATTAATTTAATTAATAATTTTATTTTTGTGAGTAATTGGCAAGCAGAACAATTTAGAAAAATTTTCAAAGTTCCTGGTCAAAAAACTCATGTCTTAAAAAATGCACACTTAGGTGTTTTTCCAAAAAAAATAACAAAAAAAGAAAAATTAAAAATTTGTTATACATCAACACCTTGGAGAGGATTAGATGTTTTGCTTTTAGCGTGGGAGATCTTAAATCCACAAGATTGTGAATTACACGTTTTTTCTTCTTGTAAAATTTATGGTACTGATTTTTCTAAAAATGATAATCAGTATGAATTTCTTTATGATTGGTGTAAAAGATTGCCAAATGTAGTTTATAGAGGGTCTATACCGAATGATGAATTAAGAAAAGAATTACCGGAATTTGACATTCTAGCTTATCCGTCAACATTTGAAGAAACTTCTTGTGTTGCTGTTATTGAAGCTTTAGCAACTGGTTTAAGAGTTGTTACATCATCAATTGGTGCTCTTCCAGAAACTTGTGAAGGTTGGGCTAGAATGTACTCTTATATTGAAGATAGAGAACAACACGGTCAATTTTTTGCTAAAGTTTTAGCAGAAGAGATTGAAAAAATGAAATCTGGTGATTTAGTAGAACACCTAAAAACTCAACAAGAAGTTTATTCTAAAAACTGGAGTTGGGAAACAAGAATTAAAGATTGGAATAACTTTTTCAAATCAATTGGTTGGAAAGAACAAAATGATAATTCACTGAAACAAATTTCTAATTATTTTACACCACAATCTATACTTGATATTGGTGCTAACGTTGGGCAATTTTATTTAAATTGTAAAAGTATTTATCCTGAAGCTAAATATCATTTAGTAGAAGGTAATCCAATGTGTGAAAGTAAAATAAAAGAGTTTGGTGAAGATTATTCAATTGTACTTTTAAGTGATGATGTTAAAGAAGTTGACTTTTGGATGAGAACTGATGATCCATACGCAACTGGTAATTCAATCTATAAAGAAAATACTCAGTATTATAATAATTCTTTATCAGTTAAAAAACAAACAAAAACATTGGACTCATTATTTGAAAATAAATCATTTGATTTAATTAAAATTGATACACAAGGTTCTGAATTAGATATTTTAAAAGGTGGTAAAGATTTGGTTAATTTAGCTAAGGGAATCATTATGGAAGTTTCATATTCTCAATATAATGATGGTTCTCCATTGTCAGAAGAAGTTATCGAATACATGAATAATATAGGATTTACTAAAGTTTCTATTATTGAATCTATAAATCATCCAGAAACAGGAGCTCATATACAAGATAATGTTCTTTTCATAAAAAATAATTTGTTATAATGGATAAATACGTTGTACTTCATATTGAAGGTGGTATTGGAAAAAATGTAATTGCTACAGCTGTTATTAGAGCAATTCAAAAAAAGTATAAAAATAGAAAGATAATCGTTTTAACTGCTTATCCAGATATTTTTGAATTAAACCCAAGAGTTCATAGAGCATATCAATTTGGTCAAACTCAATATTTTTACCAAGAGTATATTGAAAATAAAGACACTATTGTTATGTCACATGATCCTTATAGAGAAAGTGATTATATTTACCGAAAAAAACATCTTTCTCAAATCTGGTGTGATATGTATGGTATTGAATGGGATGGAGAACAACCAGAACTTTACTTTACACAATTAGAAGCTGAGTTTGTTCAAACACTTATCAATAAAGATAAACCAATATTCTTAATCAATGCTTTTGGTGGAGCTGTTAATCAACAACATAAGTACTCTTGGGCGAGAGATATTCCACCAGTTTTAGCACAAGATATTGTTGATGAGGCATCTAAATATTATAGAGTTATTCAAGTAAGAAGAGAAGATCAAATTGCTCTTAAAAATTGTGAATATTTATCATTAAGTATTAGACAATTAGCTTTAGCACTTCTTCAATCTGATAAGAGATTATTAATTGATTCTTATTTACAACATGCGGCAGCTTCTTTAAATCTACCATCTGTTGTACTTTGGAGTTGTAATTCACCAAAAGTATTTGGGTATAAAATACACACAAATATCTCTTCTAAATTTCAAGCTGCTAGTTTAAAAAATTCTTTATATGAAGCTTATGATATATCAGGTGATCCTATTCAATTAGCTACACCACCTGGTGTGATGTTTGATAAACAACAAATATTAAAAGCACTTAACTTTGACACTACACTATTAGAAGTTGAACATAAAAAAGAATTAGAAAACGTATGAAAAAAGAAGTAATATTAATAGCCTTATTAACATTTAGAGATTCGGTTAATGTTAGTTTCTTATGGTGGTTAGATAACATAAGAAAGTTAAATAATGATCCAAACCATCCAAGAACATATGAAGTTATGTATGTCCCTGGTTTAAGACCAGTTGCTTACGCTAGAAACGTGGCAATTACAAACTTCTTAAATAATAAGACTGCTGATAAATTGTGGTTTATTGATGATGATTTAGTACCAACCGAAACAGCTCTAAATATTTTTAATTCAGATGCTGATATTGTTTCAGGACTTTACTATCTTCTTTTAATGGAAGGCTCAAGACCTACACTTAGTTCAGCCATTTATCAAAAAGATGGTGATGAAAATAACCCAAAAGGATTTCAAGCAATTAATCCAAAAAACTATAAAGGCCAAAGTCAAATTATTCCAATTGATGCGGCTGGTACTGGTTCACTACTAATTAGTAGAAAAGTTGCTGAAGATCAAAGAATGATGTTGAGTAAGAAGTATGTTTCAGCTGATGGTAAACCAACCGAATTGGGTGATGATGAGGCACTTCCAATTTTTAGAACTCTTTCTAAAGCAAATGGTTCAGAAGAAAGATCAGAAGATATTGATTTTGTTTGGAGAGCTAAAGAATTAGGTTATAAAGTAGAAGCTGTATTAGATGCGAGATTTCTACATAAAAAAGAAATGTTAGTTGACTGGTCAGTATGGCAAGTTAACGGTGAAATTAGTTAATATGGAAAAAAGTAAAGGTGGTATTGGTGTAACGTCAATTTTATTTTTAATATTCTTAACTTTGAAATTGACTAATAATATTGATTGGTCTTGGTGGTGGGTTACTTCACCAATTTGGATACCAGTTTGTATTGTACTTATTGTATTTTTATTTGCTTTTCTTTTCTTTTTTGGATGGGCAGTTATACTTCTTTCAAGAGGAGTTGATGCTGATACAATCAGAGAAAAGTTTAAAAATATAGCAGATATTAAAAACGAAAAACCTCAACAATAGTTGAGGTTTTTTTATTAGATAACTTCTTTAATTACTTCACTGACAAGTTTTCTATCTACTGGTAGAGTAGAGAACTCTTTCATAATTTGTCCGATATTAGTGATACCCGCTAATTTCAACTCAGTTACCTTAGCAACAATATCTTCTTTAGATAACTGTTTTGGTAAATAAGCTTCGATAATAGCTAATTCCATTTTAGCAATTTCACCACCTTTTTCGATAGTTTCTTTTAGTGATTTAACTGTTTTGTTAAGAATTTTTGTCACTTCTTCATCAGATAAAGAATCGACACCGGTATTCTTTTCAAGAGTTTGAATTTCACCTTTGATTACAGAAAGTAAGTTTTTTGATACTACGTCTTTTGCTTTAAACGCAGTCATGTAATCAGTACTGATTTTTTGTTTTAGTGTCATAATACTTATTTTTTAATTTAGACAAAATTAAGGATAAAAAATAAAACCACCAATTTTTTGGTGGTTTTTTATCATTTATTATATAATAAATAGTCTTTGTTATCATATATATTATCTCAAGGTAGAATTTGAATTTCACTAACTTTATTAAAGACTAAAATTTATTTATTAGCTACTTACTACAATAAAAATTATATAAAAAATGAGAGTATAAGTTTAATATATACTTTTATGAAATACCTTAAATATAGACAAAGTTTTTTAAATGAGAAATTTGAATCTCAATTTTTAACAAAGACAACTGGGTGGTTATCTAAAATGAAATTAAATAGCAAACCTTTTATTGAAGATTTAAAGAAAATATGTGAAAATAATTCAATTCCTTTAAGTTCTATAACTGATAACTTTTTTGATGTTAATATATTAGCCAATAAAGCTATTAAGATGAGAGCACCAGAAGATTCGGTTAATCATACTTGGGCTATTAAATTTTGGTTTTCCGCAACTGATGGTTATAAAGGATTTAGTGTTACTCCGAATAGAAGTGGAGAAAGAGTTAAAAGTAAAAGTGAGAGTAGAAAATTTGAACCATTTGAACCAGAAGAAATTTCTCTATTAAAGGAGAAAGCGGTTGACTCCGCTTCCCAGTTAATAGGTGTCGATTTAACAAAAGGAGAATTAAGTATAGTTGATAATGATTATGTTAAAAATCTACATTTAAAAACAGGTGATATTATAGCCTTTTATAGTTGTAGTGGTGATATAAATTATAGTAGAGACTATTCTTATCACTTAAATTGGGCTAAAATTTTCTCATCTCATGATGAATATGGTCGTTTTAGATCATATGTTGCTTATGGTAAAAATCTTAGTGGTGGATCTGCTGATTATTATTATGATGAAAACGGTGTAGAATATGCTAGTGTAATTGATCATTTATATAGTAATGTAAGTGATAGAGAACGTAATTATATAGGATCTTGGATTTTATCTGAGAGTGGTGTTGGTTTACAAAGTGATAATTACAAAGTACATCTTTATAAACATACAAGTGAAGATTTACATGTTGTTGGTGATTCTCCCAAAAAAGCTGAGAATGAAGATCCTAATACTTGGAACTTGAGTGTTCGTAAAGATATTAATAGTCTTAGAACTTTTGAAATACAAAAGTATGATAGAAGTGATGAAAAAAACAAATCTATTTATAAAGAAGATTTAGAAGATTCAGATTTTGCTATAATATTTTACATAGATGAGTTTCTCCCACAGATGGAAGGAGACTTAACAAGTATTAGAAAAGAAAGAATTGAGAGTAAATCCGGAGCTACTGCTTTAATGAGTAATGAAGAAATTAAAAAGATTAATGTTGATAAAAGACTTGATTATTTAGTTGACAAAATGAAAATAGATCAAAATCTTAAAATCGATGAAATGTCTAATCTAAAATCAATCTTGTTGAAAATATTGAAAGATGATTATGTTATTATTACACTATTTAGAGGTTTTAATGCGAGTATTATAAGTGGATTTTATTACTTTTTTGATGGTCTTGAAAGTATTGAAAAACTGCAAAATGAAGAACAACTGAAAAATTATGTTGAGAGTTCACTTCAATCAATTAAAGAACAATATAGAAAATTATTAGAGGATTATCAATCAACCACTCCTAAGTTTAAGAATTCATATGAGTTAATAATGAAATCTGATAACGAAAAGTTAAAAGAAGTATTTGAAAATATATTGAGAATTGGTAAAAAATTTACAACTAAAATTAGATCCAGAGAAATAGTAAATCTTTATGATATTTCAATTATTATTAGTAATCTTCAAAATATTCACAATATACATGATACTAATAGATTATCATACAGAACCATAAGAATTATGGAGGAATTTAGATACAGCGATGAAGTTGAGAATATGATGCGTAATTTTGATGATGATGATTATAATAAATCAATGAAAGGTATTAAATTCATGGAAAGAATGATTGATCTTATATAGATTTAATATCTTCTATTTTATAATCTAATTCAATTAAAAGTAACTGACATTCAACTTTTAATTGAATTAGTTTATCTACATCAACCTCTTCTAATATAGACCTACTTATTGATTCCATTTCATCTAAAATAGTTTGTCTAATCTTATAAAGATCTTCTAATACATCTTCCTTTATCTCTAATAAGATAGATTTATAAAAAGGATTTTTTGTTAAATCTTCTCTGTAAAAATCAACACTAAATCCTTTAACTATCTTTTCAATATTTGAAATGATATCTTCCTCAGTATTAGACTGATTTAATTCTTTAAGTATTTTTTGATATTCATCAAAGTTTTTACCCATTATCTAAAATTCATTTCTCTTTTAGCATCTCTATCAATATCCCTTTGTTTGATATCTTGCTTTTTATTCCAAAGTTTCTTACCTTTACAAACACCAATTTTCAATTTCAATCTGTTATTTTGAATGAAAATACCTAATGGTATAATAGTAGTTCCTTTATCTTGTATAAGTCTATCTATTTTAGCGATCTCTTTCTTATGTAATAATAATTTCTTTTCACGATTTTCATCATGAACTTCAATTTTATGAGACCATTTGTAACGAGAAACTTTTAAGTTTTTAATCCATAACTCACCAGACTTAAAGTAAGCATACGAATCAACTAAGGTAACATCACCTCTTCTGATAGATTTAACTTCACTACCTGTTAAAATAATACCGCAATCAAATTCTTCAATTACATCAAACGAATATCGAGCCTTTCTATTACTTACTATCATATATTTTTTATACAAAAATAAACAAAAGTTTTATAAGGGGCTACATTATTTAATATATAAATAATGAAAAAGTGTAAATGGTGTAATAAAGAATTGGTTGATAAAAGATCTGACTCTCTTTTTTGTAGAAGATCTTGTAAAGGAATGTTCAGTAGAAAGAAAAAAATAGAAAATGAAAAAAGAGATAGAAAAGTTTAAGTCTATACACGGTGATGCTTATGACTACTCATTAGTTAATTATATTAACAATATAACAAAAATAGAGATAATATGTAAGATTCATGGCGTTTTTGAACAAACACCACATCATCATAAACGAGGTGGTGGTTGTGGTAAATGTACAAAGGGTGCGCCATCTTTATCAAAGGATGATTTTATCAAAAAGTCGGTTAGTAAACATGGTAATTTATATGATTACTCATTGGTGAATTATATTAATAATAGGACTAAAGTCGAGATAATTTGTACTAAACACGGAATTTTTAACCAAACTCCACAATCACACTTAAATGGTAGTGGATGCTCAATGTGTAATGTGAAATGTATAAAAAATGATGAATTAATAAAAAGATTTAATGATAAACATAATGGTTCTTATACTTATCTCCTCTGTGAAGAAAGATATAAATTGTCGGACTTTATAGATATCAAGTGTGAAATTCATGGTGTGTTTACACAAAGAATATCAAACCATCTTGTATCTGGTTGCCAGAAATGTGGTGGATTTGTATATGATAATGATGATTTTGTAGATAAATCGATTAAAGTACATGGTGATAAATATGATTATAGTTTATCAGTATATAAAAACTTCAAAACTGATGTTAATATAATATGTAAAAAACACGGAATTTTTAAACAAAAACCTTATTTACATACATCTGGATCAGGTTGTGCTAAATGTAATGAGTCAAAAGGTGAAAAGATTATATCTTGGTTTTTGACTAAAAAAGGTATAAAATATGAAACACAAAAAACTTTTGATGATTGTGTTTATAAGAAAAAATTAAGATTTGACTTCTATTTACCCGAATATAATACTTGTATAGAATATAATGGTATTCAACATTATGGAGAAGTTAAAGCTTTTGGAGGACATTCTTATTTATTAGATATTAAAACTAAGGATAATATAAAAGTTAATTATTGTAATAATATGAATATAAATTTAATAGTGATAAAATATACAGATTTTGAAAATATATCTAACATAATTAGTAATTATATATCATTATAATTCATTTAATGAAAATGTTTCGTTATCCGCTCCAAATCTATTTTTCATTAGTTTAGCAACTCCCTTATCAATCATAAAAGCCAAATCAGCAATATACATACTTCCACTCCCTCCCTTTAAATTTTGAGATGGTGTTACTTCTAATGAAGTGTATGTTGGTGCAGTAAAAATTACTTTTAATCCACATTCTACACACTCACTTCTTAACTTTTCAACTATTTGATTTAATTGTATTGATTTATATACATCACTTTTTTGTAAATGTGGTAAATCGTTGTAATCAATCAATATGTATTTAAAGTTTATTTTTGATAAATCTTCCGAATCATTTAGAATAGAATCTAATCTAATATCTCTTATCTTTTGTTTAAGACTACCATTAAAAGAAAAAGATGGATCTATTTCTCTTAAATCAATATATGATAATTTAGAAATAAATTCATTTTTTAAATTTTTATCATTTGAAGTATATCCAATTGTAGTAAAGTTAGATTGATCTACTAAACTATATAAATACTCAATTGATTTCATAAAAATTAATTTAAATGGTTATTAATTAATTCTTCTATTTTTTCTTTTGTTACATTTCCTGTATTTCTCTCAACTATTTCACCATCTTTATAGACAAGTAAAGTTGGAATATTTCTTATTCCTAATTCTCTAATTAAGTCTTTGGCTCCATCAGCATCTAATTTACCAACACTTAAACCCTTTTCTTTGTACTCTGAAGAAATTTGATCTACTAAAGGACCAACAACCCGACACGGTCCACACCACGTCGCTAGAACGTCAACTAATACCAAACCATTTTTAGTAAAAGACTCATAGTTTTGTTCATTTAATTCAGTAATATAAGCTATCATAATTTTATTTTATTTTTTATTTATATCATTTAAATATAAAAAAGTTTATTATACAAGGGAAGCACCACCATTTTAATAACTACCAGTTTATAAAATATGGAAAATTTAACTTGTGAAGTTGCTTATATCTATGGATTGGTTGATCCTAGAAATGATGAGATAAGGTATATTGGTAAAACAATTAATCCACATTCCAGATTAGAAAGTCATTTAATAGAGTCTAAAGATATAAATAAAAAAAATTATAGAGTTAACTGGTTGAGAAAATTAACATCAATTGGTTTACATCCCAAAATAACCTTTTTAAGAACATGTCCATCTCATGAATATGAGAAGTATGAGACTGAGTATATAAAAATTTATTCTTGTAATAGATTAACTAACTCTGATGAAACTGGACAAGGCAATACAAATCGCAAGAGAGAAGTTTTAGATAGACAATCTGAAAACTCTGGTAAAAAAGTATATCAATATGATTTAGATGGTAATTTCATAAAGGAGTTTAGAAGTGCGAGAACAGCCGCTTCTGAATTAAATCTAAATCATGGTAATATATCAAGATGTTGTAATGGTAAGTTTAAACACACAGGGGGATATATTTTTAGATATGAAATGAATAGTGATATAAAATTAGAAAACCCCAATGCTGTTAAAAAAATAGTCATTGAGGTTGATTATAATGGATTGGAAATTAATAGATGGTTATCTATTATGGATTGTTCAAGAGATACAAAATTAGATCAGGGTAATATTAGTAGAGTTTGTAATAATAAATTAAGAAGTATTAAAGGTAGATTTTTTAAATTTCTTTAATTTTATTCTCTAAGTTTAGAACTTTTCTAACTTTACCTTTAGTATCATTAACAATTTCTTTTCTAACCGATAATTCCAATAATAATTTCTCACTATCATCAATAATATCAGGCATTTTAAACCCCTCTTTTTCTAATAGAGAAATTGCTATAATTGGATCATCAGAAAACTCATTAAATAAAGTTTTAATTATATTTAATTGTTCTGATAGAGTGTAACCATTGAGTGAGTTTATTGCTCTTGTGTTCTCAACAAGTCTTTTAAGTAAATCTAAATCTTCTTTACTCGGTTGACAATCTATATAATCTTCTGTGTTAAAATTATAAGACTTCCATATTTTTTTAATCTCTTCATTTTCATAAACATTTCTTATATAGAATAAGAAGTTCTTACAAGTTTGAATAGATGTTATATCAGAGTCACTCCAATATTCAAATCCTTTATCAACCATGTTTATAACATCAAATAATACTTTTTCTTCTTTAACATATTTAACTGGTATCAATTTATATAACTTATCATCAGAATTAAACATAGTTTTTATATACATCTCATCATCTAAACACCTAACTATATTAAAGTAATTACTTAACTTATCTGAGTATTTTTCAAATATTTCATAATATCTTTCTTTAAACATTCTTTTTGAAACATCTGAGAAATAGTAACTATTACTGATTACATAAGACAGGATCTTATACTCAAATTCATCTAATTCACAACCTAATTCATCAGACTTTTTAATTATTCTGATAGCAGTATGTGATGGTGTGGTTAAGTTAACTATCTTCAATTCACCGGTTTTCAAGAAATTCTCAAACTCTTTAGTCCAATAAAATTTATCTTCATCAATTGAATAACCAACTGCTGTACAATTTATATCAAATGAGTCTATAATAAACTTTGGATCTTCGATATTTGAATCGTATTCTATAATATTAAATATTCCGTCTTTTTCAGACGATGCGATTGAATAGAAATTTTTTGTGTAAGTACTCCAGTTTATACCAGTATAATCTTCATAAGCTTTAATATCATCAACTTTATATCTATAAAGACTATCTCTATCAACATTAGAGAATTTATCTATTTTATTTCTAAAAATAAAAACATCAATATCATTTACAACTGCTTTTTTACCGGAAACTAATTCCCACGCAATATTAGCAATAGAACCACCAGCAATAAATCCTGTTTTTGGAATACCCCAAGTATCTTTAATTATTTGTAGAGCTGATCTACAAAGACTTTCTATATTCATTTTAAAAGTTTTATGAGTTTACTATCTCTTATTTCTTCTACTTTTGTGAAGAAACTTTTATCTATACAAAATTTATCAGCATGGATTTTAGAAGGGTTTTCAAATATCAGAAGTTTTTCTTCACCATCTTCAAAAGTATCCAAAACCATTAATTTTTGATTTCTATCAATACCAAATGACTCTAAAAGATTTTGACTGTCCTTTTTGAAAAGACGGTCAAAACCAGTACAGATAACTATATCACCAATATTAAAATCCATTATTTAACTGTATCAATACAATTTCTCCATCTACGACCTTCATAAACTTCATCAATTTTCTTAAAGTCGTTTTTAGTTTCACCAATAAGAATTGACCTACCATTTCTTATTTGTGATTTGATTGTACTTAGGTTTTTACCTAATTGATCAGAGATTTCTTTGTAAGACATTTTTCTAATCTCTCTCATTTCAATGACTGTTTTATATGGTTCTTTTAATTTAGATATTTGTTCTATCATAATAGAAGCCTTAATATCATTAGACTCATATAATTCTAAATTAGTTTGATAATCTTCAGGTATAAAATCTTTCATTGTTGTACCTTCATCATCATACTCTGTATCAAGAGATACATTTCTTTTATCATTTTTGATTGCTTGAAGAGCAAGATTTTTAGCTATAGTGAATAGCCAAGTTGAAAATTGAGCTTTTTCATCATCATACTTATCAATCTTTTCAAAAGCTGTTAAGAACGAATCTGTTGCTATGTCTTCTGTTTTTTGAGGATCATTACACATTTTAGAAGTGTAATAAATTAATTTTGGATAATACTTTTTGTAAAGAGTTGAAAAATCTTTACCTGTTTTTTCTACGAAAAACTTTTCTTGTTCTGAGAATAAAATGTTTTCTTTCATAATTGCCGTTAAAATTTTATTGACTGCCGTCATTGCCTTATATTTATTCATAACTTAATCCCCTCTATGAGAAGACCAAGTAATATTATACTTATTTATTTATAAAAAGTTTACTACTTTTATAAATTTTTTTGTATATTAACGGACATATTTAGTCTTAGCAGTCATTGTGTTTAAATTCACAATTATATTATAATCCCAACCAGTAAAGGTTAATTTATTATCATCTTCATAGTATCCATTTGACTGATAAACGTTTAGAAAGTAAATTTTCTCATCTTTCTTAATTAAGAAAGAGTCTTCATTTTCAAAAACTTCAATACCATTATCGAGAGTTTCAACTTTCTTAAATCTCATAATTTCATTTTCATTGAAATCATATTCTTTTTGATAATCAAAAATCTCATTAAATGAGTCTTTTTCAATTTCCAATAAATTAATATTATCATCTTTTTTCAAGTTGATAATATTTGGGTTGTTCACTTCTTTTGGTGTAATAGCATTATCACCAACTGGGACATAATCATCCCAACTATCAAAATCTAGCTCCATTTTATTTTGTTTTTAATTAATTCCTAAATCACCTAATTTTTCATCTCTTCTTTTTGAAATAATCATTGAATAAACTTTTCGTAAAAAGTCATCAAAATGATCATCTTCCATTACTCCATCAGATATAGATACATCTAAATCTTTTTCCATTTTCATAATAAGATCTATAACGTCATAAATATCAATATCTGTAAGATTATTTATATCATATCCAATCTCTTTTATTTTGGATTCAATATCATACTTTTTATCCACTATTAACTCAACCAATTCATCAACGGTCTCAATTAATCTTATTTCAGATCTAGTATATGATTGTACTGTTACCTCATGAGGACCATTTTTGAGTTTATTAAGCTCATCAATGTTTATATTGATATTTGGTGGATTTACACTCATTATTTATGAAAATGTATTTTTGGTATTGTTTTGATAATCTCTACTGTGTGAGTGATGATGTTCTCATTATCCATGTGTTCAAAATGGTCGAAAACAAGTTGTTCAGCTTGTCCAATCCCATCAGCCTCAACTAAAACAACGGTCGAATATTTTTCAATTGTTCCTAATTGGTGGTGCTCCTCAACTACATTGATAGCAACCGTGTACTCATTGTGTGTCATATTACTTAATTTAAAATTTTATCTATTTTTTCGTCTCTTATCTCACCAATGAAATGAGAAAGCATAGTATTTATATCCGAGTCAATAAGATGTCGGTTCGATAAAATACTCATTTTATTTATATATTCAAAGAAATTAAACTGATTTCTCTTAATATCTTCTAAGTCTATATCTAATTTATCACAATCCGAAAAAAATGAATTTTTATAATCTGGATAAATATTATTTACATATTTTTCTGATATACTCAATTTTCTACCAGTTATAACATCTTGTGGACTTTTATTCACAAACTCGTTTGTTATTATATCATTTAGTGACTTACCAACTTCTATATAACCAATCTCACCATTAAGAATAACTGAATAGAAATATCTAGTTCCAATACTCTTAACTTTAGATGCGATTTTAGAATTATCAAATTCTCTTTTGTAAAGCCAAATTTTATTTGATAGTTTACCATCTAAATCATAGTATATTTTACTATCAATATAGACGTATCTTGTCGATATATTCAAGTCAAAACTCTGACCGTTCCATATCGGTAAGATCCTAAACTCTTGATTATTTTCAATTTTAAATTTCATACTAATTATCAAAAAAGAAACAACATCTAACAAAAGATGGATTTGTATCCAACTTACTCATTTTATCCAAAGTGGATTTAAAATTTGGAAAATCAGTCCAATCATACTCTAATAACTCTTTTAAAGTAAAGTATGAGTGTGAGTGACCGTCACCATTCCATTGTTCACACATATACTTATATCCAAAAGAAGCATCTTTTGGAATTCCTCTTGGATCTGAGATAGCATTATATTCTCCGTAACCTCTAACATCAGCTAATATTGAAAATAAAGAGTAGTTTCTACCAGAATAAAAACGTTCTTCATATAAGGTGTTCCAATACTCATTAAATCCATCAGTTTCTATCTCCCAACTATCAGCAGATACCCATCTAAAATGAGATGGACTTTCATCTAAAATCTGATTTAATCTCAAATCTCTTTCTTCTGAAAGATCTCTTGGACCTTCATAATCATTAGAATCTGTCCACCTCTCTACAAAAAAATGACAATCACACCCCACATTATTTATTTTTATAGTAATTTAACATATCTTGATATTTTTCATATTTTCTATCTAAATGAGTGGTTGTTTCATCATACAACCAATCTAAAACCTTAATTATTTGTCTATTACCTCTTAGATAAACTGAATATATCGACTTCATTTTTCTTAATTTAATATTAACATTATTTTTAGAAAGTATTAATTGTAAAGTCTTCATCAAATCATAAGAACCAACAATGGAAAAAGTATATCTTCTATAATTTTTATCCATTGAGTAAGTCAAACAACCATCACCATCAAAAATACCTTTTATAAAAAATCTATCAAATTCCGAATCTATATTTGGATAAGTAACAATTTTGCTTTTTCTCTTAACTAATCCTAAACAATCAACATCAGATAATAACTTTTTATCTTGTATTGTTAGATAAAAAATATCTTTACCGTTTATTATATTTTTCTTTTTTCTAACCGGCATATCACAATTTACATAAATTTTATCTCTCAATTTTTCCAAATGTCCCTCATCTTGTATATCCACTCTAATAAACTTACCACTATTATAACCATCAGCCATCAAAAAACCCAACCAATAAGCTTTATCTTCCGAATCTATTACTTCAAAATAATCTTTGTTTATCAAATATTTTCTATGAGTCTTTTTAACCTCAATATTATTAACTTTTAACCTGTTTGTTATAGTAGCGACATCAACATTAAAAAGTCTTCCTATTTTACTAGCACTAAAATTCTCTTCGGTATAAAGTCTAATAATCTCTTTTTCATCAATTTGTTTTTTCTTTCCCATATCTTATATATTAAGATATGGGTTGTTCATTTCACCTTACCTTAGAATTATCTATTTGATACTATCTATTATTTTAATAGATCCTCTAATTGTTCAACAGTAATAACTTCTACTCCCAAATCAAGAGCCTTTTTCTCTTTAGAAGAACCAGAACCAATCGCTTTCATAACTAAGTGTGTTGTGTTTTTACTAACACTACCACCAATTTTACCACCACGAGATTCAATAACCTCTTCTAATTCTTTTCGACGAACTCCTGTGAATACAAACTGCTTACCTTCTAAGTCATTAGAAACTTGTACTACTTCAACTTTCTCAGAAATAGTAACTGGTAAATCAGAAATAAACTCGAAGAACTTATCATAATTATCAACATAAGTTTTAGCAGAAATCTCAGCAAATCCTTCAATTTCCATAACTTTTCCAACAGTAGGTTTTTCATTGAAGTGTTCTAACAGAGCTAACTTTTTACTTCCTAATCCAGAGAAGATGCCAGTAGCGTGTTGTAATTTAGATAATTGAACACCAGTGATAGACTTTTGAATTGAGTCATAAACAATTTTAGCTTTACGTTTACCAAAACGATCAATCTTTTCTAAGTTTTCTACTTTAAGATTTAAAATATCTTTAATAGTTTTATAACCAGCATCCCACAATTGTGTGATAACACCTTCTGAAACATTATCAGCTTCTAATATCTCAAAGAAAGCGATATTCTTTTTTAATTTTTGCTCTTCTGTTTCAGTTAATGTGATTAACTCAATACCAGCCTCATTCCAATCAATCTCAACACCTTCGATAGTTGGTAAAACAAATTCAACTGTTTCTAATACGTCAGCAATAATTGGAATAACCATACCACTACGTTTAACAACAACTTTAGCACCAACTCCCAATCCCATATCTTTTACGAAACGAGCGTTATTACCAGTTACATTAGATACAGTAACTCCGTCTAATTTAACAGGTTTGATATGTAATACCGGTTTTAATAAACCTTGTTTAGAAATATTCCAAGTAATACCAATTACTTCTGTTTCAGCTGATTGCTCGAAACTTGGGTGTTTGAATGCTCTTGCGAATACTGGGTTACCTGATGAAGTTTCACGACCTAATGATGATTGTGTTGCTAAGTTATTTACCTCTAAGATAATACCATCAATCTCATATTCTTCAGACCATTCTTTAAATAAAGAGATAAGTAATTCTTCTGTTAAATCTAAAATGCCACAAACATGATAAGGTACTTTTACTTTTTGATTCTCATTTAATTCATCTAATATTTGTTGTTTAGTGGTGAAATGATTTCTGAATTTTGATGATGGAATAGCACCATATTTAATAAAGTTACAATCTTTTAAAGCTTCTCTCGCATCTGGTGAGTTGATAAGACCAGCCACGAAGTTTCTTGGGTTAGCATAATCATTTGAGTATTTATCGATAAATACTCGTTTAGGCATAATAACTTCACCATAACTATGTGAGAAAGTAATAGGTGCGAAAGGATCTATATCATTTTCAATGTCATATAACTTGTTTCCTATAAGTTTATAGTGTTCATTTGATTTTTGACCATAAACACCATCTCCACGAGTGATAGCATCACCGTTGTTTTCTTCATCTTTACATAAAGAAAGACCATCATATTTAGGTGTACAGATAATTTCAACAGAGTTTGGGATAAGTTTAAGACGTTGCCAGTCTTTAATTTCTTCTAAAGACTTAATTTTGTTCATAGAAGCCATTGGAATAGGTAGACGAGTTTTTCTCGTTTCGTCAAGAATTTCATGTCCTACAACAGATAACAATTCATCATCTGGTGACATATCAGATAACTCTTCTACAAGAATATCATATTCTTTATCAGACATAATTGGTTTTCCAATTCTATATGCCTCGTTTGCTTCTTTAATCTTATTCTTTAATTGTTCTATCATAATACAAATATAATAAAATTATTATTAAATTCTTAATTGATTTAATTTATAATCTCTAGTTTCTCTAATCTTTTCTACTCCTTTTAAGTGTTTTAGTTTAGTTTTATATGAAGCTGCGCAAGACTTTGAACAACAAAGCCCCCATCCTCTTTTCAAATTTCTTTTATCTGGTATAAAACTAGATTTACAATAAAGACAGAATGACTCTTCTTTTTTACTTTTAGCTTTATCAAATAAATTCTTCATTCTACAAATATATGAAAAATTTTACATGAAAGAAAGCATTTTTTTAATATATACTAAAAAATCAAATAGAATAAGATGCCAATTCAAAGTTCTTTTCCTAAAGTAGCTGATCAGATATTAAACTTTAATAAAAATATTGTTGATATATTATCAAAGATAAATTCGATAACTACAACAACTGATCCTACTGTAAGTCTTCAAATATTTAATGAAAATGGTGTATTAAAAAACTATACACTACCTAGTATTAATTCACTTAAATCTGAAATTGATAGACTAAATAATAATATCAATTCACTTTATAGTATTGATGTAACTGGTTCACTAATTCAAACTTCACCTAACTCATTTAAACGAGTTATAACAGTTGACTTAAATAGAGAGCCTAATCCAATTAGTAGTTTAGGTTCAATAACAACTTTTAATACAACAAATAATTGGTTTTTTGACTCTATGTTAAATCCGATGTTAAATATTGAATTAGACTTAACTGGTCAAATTGAAGATAATGTTAGAAAAGTACAAATAAGAAGATATATTGTTGAATTTGCTAAAGATAGTGCTGGAAACTTTACTAACTTAGGTCAATCAGCTTTAAATAGTTTTAATACTTTATTTAGAGGTAATACAAATATTAATATTACTGATTTTGAAAATTGGCATAGAACAACACCTGGTGTTGTGGATCCATTAAATCCACGTATTGATGAGCAAGTATTTGATTTAGATCCTAATGAATTATTGTATGAAGGTCAATTCTCGGTTTTAAGAGTTGATGAGGATAGAATTAATAGAAAACTTTGGTATGTTTTAAACACATTAGATTATCTTGATATTTCTCTGAATCAAATTCAACAATTAAAAATTGGTAGTGAACTTATTGTTAACAGAGCTCAAACATCAACAAAGTATAGAGTTACTGAGATATCAACAGCTGATACTAGTCCAAGAATAAGAGTTGAGAGAGTTGAAGGTTTAGAGGCTATTCCAATTGGTGTTGGAACTATGAAGATATATTCACCAATTGTTTATAAAAAGTCTGTTAGAGTTAGTATTGGTTATAATGAAAGAAATATAATATTTGCTAAACCAATAAATACTGAAAATCATTTACTTTCGAGAGAATGGTCTTTTGGAACTGGATATTGGTCAAATGATTTAAGATTAAGTGCTAATTCACCAGATGATGGTATAACAATGGAGCAGTTTTATATTGACTATGTTTATGATTATGGAACAGTTTTACAAGATTTAGTTGCTAAGAAAACACCTAATAAATTGGCTGGTACTCCGGTATCACCTACTCTTAATGCGACTAACTTTAAAGTAGTTCAAATAAATAAACATTTAACTGATACACCAGATGCTAATTTGATTAAACAAAAACATAATTATCAACAAAGTTTAAAATCTCAATTAGAGCAAATATCTAAAGGTATTATATCTAGAAATAGAACTTCTAAAGTATCAAGATTTAAATCAGAATCTCTAAGAGTAGAAGCTCAATTTGAAATAGAAGAATTGGGTAGAAAAAGAGATAGTATATCTAACTTATTAAATTCCACTACGAGAGAAATTTTAGATCTTAGTAGAACAAGTTTTAGTGAAGTTCAACCTGTATTTAGAATTAGAGGTTTTTGGAGTATACCAGAAGCTGTAATCACTAGAAGTACTAAACCACAAGAAATTGTACAATTTAGAGTTCAATATAGATATTTAAGTAAGGATGGTAAAGAAACACCGGTTGAAACTTTCTCATTAGATAATACACAAACAACAGCAGCTTTCTCAAATTGGAATGAGTTTAAAACAGATGCTAGAAAACGAGTTTTTGACGCTGCTACTGGTGGATATACTTGGCAAATAGAAGATGTTACAAGTGCTGATACACCAAATATTAACCAAATAGATATTCCAATTAGAGCTAATGAGAGAGTAGAAATTAGAGTTAAATCTATTTCAGAAGTTGGATGGCCTGAATCACCAGTTGAGTCTGAATGGTCGGAAGTATTAACTGTTGATTTTCCGGATGATTTAAATAATGTTTTAAATGAAAATCAATTTATTTTACAAGAGGCTACCAAAGAAGATTTAAAAGTTTCTATGAATAGAGAGTTATCAGCTAAAGGTTTAGATGAACACCTTTCTGATACAGTTACTATAAATAATAAAATCTTTCATCACGATTCTGATAAAATATTATCTGGATTTAAAGATGAGAATGGAGTAGCTTTAGATTTATTTGAGTATTTACAAAAACTTGAAAATAGAATTAAAACACTTGAAGAAAAAATTACAAGAGCTAAGGGTGAACTTGAAGTTGTTGTACTTAGAAATAACCAAGAATATCCTGTTAAAAATGGTACAGAAATAACATTCAATATTGAGTGTGAAGATTATTTACAATTATTTAAAGGAACTGGTATACCAACTGGTAGAGTTTATGCTAATAATATTTATGTTATTAAAGATTTTCTTGTTAAATTAAGAAATAAATCAGCTGACTCACCACTTGGATTACTTTCAAATAAAACATATTTGAATAATGCTTCTGTTTATAACTCAAGTGCACCACAAATATTTTGGGTAAATGATAGAGATGAGTTGATTACAACTGAAACAACAGGACAAACAAGAACTCAGTTAAACTATCAGTATCTTTGGAGTGTTAATTACGATTCAATTACATCAAACTCCGTTCAAAAGCTTTCTGAAAATATTGGTAATACATTTAATAATATTGGTAATAACTCTTTAACATCTGTTTTGGGATCTACTGAATTTAACTTAGGATATTATGAAACAACACCTTTGAATTTTGTTGGTAATAATAAATCTGTTTTAGATAGATCTAAGTGGATAGATAGAGCGGTATCGGTTAACTCAACAACTAAATTATTAACATCTGTTCATCCAGTTATTAAAAAATTAGAAAACATTGTTGAAACAAATTCTGATCAAGTTAAAAGTATTTCACCTGGAGAAGCTAATTCTGTTATAATACCAATTAATATTTATTTTAAAATGAATGCTTTGGATAACAACCAACCTGGTTTAAATTACCAATACATAAATTTGAACAAAACAAGAAATACTGTTAAACACGTTAAAAAAGTTAAATTTTTACTTGATAATGAGGCTGATGGTAAAGAGTTTACGTTTACAATTAAGTTTAATATAAACAGAAGTAAAGTAATTAATTATCAACCAGACTTAAACATCGCTCCTTATATACAAAGAGGTGTAAATACAGATTTTGATATATTATCAAGTAAAGCAGCTAGATTTACTGATTTTACAAATACAAATTTCATATAATAAAAAATTTATAATAAATGAAGAGTTTTGGTATTTTAAGAACAAATGTGGGTTTAACAACAAATGTTAAAATAATGGTTGATAGTCAATATAATCTTTCATTAGATAGTATTGATTCTGTTCCAGAATTGAAAAATTCTAAATATAAAAAATTATCATTTAATAAGAATAATTATTATGATGAATTAGTTCCATATTTATGGAAAGATTTACCATCTCAAATAGCATACTCTATTAAATATGATAATGATAATAGCACAATGAGTAATGATTTTTCCAATCAATACGATGAGATATATCAATATGGCGCCAGAAATATTATAGATAATAAAAATTACTCAGAAGAGTTTGAGTATTTTGCACCACTTTATTTAATAAAAGATAAATTACCAAATGGATTTATAATATTTAGAGTTGATGGTCCTGGTCTTTTAGACTTAGATAGATTTAATTTTAAAAGAGAAATTATTAATAAATTTAAAACTGTTAAATTATTTGACTTTAGTAAAAAGACAAATTTAGGAGAGTGGTTAAATAATAACTTTGTTGATAACGATTTTTTTCCTGAATCTCCATTTGAAATGAGTTTTGATAGACTTGAATTCAGTGAGTGGAATGGTATAGATTATAAATCTGGTGGATATACAACTAGATCTTTGTTTTTAGATGATTTTTTAGAAAAGGAAAATGAGATTTTTGAATTTGAAAAATTCGTATTTGATAACTATAAAGAATCAGGTACTATATTTCCTAATATATTGAACTTTTCATTCTTATTTGATGATACCCCAGCGACTGGTGATTTATTGAGAAAATGGTCTATTAATAGATACTATGGATTTTATTTAAATGGAATGGATTTAGTTAAAACTATTTCTCCATATTCTACACCAAAATTAAAAAACGGAGTTAAAGTATTAATTGGTAATGTTTTAGAAAGTGTTGATAACCTATCACCTTTTATAGATGGATGGGATTCCAATAAAGAATATTACATTGAGTATTTAGGTCAATACTATAAAGTTGAAAAATTTACACAAGATATTAGATATAGTCTTTTTAACTCTAGAGTTAGAATTCCTTTAAACTTTAGATTTTTACCAAAAGTTGGATCACGTGGATCAGGCTTATTTGGTAGAACAGTTAATTCAATTCCAGTTTCGAGAAATTTATTCACCGATGAAATAATTACACCAATTGTTGATAAGTGGAGAATAATATCTTCAGTGGATCTATCGGGAAAAGAAAATTTACTAAATAAAAATACTGCTATAATTGATTCCAACAAAAGAATAGTTGATTATAGTGGTAATAAGATAGAAATAGATGATTTTGAACTAGCAGATGTTTGGATTATAGAAATTGATGGGGTTTATCATAATATAATAAAAGAAGATGGTTATTTAAAATTGAATACTGATTATGAATTTAATTTTAAAGAAAATACTTATACTTATTGGATTAATAAAAACGATCCTTCTTATACTAAAGAAGTTAGTTTTATATTAAATATAGGAGAAACTCCTAAAAAGTTTAATATTTATAGACTTAATTTTACTGATATTAAAGATTTTGATGATAGGATTGTTGATACTGAATATTCTAAATTTGAGTATGAGAAGAGAGATGAGATCACAAACACTGATGAAACAAAAATGTATTTTATCAATCTAAACGAGAGTCCGGCTTCTCCAGAAGACTTTGTGTATAAAAATGAAACTGAGAATATACCAATCTCATCTGAATATACGGCTAATCATGAGACATTTAAAATACAAGACAATGACTTAACACCTCTTTGGCGAAAAAACTCTGTATATTGTAGATGGGTTTACAATAACTCATTATCAGCTAATGACTATCCATATCTATTAAATAATTCTAAATTATTTGAAAGATTTAATAGAACTGCAAATACTTATGATGCTGACTTAATTAGAAGTGAAAGAACATTAGATTATTTTTATACAATAAATTCATCTACCTTTTCTTATCTACATCATACATTACATGTTGAGAACAATAATAATAATGGTATTGATTTAAATTTCTTTTTTGATTTTGATAAATATTTAGGAAAAGATACGTATGTAACTGGTACAAATTCTGTAAATCTATACAATTTTGATTACTTTAAGTGGTTTTTTGAAAGAAAAACATCATTCTTAAATAATACGTTAAAGAAAAATGTTGTTAAGTATTCTTTATTTAATAGAGGTAGTGAAGATTATCCAAACTCAACTTTATTCAAGGGTATTAAATTTAGTTTATATGATGTTCAGGATATCAAAAAGAATAATGACGGTAATATTGATGTTATAAATACTAGAAATACAAATAATTATGAAGACTATAAATTTAGTATTTTACTAACTTCGGATAGTAATAACATGGAGTGGGATATTATAGAGAATTGGGAAATGGAAAAAGCTTATGCTACCGGATCGATAGTCATTTATGATGATATATTATATCAATCTTTGGGTTATAATCAAATAAATGAACCATCTTATACATATAGATATTCTACATTACAAACTTCTGGTAGTGTAAATATTAAATCTAGTCCTTACTCAACTTTAATAAATACAAATGGTGTTAAAGTAACTAATATTTTAACCGATTCAAAAAGAGATCAATATTGGTCATATTATTCAAATGAAAATTCCCCATTTTGGAATCCTTATAGATCTTTATTATCTGGATTAAGTCCCGATGTTAATGGAGTTTCTAAATATACTGACAATACAATTATTTATAATAGTGGTGAGTGGTATATAATAAATTCAAATACATTCTCAAGTGTTGACTTTTGGAATCCTTATAAGAGTTTACTATTTGGTGGAACTGGTAGTCATGCTAATGATTTTGTTGGTGATGAACAAAAAACACAATATGGTACTTTAAATGGATACAACAAAGGTTCTATTGTTATTTATAAGGGTGATTATTATGAATCATTAATTGACTATAACTTTCAAAAACCTGATTTTAATCAAGAAATAAGAGTCTATTCAAATCAATATTTTGAATATGAGATAAATGAAGATTTTATAAGTCCGGTCTCTAAAAGTGGTATGACCTGGACAACAAATTGGAAGAAAATTGAATCTCTTCCAACATCTATAAATCCTAAATGGTTAAAAATATCAGTTTGGAATCCAGGAACAGTATATGATTATAACTCATATGTTGTTCATGATGATATTGTTTTTGTTGGTACTTTTTCAAATCCAGAAAATCAATTTATTAAAAATAATGAAGAGCCTGGTATATCTCTATATTGGAAAAGAGTTTATAGTATGGAACCTGATACTAATTTTGTTTATGGAACCTCATCAAATCCTTATATAATAATGAATGATGAAATATATAAAATTAAGTCAAATCCAAATAAAAGTACATTAGAAAATGGTATCAGAATTTATGTTAATAAAAAATGGAAAAATGTTTTAGTAAATATTGTTGTAAATGATAATACACTATCAAATTTAGAAAATACTGATAGAGATGATCTTTATAAATCTATCTATTCTAAATTATCTGCTAAAAACTTTATAGATTCTATAAATAATTTAACAAATAAATATGATTTTACCGACTATGTTAAATATATTGTTATTGATGAGAATTTAAATATTAAGGAATATGACTATAATAATATTGAACAGTTACCATTAATTATATTTGCTGATAAACCAAGATCAACTTATTTTAAAATGAATTCTTTATTAAAATATCCTATAAATGTCGAAAAGTTAAAATCAAAAAAGAATTTAAATAATGGATTTATAGATAATTTATATAATTTAAATTACTATAATCAAACACCAGTTGCAACGACAATAGTAGAGAATTTGAGTGAGACACCGGTATTATCTTTTATGCACGGTATTAGAAATCAAGTTAATAGTTATGTTTATAGATTTAGTGGTAATTATATGCCACTATTTTATGATATTGAGTTGTTTAAGAAGGATAATAGTACAAATTATAATGAGATACAATTCATATTCTATACTGAAATAGATGATGAGTTTACATTTACATTTGAAAAAGACGGAACTATTGTTGAACAAAACTATAATATTAAAGCTAATTCATATTATAATGATATTATGAATATTTTGTATAACCAAAGTCTTTTTTCAGGAGCTGGATTTATATTTGAAGTTCTAAAAAAAGATGATAGTTATATTGATAATACTACTAATCAGAATTATGATGTTTTATCAGTTAAATATAAGTCATCATTTGGGAATTTGAAGATTTCAGCAAAACAAACGGTTCCTACTTTGTTATTTGATATTTCAAATAGTTATTCCGATTCAAATATTACTTTTGTTTTATCAGCAACTTCTGGTCATCCACCATACGAGTATGCTTTTGGTTACAAATCTGGTACTTATAGCTCAGCATTATCATCATTTACTAGTACTGTTACTTATACAGCTGATAAAACATTTGCTCAAAATAGTAATGATACTAAGATTTACTTTGAGATTTATACCAAAGATTTTTATGGTATAACTTCTTCTAAGTCAATATATACAATAAACTCAAATACTGAAACAACAACAGTTGATAGTACTTTTTATTATGAGTTCTTTTAAAATAAATATATAGATTATGTCAGCACCTGTTTTTTTCAGTCAAAGTAATTATTTAAAAAAAGAAAACTCTTACTATAACCCTATTTATGGTAATTATTCTTTTGATACAGATCTAACAGCATTTGGTGTTGTAAAAGAAAGAAAATTTAGAAAAATAAATAGAATACAGAGTGTTTTAAAATTAAAAGATGATAAGGATATTAAATCAATTTATCCAATGTTAGATGAATTTGGATATTCAGTAACTGATTTTTTTATATTTAAATCTACTTGGGATTATGAATATCATTTAGAAACATTTGAATCTACGAATCCATCATATACTTATGATTTAAGTAATCTAAAATTCTATAATAAAAATAGAAATAATTATGAGAGAGTTTTAATAGATTGGAGAGATAATTTTGAAATAAATACTGGTATTATCCCAACCGAAACTATTGATATTGGTAGACCAATTAGAAGTTTTAATATAAATAGAAATGATTATATATGAGAAGAAGTTACATAAGTCCTGAGTTTACACACAAAGATATAAATGGTAGTCTTAATATGGTTGAAGAAAGTAATTTCTTTGGATCCAAAATGCTTGAAATAGAAGACTCAATCTATATTGATGTACAAGATATTATCTATTTTCAAAACTCAAATGGTGAGCAGATTGACTTATCATCAGAACAAATATTGGATTCAAACATCTACTCTTCATCAACTTCAAAAAAAAATTATCACTTATTGGAGCTAGATCAAACTCAATCTACATATACTAGAGATAATGCAACCCGTTGGATCATAACTATTGATTTAAGAAATATTTTAATAGATTATATTTTTGCAGAAATGAAGAGATGGAGAACTTTTGAAGGCATTAAAAATAATATGACATTGAATAATGATGTTAATTCATCTCTTAAAAATTACATAAATAATAATGTACTTGATAGATACAAGATCAATAGAGTTGACTTATATGTTGAGAATAAAGATTTGAGAAGTCAAAATCTACTTAGATTTAAAAATAATTGGAATTCATCAGCGTTCAAACCCGAATTTCAAATGAAGAAACTTCAAACTGAAACTAAATTCGACGGAACATCAATAAAATTATTCTTTAATCAAGAAGTACCTAGTACACTATATAACTTTAACTACTATTTTAATTTATTATTCACTAAAATATAAAACTTACTAAGTACCCAAAATATAATATTTAAGTATGGAAAATGAAGATTTATATAGAAATTTTGTAATCTTATTAAAGATGTTCAAAAATAGACCTTTTCATTTAGCTAAATATTTAATAGAGAATTCTGCTTTAACAGAGGATTTTATTAAAAAAGTAATGAATAGCTCTTCTTTAAAAGAACTTATAGATTCAAATGATCCTAAACAAAAAAATCTTTTTTTGGATATAAATCAAATGAACAAATATTTTAATTCATTAACAGATGATATTAAAAGAATTGGTAATTCTAAGAATCCGGAAGAAATTGCAGCAGCACTTAATGAAAAGTTAGAAACTCTTATAAATGAAGAGAGATACGAAGATGCTGCGAGATTGAGAGATTATATGATTAAAAATAATATTAAAAGAATAAAATAATTTTTTAAACTTTTATATAAGTTAGTCAATATAATCATTAGTTAGTAACTTTTAAATTTATGAATATGATAAACAAAATCGGTAATGAAGAGTTAGATTATCTCTTCGAAGACAATACGTTTTCACCAAGAAAAAACAAAAACAGAAAAATAGACAGTAAATTATCAGCACTTTACGATTCTATTGAAATTAATGTACCTAAAAAGAATTCTGTGGTATCAGCAGTTTATGTTGGTAAAACATCAGAACAATTTTTATTTGAAGTTTCTGGTTATAAAGACTTCATCAGAATTGATAACAAGGGTAATGAAGAAAAATACCTTAAAAATGCTGAATTTGGTGATGTAGTTGATGTCTTAATCTATGATATTAGTGATAAAAACTTCATGATCAAAGGATCTATCGCGAACTTATACGAGTCAAGAGCTCACGCTAACTTGAAATCTCTTGAGGAAGGAGAATCGGTAACAGCCTATATTAAATCACTTAATCCAGCGGGATATGATGTTGATGTATTCCACGGTGGTGTTACTCTTCCTGGATTTATGCCAAATACGTTGGCTGGTATCAACAAATTATTTGATCCAAATTCTATTGTTGGTGAAACATTTGAAGTAGCAATTGAGTCTTACTCAGACCATGAAGGTACTTATATTGTTAGTAGAAGAAAATTCTTACAATCACTTATCCCAGCAGCTATTAAAGAACTTAATAACGAAACTGTTTACACAGGAAACGTTACAGGAACAGCTCCATTTGGTGTGTTTGTTGAATTTAACGAGTGTTTAACTGGTATGATTCACAAAGCAAATGTACACCCAGACTGGCAAGAAAAACTTAACGATATTAAACCTGGTTTTGAAATTGATTTTTATATCAAAGAGATCGTTAAAGATGCTAAAGGAGACCCTACAAGAGATAAAATCATCTTAACTCAGATTTTAAGAGAAACTCTTTGGGACACTATCAAAAATGGTCAAACATTAAAAGGTTCTGTTAAAGATACTAAACAATTTGGTACTTTAATTAATCTTGATGATGAGACAGTTGGATTAATTCACACTTCAGAAATGGAGAAATTGAATAAGAAATTCAATGTTGGTCAAGATTTAAACGTAAAAGTTTTATCTGTTGATCGTTCAAGTAGAAAAATATTCTTAACATTAGCTTAAGATTATTTAAAACTCTTTAAAAAACCTCTGAAACTTTCAGAGGTTTTTTTATATAAAATTTATGGAAAAAAAGTTACCCGATAGTTATGTACCTGATAGGTATTCTAAAGCATATCCAACTGAAATTGGTTCACAACCATTTGAACCCGATAATATTGAGTTGTTTAAACTTGATAAATCCAATAGATTAAAACATCATTATACTCAAAGATTTAACGAAATTAAATCTCAATATGAAGATTTGATGAATAGTATAAATTTAAATGAACGTATTTATAAATCTAAGTATAACTTTCAACCAATTGTTGGAAATAATTATTATCTTTATTCGAATGGTGAATATGAATTTTTATCTATTATATCACCAGAAGAATGGAAAAATAAATATGTATTCATTGGTAAGTATCAATTACTAACTGATGGGATGTGGCTTCAAATAAATGATTAGTACAATAGAAATTATAAAATCATCCTTAATAGAAATTAAAAAGTCTATTAAAATATTATTTTGTCGTCATCAAATGAGAGGTTGGGATATGAAGTGGTTTGTAGAAGATGAAACATCATACTTCTATGATAGATTTAATGGTAAAGTCTGGAAAGATGTATTTTGTCAATGTCAAAAATGTGGTGTTAAATATAAAAAATCTTTATTAGTTGGTAAGTTTGGTAAGTGGGAGCGTAGTAATTTCACACCAACTAATAATTCATATATTGAAGTTGAAATTATTGAATCCGGTAAAGAATCAAAAAGACAAAAAAGAGATAGAATACTTAGAGATTTACTAGATTAAACCACAATAACATGCTGACCTGGATATGTTGTGAAATTCGGTTTAGTCATTATAGTTATTATAGTTAATGTAAATTCCCATTCTCCTGGTTGAAGAATACAAACAATATTTAAGTTATTCTCTTTGTTTTTTATAACAAATCTATTAAAATCACCAGCTTTAACACCTCTTGTTGGATAATCATCCTCATTTTGATAGATATCAAATTCATCCTGCATTAAATCAATAGTAAGTTGCTCAATAGCCTTTTCAATAGTTTCTACTATATCATCATCTGTTATCTTATCATCCACACCATGTCTCCATTGACGATCTGATGTGTGTGTTGGTTTTTCAATCTCAACTCTAATCTCAACTGGTTGTTTTAAATAGCCAATCTCAACAGGTTTTCTAGCAGCCATAGCTCTTCTGTCTATATAAGGTCTACCTTTAAATGCTTCAAATAATTTAATATGTTTCATAAAATAAAAAAAATTCTTAATGTATATATTAAGAACTCAATTTACTTTTTTTATCCATAAGTAGGTTCGGAGACCTAAGACTATTTTATATATACAATAAAAAGTATATTTGAAAATGTATTATATTGTATATAAAATAAAAAATATATTGAATGGTAAAATTTATGTGGGAATACATAAGACCTATGATATAAACGATTCCTATATGGGATCCGGTAAAAATTTAAAATTAGACTTAAAGTTATATGGACGAGAAAATTTCACAAAAGAGGTATTATACATTTTTGATAATAGAGATGACATGATATTAATGGAAAAGAAAATTGTTAATAGGGAATTCATAGAACGAAAAGACACATATAATATTATACTAGGTGGTGGGTGGAGACCAAATAATGGTTCTATTTTAGTAGAAAATGAGATTGGTAAAAGATTTAGAGTTTCAAAAGATGATCCAGATTTTATATCTGGTAAATTAAAATCAACATTGAGTGACTTTATAATGGCAGTTGACTCAGATGGTAATAATTATCGCGTTAAAAAAGACGATCCAAGAATTATATCAGGTGAGATATTCTCAAAAATTAAAGGAAAGACTTTAATAATTGACAAAAATGGAATTAAAAAATGGGTTTCAGTAAATGACCCAAAATTCTTAAATGGTGAATACAAGCATATAACAAAGGATCGAGTAATAAGCGAAGAGACAAGAGAAAAATTTAAGAAAATTCCAAAAGGTGGTGGGAAAAATCCAATGTATAACAGAACATTTGTTACTAATATAGAAGATGGGAAAACTATAGCTGTATCTAAAGACGACCTATCAACCTATTTACAAAATGGATTTTACCTAGGTCGCCCAAAAGAAAAAACAAATAACCAATTAAACACCAAGTGGATTAAGAATGATATATTAAAAAAATCAAAACAAGTTAGTTTGGACCAATTAGATCTATACTTAAATGATGGTTGGTCATTGGGTAGAAAATTCTATTAATCGTGATCGTATTCATCAACATCAACACCATTTTTAGTTACTGTTATTTCTGTATGATCTCCATATTTACTTAGATAAAAATCATCATCAAATAATTGTAAAAAATCTTTAATCTCAGTAACTAAATTATCCAATCTTTCATCATAGTTTGGATTTTCAAACTCTACTCGATTATCATACTTTTTAGTTACTCTGTTCCAAGTACCCCAATTTGTTACTTTTATTTTTTGAATATTTTCCAATTCATCACAATAAACATCATTTACTTTTATGTAATCTGTGTTTGCTGAGAACACTGTCGCGTCCCCGTCGTTAAAATAGGGTGTGTATTGGTTCCAAGCGAATGACTCAATCACATCTGAGTTTTTAGTAAAAAAATCTTTACACCAAGAGTCAAAAAGATCTGATGAAGCATCATCCAATTCAGTTCTTTTAGACCTTAACTCCTTTTTAAGTTTTTTAAGGTTTTCTAGTTTTTCGTTTATTTCCATATTATATTATTTAATTGTTGTTAAAAAAATATCCAGGTTTTATATCAAAATTCTCATTTTTGTTGTTTGAACTTACTAATTCACACATTTTGAAAAAATAATCCTCTGGAAAGTTATTCTTCATTTTATTTATATCTCTATGTAACCATTGAACATTACCGACTATATATCCTTTATTACTATCAATTCTATCTAAAGTCGCGGTTTTGTATTTTTTATCACTACACTTTTCATTTAAATAAATTGGTATCTTTGATAAAGCACACTTTCCATCTTGTTTTAAAAATAAATCCCAAAGAAATTCAATAGTCAAATCAAAAGTCAATTTTCTATCTCTAGCATTTAATTTTATTGTTGTAAAAAGATCTGATGATAACTCACCACATCCTTTCCATGATTTGTGATTTTTACCTCTATTTTCAATATGATACTCATTTATACATCCTTTGCAATGACTTTGTGATCTTATTTGTGATGTTCTGAACTCATATACTCTACCACATTTATGTTCAGCTTTCCAATAACCTTTCTTTTCAGATCTTTCTAATAATTTAAATCCATTTATAACATCATTATCTTTCCACTTCATATTAGTATTTTATTTTTATATATAAAATACAAGATACTCCCTTTTATCGTAGGGTGTGTGTTGTTATTTGTTTGTTTCTATTAATTCTAATAAATCTTTAAGAGGCAACTCCAATAATCTTTCAAAATCTTTATTTTGTATTCCTAATTTTCGATCATGTTTTTCACATGCCCAATCAATAATTGATAATTTATGTCTATTAGGATCTAAAATTGACATTGCTAATGATTTAATTAAATCTAAATCAGGATTTTCCGAGTAGTCTAATTTTCTTGAAATCGGTTTATCAAAAACATTAAGTTTCTCATTATTTAATAATTCATTTAAGTTAGCATCTCTTAACTCCTGAGTAGTCATTTTTCTGAAATTCCAAGAGTTATATTTCATAACTCTCTTAACTCCAACAAACTTAATTTTATTCTCACTACTTGTGTAATTGTTACCAGTCCAACTTTGTACTTGTTTAGTTTTAGTATCTAAACTTTCAATTTTATAATAACCACCGTTTACAATAGTTTTATAGTTATCTGTTTTACAAACAAGTATATCACCAACTTTTAATTCTTCAAACTTTGCACTATCACTGATAAAAGTAGTCATAACGTTATTGATATCTGTTCTTGGAACATCATTACCATTAACATCAGTAAATTGAGTTACTCTAAACCATCCTTTAACTTCTTTTAAGACTATTCTACCCTCCATCCAACGATTTTGGTTAGTACCACTATTGAAAAGTTTATCAACTTCATAAGTAGAACCTTTAATTAAACGTTTTGACGTAGATTTGGCTATTACATACATATTAATCCATATTTACTTTAATATTGCCCTTTTCACTTAATTTTTTAAATGATGATGGGCTACCTTTAATACCATTTTGCATCCAATCTTGAAACTCCATATTTTCTAAATAGTCTTGAGCAGTTGGAATAAATCTCATACCAAAATCTTCTAAAATATGTTGTTCACAAATATCTTTTACAGAAACTACTTTACCAACAGAGTTTGTAATAGTATATCCAAAAATTGGAATCATAACTTCATGAATCCAGAATGAATTATGCGTCAAGCATCTGTGTCGATTATCTGAAATATAAGCCTTTGAGCAATCCATTTTGATATGAATTGGTAAATAATCTTCTACTTCACCACCGAACTTTCTAGCTGAAGATTTTGAATGTACATAAGCGTTTGCCATAATTAAAATTTTTGAATATAAATAACTTCTTTTCCTATTTCTTTAGCGTATTTAATCTCGTCATTAACACCGACTGAATTTTTAGTTGCTAAATCATTAAAGTTTATAACATGGACTTCATCACACCATCTGATAAACTCCATATCTAATTCTTTCCAAGTGTCCCATGATCCATCCAAACCACCAAGTTTTGATATTGGATGTGACATACTAATTGGTGAAAATACAAAGTGACCCTCATTAATTAGTTTCGCTGCTTCTTTATTAGCCAAGTCGAAACTAAGATCCTCATAACCCGTGTATGCGATTGCTAAATATATTTTTTTTCTCATTATAATAAATTAGGATTAAAATCTTCTCCGTAAGTTGTTTGTTCTTTCAATAAGTACTTATCAACAATTTTTTGATCAACTCTACTTATTTGGTCTATAATATCACCATAAGATGGAACTGCTCCTAAGTAATTACTTAATACAAAGTCTCCATAAGAGTTTTTACATAACTCGTCTAACTCAGAACTTATCAATTGTTTGATTTTATGCTCTTCTAACTTTGTTGATTTTTTACAACGATCTATTCTTTCGTCTCTTGAAGAGAAAACAGTAATGTTATAATCCATTACTTTATGCCATTCTCTTTCATATAAAATAGAAGAGTGGAAGATAGTATAGACTTTTTGTTTATGACGTTTATTGAACTCGTCATAAGCATTTAACAATTCATACTCGACAATATCAAGTAAATCATCAAACTTTCTCTTTTCTGAAAACTTATTCAAATCAAGTAAATCACCTTTTAGTGAAAAAACATCACCAAACGCACTTCTGATTTTATAATTAATCTCATAATTATAATTAAGAATAAATTTAAGTACAACATCTGCATTAAATACCGGAACACCGATTTGTTCAAATATTCTACAACAAACATCTTTACCTGAATATCTATTACCTGATAAGCCTACTTTTATCATATTTTTCATTTTATAATACAAATATATAGATTTTATTAAACATTTCAAAAAAAATATATAAAATTTAACATAAAAATTATTTATGTATTCTAAAGAAGATTTGAGTTTTATTTTATTTAATAATCGCTCTGTTAATGGAGTGGTTAAAAATTTCCTACCAAGTAACATCAATCCTTATAAACTAATTGAGTTAGAAGAGAATCTATCAAAGATTAAGAGTATGTATAACTCACAAAGGTTCATTGAGGTTAATTCAAAAGAACTAGATTTAAGTTCAGGTGATGTTTATGTTACAAAACAACAGATTACTGAATTAACACCATTAGTATCCAACTTGATTGGTTCTTTTAATGACTTAGAATATGAGTATTTAGTTAATAGAGGAATTGGCGAACAAACAATTCTTAAATATCAATTATTCGGTTTATCATCTGTTGAAAGTAAAGAACACTTGGAGATTTTAGGAGCAACCGTACATCCAGTTCTTAGAAAGTTTTTAGATGATGGTTTAAATGTTGGTGGAATAGTTATTCCACTTTTTGAAGGTGGTGAATTAGTGAATTGTGCTATCAGAAAAATTTCAATAGAAAATAACGATACTAAAACTTTAAAATACTCTTTAGCTTGTCCTGATGTGCCTGTTTGGGGATTAGATACTATTTTAGAAGGAAGTGAAATATGGATAACCGAAGGTATATTTGATATGGTAGCCATTAATAATATGGGTAGGAATGCCGTTTCTTGTTCAAGTGCTATGTGGAGTGGAATTCAATTATACCAAGTTCTTAAAAAGAAGCCTAGTAAAATAACTATTGTGGCTGATAATGATCCGGTTGGTTTAAGAACAGCTTGTATTCTAAGAGATCTTTTTGATTATTATTTAATACCAACCAAAGTTGTGGTAAGTAAGTTTGCTAAAGACGCTGCTGAGCACTATTTTCAGAAAATGAGAAATATGGATGATTTTATCGAAATTGATATAAATGATGATATGATTGTAAATTCACATGAAGTTAGTTTTGACTTTATAAAACACCTAAAGAGTAGAGTATTTTAATTTAATATATACTTTATGAAAAAGAGTATTAAGAATTTATTATTTTTTCAAAATCAGTATAGTCCTTATCTATAATGAAAATAAAGTTATAACCATTCTCTATTGTGTATTTCATTTTTGCTATATTTTCATCATAATCACAATAAGTATAAGTTGACTTTACTTCAACAATTAGATTAATATCTCTTATTAAGAAATCCGAATAATAAACTCTTTCTTTTTCACACAATTTATATTTTATAGTTGGACCATTTTCTATATTAATTTCATTTTTTATACAATATTCTATAAAATCTAATTCATACGTTCCTTTATAATATAATTCAGTTTCTTTATATTTTATAGTTCTATATGAGTTTTTCTGAGCTTTATTAAAAATTTTTTCATTTTTCATAGGGTGATCTACACCATACTTCTCTATAAAAATATTTTTAATTTTATCTTTTATCTTTTTTGATTTTAAAACACAATCAACACCATATTTTTCCATACAAGTTTTTTTAATTTTATTTTTAACTTGATCTAAAATTTGAATATTATCTACCCCATAATTTTTCATAAAGATGATTTTTGTCTTATTAAAATGACATTTATGACATGAATATATTTTCTCTTCCGCTTTATTCATTTGTAATATATAATTTGACCAAGTTACATCATTTATTACTCCACAATATTCACATTCACATTTTACTTTTGTTCTATTAGAATCATTCATATCCTCTGGTAAAACCATAAAATAACCATTATCTTCAATATATCCCTTTTCAAGGAAATATTTTTTAGTTCTATTGGAAACTTTAACTTTTATAAATTTATTTAATAACATAATTTATATATAAAAACTTACCACTTTCCTACATACTTTTTATAAACTTTTTTAAAATTTTTTTTATAAGTAATTATGAATAATAAAATACCCGATGATGAAAAAAGGATTAAAATTTCAATAAGTATTGATCCTAAACTAAATCAAAAAATAGATGAACTACTAAAATCTAAGTTTTATAAAAAATCTAGATTTGTAGAGTATTTAATAAAAAAATATTTAGAAGAAAATGATAATTAATTTAAAGAGTGAAAATGATCTAAGTTCATTTTACATACTATGGGAAGGCTCAACTAACCTTGAAAAGAAAGGAAATTTCGGGATATCTCATTTGGTAGAACATTTGCAAACAAAAATGATTGATCACTTACAAGAAGATTTTGACCGAGACGGTGTCGAATGGAATTTATGGACAAGTTCTAATGATATATGTATGTATATCCAAGGGCTTGATGAAAAAGTAAATAAATGGAAACATATTATAGTAGATTTAATTTTCGATTTTAAAATAACAAAAGAAGATTTTGAGAATGAGAGAAAGATTGTAATGGAAGAATATATGGATAGCTTCACAGATTTAAGTGAATCTCATATGTTAAATCTTTCTAGAAAATTATTTAATGACTATGGCCCTATCGGTTTAAAAGAAGATTTAGAAAGTTTAAAATTTTTAGACATAATAAACTTTTGGGAACTACAATATGCTAAACCAACTAAAGTAATTAATGTTTCTAAAAACAATCCTTATAAGAACAAGACTTTAGATTTTGCTGAAAGAGAAATCATTAAAAATGTTGAGTATGGTGACTACAAAGTACCATTTGAGTTAAATAATGATTTTAAAGATAAATCATCTTTAATTATGTTATCACCTATTATCAATGAAGACTTTGCTTATGTTCATTATATCAACGCAATGTTATCATTAGGATTAAAATCTCCACTTTATCAAGAAATTAGAGAAAAAAGAGGTTTAGTTTATTATGTACACTGCTATCAATCAAGAATGAATCAACAAGGAATCAATGCTATCGCAACTCAAACATCTAATAAAAACTTTAATGCTGTTGTAGATGCTACTAAATTGGTTTTAGACAATCCTAAAAAGTATTTAACAAAAGACAGATTTGACTTAGTTAAAGATTTCTACTCAGTTAGACAAAAGAAAGATGAAATTTTAAGATATAAAAACGTAAATCAATTCATAAATCCAGAAGGTTGGAGTGTTTATGACATCTTAGATGAAGTTAACTTTATGAAGGTTAAAGAAGTTTATGATAAGTACTATCAATTTGATAATTTTTATGTATCAAATGACAAAAATGAATTTAAGAAATAATTATGAGAAAATTTTTACTAACATTATTAATAACATTAACAACTTTATTTTCTTTTTCACAATCAGGTTGGCAATCTGGTAATTATTACCAATATCAAGGTCAAAGAGTTAAAGAATATGACTATTATTATCAATATAATTTTCAAGGTGGTTATCAAAAAAGATACAGAATTTTACAATGGGAACAACAGCAGTATTCTGGATATATTTATGTTTGGACTGTAAATGGTTGGTTAGCACAATATTGGAATTCTTATGCTTGGTATTGTTATTGGTCTAATTGGTATTATGAAAATTACTATTACCCAAGACAAAACTATAATTATAACTACAATTATCAATACTATTATTGGAATAGATGAAAAAACTAATAATATATGAGTTTTTGGTTATATTTGGTATTTGGTTTTTAATACACACATTTTGTAGAACTTATCTTGAGCCAAAAATTAATAGTTATAATAAACCAACAACTGGAAATATTTCTGATTATAGAGATAAAGATGATACTTTATCTGAGATAAATATTTTACCAGAATATATTGATTCTGGTAAAGTTTTATTCTCTAGATACTGTGCTAGTTGTCACTCTTTTGATAAAGATTTTGCTGGTCCAAAATTAAATGATAGTATTTCTTTTAAATACTTTAATGAAAGTGTTAAAGATATAAGTGATTTATCAAAAAAATATAAACATACTGAAGTATTATTTAATAAATGGATGCCAAAATCAATGATTATGCCAAAGTTTAATGAAGTATTGAACGATAGTCAAATTGAATATATAAAGTCATATACAATATATAGTATAAAATATAGAACTGATTAATGTTAATACCGTATTTAGGTGAAAAAAGTAGGTTATCAAATTTTATAACACCAAATATACCAACCGATATAAAAACATATATTGAGCCTTTTGGTGGGGCAATGGGTGTTTTCTTTTCTTTAAACTTTAGTAAGTTTAAGGGTGTTGATTATATCTATAATGATATTAATTATTTGAATTATAATTTATTTAATCAACTAAAATTTAACAAAGATTTTATTTCGGAAATAAAAAATATCAAAGTAGATCAAAACTACTATTCTGATGTTTTAAATAAACTTAATGATGGTGATGAATTACAAAAGGCAATTCAGTGGTTAATAATTTTAACTTGTTCATCAACAAATAAAATAGGTAAAAATTCTTGGTTAGGTGATAGTGAGTTTGAGATATTCAAATTAAAACTTAGGGCTTATAAACCACTTTTAGATAAAATAACTAAAATACATAACTGGGATTATAAAAAGATTTTTACCGAATATGATTCAGAATCAACATTTTTTTATATTGATCCACCTTATATGGGTAAAGAGAATTACTACATAAATCATAATTTTAATAAAGAATCTCATAAAGAGTTATCTGATATATTAAAATCTATTAAAGGTAGATTTGTTTTAAGTTATTGGCAATTTGATGATTTGGAGAATTTATATAATAACTTTAGAATTGAGAAAAAGATGACAATTATGGGTACTGAATTTATAATAATGAATTATTAAAATAGAATATTTCTAGTTAAATATTCTATTGTAATTGTATCATTCTCATCAATATCATATCCTAATTTATTTGGATTTATATAGAGTATAGATCCCTCTTGTATATAATCAGTAGCTGTTTGCATACCATCATTTGAAAAAAATGCGATATTCTGAATTGAATTACTCGGTTTTAAATAAATTCCATTTATTAAAATTGTTACAGGTCCTTCACTCAATTCATTAAAAGTTAAGTTTAATATATCAACAGGTTCATTGCCACTAAAAGTGTTTACTGGGTTAAATGAATTTGAAATTTTTTCTTGTTTTTGATTTAATGTGTAAATATCCTGAGCTATATGTTCTGTAAGTGTTTTTATTCTTTGTGTTAAACTATCAGTTGTTGAGTATGTTGATAGAATTGGATTATATTCTAATTTCTTTATATCATACATACTTATAAAATCGGGACCAGCATCTGTAATACCGATATTTTGTTGTAGGGTATTCATACTTTGACTGATCATTTTAACCAAGTCAACTATTCTACTCTCAATACTACTTTGTGTACCACCACTTTGTGTACCACCACTTTGTGTACCATAAATAATTTGATTATAAATTTGGGTAAAGTCGGTACCAGATTGTACTATTTCAACTGCTTGAGCCTGAGCTTGAGCTTGTGTTGTGATTCTTTTTCTGATTATATCGAATTGTCTTTGTAATTCAACAAGTGCTAATCTAGCTTCATTATTATCAGTAAAGTCGAGATTTATAACTACGTTTTTGTTTGTAGTTAAAACAACTAAATTATTTTGAACTAAAACCCTAGTTATAGAAAGTGGGTTAACTGTATAGGTTGGTAAACCATTGATATTATATATTGTTACTAAATTATCTGTTGGTTTTGCTTCCCTAACAAATTTATTTAAACTATAATTACTCATTTATTATATATTATTTAAGTTAAGTTTGCTAAAACAGTAAATACCGTTTTATTTTTAACTAGATCAGATATTTCAAATTTGATAAAAAACAAACCAGTTGTTGAGATATTACTTACTTCAGTTCCGGTAATAGACCCGGCATTAATAGTTATATCATTATCCATCATATTTATACTAATATCTCTATTATCAGTAACTCCCTTTACTAAATGAGTTCTTATATCACCTTTAGAAATTGGTAAAGTTCCTGTAAAACTATGAGTATTTATATTTAAGATTAATGATGTTGTTGCATCTGATGAAAATGTACCGGTTTGAAAATTATTATCCAAAACATCAACATTATAAAAATTACTATTAAAATGTATAATTGGACCGGATGAATCGACTGTTACATTATTAGTATCAGCATTTGGATCATCCAATAGGAGAATTATTAAGGAGTAAGCCTGATTACAATCAAATTCTGTTTCAAATACTAAAGCAATCGGATTATTTGTAGTATCTATTACCTTTAATTTTGTTGAGGTTTCTCTTTGTATAGAGTCAATATCAGCAATTGTAAAATAAACATATGGAATTGGTGGTGTTCCTCTATCACTGATATAAAATGATTTACCAACAATATTTGTTTTTATATCAAACCATCTTAGATTTTTAAATATTATTTCGGTTTGCTCGTATCCATCACGTATTATACCATAATATCTTTCTACAAAGAAATCTTCATTATTATTGTTATAATAAAGTATTTTTTTTCTTGTTTCAGTAATACCATTCACTGTAACATTATAAGTTTCTATATCATATCTACCAATATTCTTCATTTTTGTGAATTAATTTATCTAGTATATATTAATTTTTTTTATCTTTTTTTATGTTTAATTAAAAAAGAAATTAATTAATAATATATATACATAAATTAATTATTATTAATTATAATGGAGGGAAGAATTCATGGTAAACAAATTGTAAGTAATACGGTTTTAAGGAGTATTAATGGGTCACCAGGATCCACTCAATATCTTATTCCAAGTAGTGATTCTAACATTTTACTTGATATTGTCACATCTACTAACTCATCAACACATTCCTTTGTTGTTGGTTGGCAAGGTCAACTACCAATGGAAAGAGGTGGTTTAAACAATTCTAATTTTATAGAAGGTGAGTTATTAACTACTAATTCCGAATCTGTTATATCATCTGGTTATAAAATAAATGATTTTGGGTTAACAAATAAAGATATTTGGACAGCTGATAGAATTATTAAACAGATAGAATCAACAGTAATAAATAAAGAGGTTCCAATTGGTGATATAGATGGTTTTAATAGAGTATTTACTCTTTTATATAACCCCATAATAGGAAGTGATCATCTATATTTAAATGGATTATTACAAGATGAAGGTGATTATATAATAACTGGTAACCAAATTGTTTTTGATGAAGCTCCACTACCCGAATCTAAAATTAGATGTAGTTATATGAGTGTTGAAAAAAACTTTTAAAAAAATTAAAAAATATAGAAATATACAATTTATTGAATAAAAAAATAAATATATAAGATATAAATAAAAAAAATATTAAAATGGACGAAAAAAAATACACAACATCGGATTTATATTTAACAGCATATTTAAAAATAAAAGGATTCAAATTTATAGTTGAAAAAGTAAAATCCAAATCAAACTTTATATTTATTCAAACTCCTGATCTAATGGATGTTGTGAATGAGTATTTAACTGAAAATGGTTCTTGTGATCCATTAAATTATTCAAATTCTATAAAAAATATAAAAAATTTATTATACAATATGTAATTTTTCAATAAAAAAAGGGGTTTGAAAAAAAAACAGTATTTTTATTAAATATATAACATATAAAATATTTATATTAAAAATCGTGGATAATATAAAATCCACAAAAAACTATTAAAATTTATATTTGTATTTAGCAGAAAAAAATATTGACGACACACTGTCAAATAACAAATAATTTTTTTTATGTCAAGTACAAAAATTGTATTAAATAGACAGTCCGATTTAATATTGGACAACGCACAGATTACCGCTCCTGTTGGTATCGTTATTGATGATATTAATGGATTGGTTTCAACTATCGCATCTATCGATACTAAAGAGAGTGTTGAAGCTTCTTTAAGAGTTTCCAGTGATTTATCTTTACAAACTGCATTATCAAATGAGGAATCTTTAAGAACTGCTGCTGTTTCTTCTGAAGCATCTTTAAGAGTTGTTGGTGATTTATCTTTAGAAAACGCATTAGCTGATGAAGCAAATTATAGAGATATTGCGGATTTATCTGTAACTGCTGCTATGTCTGCTGAGATTTCTACTAGAATCGTTGCTGAACAATCTTTACAAAACAACATTTCGATCGAATCTTCAGCTAGATTAGCTGATGTTGATGCTGAACAATCAAGAGCCGAAGCTGCTGAATTATCATTAGCAACAGATTTAAGTTCAGAAGCATCTAGAGCAATTGAAGCAGAAGCTTCATTGAATACAAAAGTTGATTTTGTTATTTCTAATACAGATCCTTCAGCTATTGACTCTTTAACTGAAATCGTTACTGCATTCCAAAATGCTGATAGTGATATGAATAATGCCATCACATTATTATCTGGATCAGCTAGTAATGCAATCGCTGCTGAGGCTTCTACAAGATTAGCTGCAGATGATTCAATAGCTGCTAACTTATCAACTGAATTAGTTGATAGAGCTGCTGCTATCTCATCTGAAATCGTAGCTAGGATTTCCGGAGATACTTCTATTGCTTTAGATCTTTCTTCTGAAGTTGAAGCTCGTATTTCTGATGTTGATGCTGAGCAAGCAAGAGCTGAATCCTCTGAGCTTTCGTTAACTTTAAATTTATCAACTGAGTTGTCTAATAGAGTTGCTGGTGATTCATCTTTAGCTACTTTAATTAGTAATTTAAATGTTAATAACTCATCCGATTTATCTGCTGAGGCTTCTATTAGATTAGCTGCTGATAATTCAATAGCTGCTGGTCTTTCTTCTGAATTAGTTGCTAGAGCTTCTGCTGATACAGCTGAGGCTTCTATTAGATTAGCTGCTGATAATTCAATAGCTGCTGGTCTTTCTTCTGAATTAGTTGCTAGAGCTTCTGCTGATAACTCAATTGCTGCTGGTCTTTCTTCTGAATTAGTTGCTAGAGCTTCTGCTGATGCTTCAATTGCTGCTAACTTATCTGCTGAATTAGTTGCTAGAATTTCTGCTGATGCTTCTGTTATAAACTCTTTTCCAATGACTGATGGTTCTACAATTGAGGTTGATGCTACTACTAACACAGTTAGATTGATGGAATCGGTTGGTGCGCCTGCAAGTGGCACTCGTACTTTCTCTGGTTTAATTAACGTTGCTGCTCAACCAGCTTCATTAGCTGGATTTGGTGATTTATCTTTAGTTACTAAGGCTTATACAAGTGCTCAAATTTCTACTGAGGCTTCTACAAGATTAGTTGCTGATAATTCAATAGCTGCTGGTCTTTCTTCTGAATTAGTTGCTAGAGCTTCTGCTGATAATTCAATAGCTGCTGGTCTTTCTTCTGAATTAGTTGCTAGAGCATCTGCGGTTTCTACTGAAACCTCTTTAAGAGTTGCTGGTGATGCCTCTTTAGATACTAAGCTTTCTATAGAAAAAGATCGAATTGATGCTATTTTATTAGCTTCAGATGCTGATAAAGACTCATTTGCTGAAATTGTTTCATTAATTAACTCTGTTGATACAACCAATGATCAAGCATTTGCATCTTATGTATTATCAAACGATGCTGCATTATCCACTGAATTATCAAATAGAATTTCTGCTGACAATTCAATAGCTGCTGATCTTTCTTCCGAATTAGTTAACAGAGCAGATGCGGTTTCAACAGAGGCTTCTTTAAGAGTTCTTGGTGATGTATCAATAGCTGCTGATCTTTCTTCTGAATTAGTTGCTAGAACATCTGCTGATACAGCTGAGGCTTCTATTAGATTAGCTGCTGATAACTCAATTGCTACTGGTCTTTCTTCGGAAATTTCAAGAGCAACATCAGCTGAGTTATCTTTATCTAATTTATTAGGTGCTGATTTATCTTCTGAAGTTTCTAATAGAGTTTCTGCTGATAATTCCCTAGATAGTGCATTATCTGCTGAGATTTCGAGAGCTACTGCTGCTGAGGGATCTATTGCTACGGTATTATCGACTGAGGTATCTTACATTATTGCTAACACTGACTTAACTTCAATTGACTCATTTGCTGAGGTTGTTGATAACTTAGATTCAGAAATTTCAAGAGCTGAGTCTGCAGAAGCTTCTATTGCTTACGACTTAGAAACTATATATGCTAAACACGTAAGTATTGTTGAATCTGCTAATGGTATTATTACAACATTTACATTGAGTGTTCCAGTTAGAAGTGGATCTGAGTTAATCTATGTTAACGGTCTATTACAAGATAGTGGAGATTATACTCCTAACTTTGATATCGATAACAAAGTAGAATCCGTAACTTTTGAAATTGCTCCAGATAATGGATCAAAAGTTAGAGCTTATGGTGTTTATGGATTAATTTAAAAATAAAAAATAAAAGAGTGTTTCATAATAGGAACACTCTTTTCTAAAAAATAAATAAAAAATAATGACACAAACAAAAGTTGGATGGAGGTCAGGTAATTTACAACCAGTATCATACCTTTTAGACACTTATAATGGAGCGGCAGCAGCTTACTCATTACGTAAACTAAGAAACGCATACGCTGGTAGTGCAATTCGTGTTAGACGTTCGTCTGACAATACATCCCAAGACATCGGATTCGATGCAAATGGTAATTTAGATACAACATCGATGTTGAATTTTGTCGGTGCAAATAACCAAGCATTATATTCTGAGGAATTTGATAATGTTTATTGGAGTAAATATATTACAACCATTACCTCAAATCAAACAACGGCACCTGATGGTACAATGACTGCCGATTTATTAGCAGAAAGCACAGCTAATAATTATCACACATTATACAACGCTACATCTTTATCGTTTGCTGTTGGAACAAGTTGGAATGTGAGTGTATACGTTAAAAAAGGACCAGGAACATCGGCACCTGATACAATTATTCTGGGATTTCCTAGCCCAACGGGGAATGTTTTTTCACTTCCTTGTGTTCTATTTAATATATCATCAGGTACTGTATTAGATAGTTCGAACGCATCTAATGATGCTAATTTTGGTTCATCAATTGTTGATGCTGGAAATGGTTGGTGGAGATGTTCAGTGTGGGGTACAGTAACAGTAACTGGAAACCGTTCTCAAGTAGGTGTAATTAGATTTAATAATAATTTAAATACGCTCAATACTTCACTATACCCTGGTAACGTACAATCAAACATTTACATATGGGGTTATCAATTTCAAAAAGCGTTAAACGATACGTCAGTATTAACAACACAACCATATACAAAAACTACAACAACAACTACAGCTGGTAATGGATTCGTATCCATATGGTATGACCAATCATCAACATATGACGCTTCCCAACAAGCATCTGCCAGTCAACCTCAAATAGTAAGTAATGGTTCATTAATAACTACAAATGGTAAACCAACAATAAAATTTGATGGTTCGAACGACTTTTTAGTTACAAGTAATTATCCATTTACTAGTACTGATAAAGTATATGTAGCACATGTGTCAAGTATTGAAACAAATAACATAACATCTCAAGTAATAGGACATTTTAAACAATTCAACATGTCTGTATATTTTTCTGGGTACCGTAGTAATGCAAGGTCAATTATGTCAGTGAGAGATGTAACAACTAGTAAAACTTATGATTTTGGTGTATATAATATTAACACTCAATATCTTTACGAACAACAAACCGATTTATTAAACGTTACAAGTGCTTTACGTATAAAGAGTTATAGAAATAACGTACAAGAAACTATGAGTTTTGATGGTACAACTAACACATCACTACCAACATTTACACAACCGTTATCAATAGGTGCTGATGAAATAGGTACAAACTTTAAATTAAAAGGTAACATACAAGAAATAGTGGCTTATTATAATGTTGACCAATCATCTAACCGAACAGGTATCTCATCAAACATAAACTCATACTACTCAATCTACTAAAAAAATAAAATAAATTATGACAGGATATAAATACACAACAGAAGAAGAAGCAATTATGGCAAGAAGTCAAGCCGCTACTTATATGGGTTTACCAAACCCAACTGGTGATACCTTATATTGGGTAAACTACAACCATTCAGAATTAGATGGGTTCTACTACATTCAACATGTAGAAGGTTTAGAACAAGTCTTAGGAGAACCAATTGAATTCGAGGTTACTCAACCGGAGATAAATTAAAAAATAATAAAAAACTATGACACAATCAAGAGTAGGCTGGAGAAAGTACGTAAGTCCTTACTTATTAGACATCTATAGTGGGGGTTCGGCTGCTGCATACTCACTGAGAAAATTAAATGGATCTTATACAGGACCGGCAGTCAGAGTTAGAAGGTCCAGTGATAATCAATCACAAGACATTGGTTTTGATAATGATGGTAATTTGGATACGGTAGCATTAACAACATTCGTTGGTTCAAATAATAAATTTTATTATTCAGAAGACCTAGATAATGCGTACTGGTCAAAAAACGGAGTTACTATAACACCTAATGCTGGTATAGCACCAGATGGTACACAAACTGCTGATTTATTTACTGAAACAGCAACAACAACGGACCATTATTTCTATAGGGAAGATGTTCAGAGTGGTCTTCTCGTAGGGGGTAGTTGGAATATGAGTTTTTATGTTAAGAAATCACCAGATAATACACTTACTGAAAATAAAATAATGCTCCGTCAACAAAGAAGTGGTAATTCAAGTGGTGGTTCAACTGTAGTTTTTAATTTAGAAACTGGTAATGTTGATTATATTGCTGACCTTAATATTTTTGGAGGTTCATTAGGAGTTTTAGGTGCTTCTATGTCTGATGAAGGTAATGGTTGGTGGAGATGTTCTATGTGGGGAAAAAGACCACCAAAAACTGGTACTGAAAGTCAATCAACAAAAACACCTATAGCAATAGGTAGAGTTCCAGCAACTACCAATGGTGGTGTTCCAATTGTAAACGCACCTAGTTATGGACAAACTTGGAATGGTAATGTGAATGGTAAGTATTTATTGTGGGGGTTACAAATAACTCTTAAAAATGATGATGATAGTTATCAAGAATTAAAACCATATTCTAAAACTACTAATACTCTTCCTGGTTCTGGGTTTGTATCAATATGGTATGACCAGTCGGGTAATAATATGAATATATCACAAACAACTTCTGCAAATCAGCCATCAATTATTGAAGATAGCACATTGATAGCTCTAAATGGAAAACCTACTCTTTCTTTTCTTTTTTCTGGAACTACTAGAAAATGGTTAGGTTTACCATTAAATTCGATAACATTAAATAGACCATTTAGCATATTCATAAATATGAAAATATATGGAAGTATCTACGACTTCCCAATACTGTCTGGATTAGAAAACAATAGGAATTACTGGATAAGATATTTTATTGGTTTAGGAAGATATGCTTATACTCTATATACAGCTGACAATAATTTAATTAACGGAGAAGATATTGTAGATACAAACCAAACACTACATTTTATGAATATATCTTCAAATAGTGCTAAAGTTGGTAAGAATGGTTCAACATATAGTAAAAATCTTACAACTACGAATTGGAAAGGTCTACAATTAGGTTTAAGTAATTCCGGTCAATTTTATGCATCAGAAATGGTGTTATTTAATGGTGATGTGAGTTCTGATAGAAATATCATTGAATCAAGTATTAATTCATTCTATTCAATATACTAAAAAATAATAAAAAACTATGACACAAATTAAAGTAGGTTGGAGACCTTATGTTGATTTAGGACTAGATACTGACGCTACAGCCTTTTCATTAGCTGCAGGTCTTACTGATACAACTCAAAAATCCGCAGTTAACACTTTAGTTAAAGATCTGAAAAGATATGGTCTTTGGACTAAAATAAAGGCTTTCTATCCTTTCGTTGGTGGAAATGCTGAATCTCATAGATTAAATTTAGTTAACACACAAATATACAGTTTAACATTTAGTGGCGGTTGGATTCATGATTCAAATGGTGTTAAATCAAATGGATCAAACACAATTGCTGATACTCAATTAAATTTAAGAAGCGCTTTTGGTGCAAATAGTACCGAACATAATTTTGGTATTTATATAAATGATAATCCGATCCAATCTTCCAATGTTAGAGGATTTAGATCTGATATTTCAGCGTATGATTCTACAAACGGTTCAATAGATTCTTTTGTTTCGAGTCCAACTTTAATGTTTTTTAGAAGTATTCCATCACATGATTGGTTTTCATTTTATATTAGTCCAACAACTGTTACTGGTTTAAATGAATTAAAAAGATATAATACTACATATTTTTGTTGGTTTAAAGATGGTTTAGAGGTTCAAGGTGCTAGACAGACAGTTGCGACAACTAAAATAAATCCGAATTCAACTGTAAAAATTGGATCTTCTTCTTCAACGAATAGATATTCAACTGCTTATATAACAAGTGCTTTAAATACGATGGAATCATATTTAATGTATATCGCAGTTCAAAGATTTAATTCATCTCTATCAAGACAAATTGGAACTTCTATTGCACCATTAACAATTAATACTAATACATCAACCGATGTATTAGTTACAAATGGTTTAAAAATTAATATTGATGCTCAAAATCAAACTCCACCAAATGAAAGATCATTAACATCTGACCTACCAGGATTATATTACTATCAAAATGATGTATTGGTTGATAGTAGTGGTAATAGTAATAATGGTACAGTAATTAGATTAAATCAATATGATTGGCAAAATCGTTTTATAGAATATAATAAATCTGATTTGGGTATACCTGAACTTAGATTTCGAAATTCTGATAACACTGCGGGTGGTACTAAGCTGTATCAATCTGGTACTTCGCCGGATTATTTACAAACACTTTATAAAGGATCTGATACAGGTACATTTACGGTAGGTGGATGGTTTAAAGTTTCTTCAAGACATAATGGTTTTTATGCTATAACAAGAGGACATGATTCTTATGGTGGTGGATGGAGTTTTATTCTGAGTATGTCTATTGGTTCTAAATTCGGTATTAACATTGTTCCAACGTCTGGTTCAATTTCAGGAACATTTCAATCAACAACAACTGTACAATCTGATGTTTGGTATAATGTTTATGTAGTTTGGAAGCCAAATTCGTATGTTAAAATGTATGTAAATGGTGTGTTACAGGCAACAAATACAATGACATGTTCTGGACTTAGAGCATCAAATGCTGGATGGGGTGTTAATTCGGCTACATCTACAAGTTCAGGTAGAGGTATTCTTGGAGCAATGCATATATATGACCGAGAACTTTCTGCAGCGGAAGTTTTACAAAACTTCAATGCTGGAAGAGTTAGATACAACGTATAAAATTATCATAATTATAGTTTTATGATAAATAAAATAAAAAAATAAATTAACATGAAAGGTTACAAATTTATGACAGAAGCAGAAGCAATTGCTGCTAGAACACAATGCGACACCCATTTCGGATATCCGAAAGAAGGATGTGTTACTCAACACTGGGTAGATTATCAAAATGCTGAATTAGATGGATTTTGGTACATCACATTTGACGAATCTATTGAGACAATATTAGGTGCCCCAATTGAATTTGAAATTACTCAACCAGAATTAAAATAAAAAAAAATAAAATATTATGAAAGTCTATAAATTAACTTTAGAACAAAAAGATCAATTAGTTGGTCAAAAATGGGATGGTGAAACTTTCTTCAACCCAACTTTAGATGCAGACGGTAACTGGTTTATCTCTATCGAAGAAGTTCAAGGATATACAGGAACTGAATTCGCTTGGATTTCTGAGTTGGTTGAGATTCCTCACAATCCGATCATTGCTGAACTTCCGGGAGAAGTAACCGAATAAATAAAAGACCTCTTATGAGGTCTTTTCTAAAAAATAAAAAATAAGTAATAAACGATGAAAGTAAGACTTTTAACACAAGAACAAAAAGACCTATTAGTTGGTCAAACTTATGATGGAATTCAATTCTTCAACCCAACATTAGATGCTGATGGAAATTGGTTTATCTCAAATGAGGAAGTTAATCAATGTACACATGGAGGAGTAACTGAATGGGTTCATGATTTACCAGAAATCGATCACAATCCGGTTCAAGTTGAGCTTCCTGGAGATGTAAATCCATAAATAAAGACCTCTTCGGAGGTCTTTTAAAAAATAAAAAAAAACTATGACACAAACAAAAGTTGGATGGAGAACATACGTAGATCAATCTGCTCTTCTACTAGATCTATTTCCAAATTCTTTAGCAGCATACTCCTTTAGAAAATTAAATACTAATTACACTGGTGCATGCATTAGAGTAAGAAGAAGTGGAGATAATACAGAAATGGATATACCTTTTTTAAATAATGTTCTAGATGAAACTACATTAATGAATTTCGTCGGAGCATACAATCAATTATCATATTCACAAGATTTTACTAATGCAGTATATGCTAAGTCTGGTGTTACGATAACTGCAGATCAGGGAACTGCTCCTGACGGAACACAGACAGCTGATCTTTATTCAGAGAATAGTGGATCAGGTAACCATTATATGTATAGATATTATCCAAACACTACTTTACCTACTGGATATAACTGGAACGCGAGTTTCTATATTAAGAAAGCTCCTGGAAATACATCAACTAATAATAAAATTATAGCAAAGGAAGACCTTAATGGTTCTTGGGGATATGTTGAGTTCAATTTAGATACAGGAACTACTTATATTTTTAATTCTTCTGGTATAAACATAACTGGCGCAGCGATGACTGATGAAGGAAACGGTTGGTGGAGATGTTCTATGAGTGGAGATGTTCTTGCTGGTAGAACTGCAAATAAATTTCCGATAAACATTTTCAGGAACGGTAGTAATAATGGAAATTTCTCTTTTACCGGTGATACTGGTGCTAAATATTATATCTGGGGTATGCAAGTCACAGGTACTTTAAATAATGTTTCTGGAAAAACTATACAACCTTATGCTAAAACAACAGTTGGGTCTGCAGGTAACGGTTTTATAGTAACATGGTATGACCAGAGTGGAAATAGTAGACACGCTTCACAACCTACTGCTGCAAATCAGCCGTATATAGTATGGGAAGGGGCTATGCTAAAGAATAATGGTAAAGCAACTTTGAAAAAGTTCACGACTGGTTTAAATTCATACGGAAGTAGCATAGGAGGGGATACATCATATAGAGGTAGAATACTTAGATATCCTTACGGATCGTTTACTATAACAAAACCTGTATCACTTTTTACTGTTACTAGATATAACGATACTGGCAATAGAGTGGCTGTTGGTGGTGATTTGTATTCAGTATATAGCCCTAATTATTTAGATTCCATTACAAATGGTAAATTTTCAATATATACTAGTGGATATCTTTATTCATTATTAAATGCAAATACTAATAACAATATCAAGTTTATGCTTTATGATGGATCGAATTCAAAAATATCTGTTAATAATGGAGGTATTAATTCTACCGCTCTGGGAAATATCGAATTAAGAGGTATATCAATAGGTGCTGCATCTGGAACTCCTTATTTTTTGAATGAGTTTGATGGGGATATTCAAGAGGTTATTTTCTGGAATTCAGATAAGTCAAGTACTAGATTAGATATTCAAGATAACATGAATACTTATTATTCAGTATACTAAACTATATAAATAAAGACTCGTCAAAGGGCGAGTCTTTTTTAAAAAATAAAAAAAATATGACACAAATAAGAGTTGGATGGCGAGCTTTTGTTACTTCGGTAGTCAATGCAGTAGATGCAGATGCTCAAGCATTTATATCAGCTGCAGGAATTACTAACTTAACTCAAGCAGCAGCTATCAATACGTTAGTAAATGATTTAAAGACCTATGGAATATGGTCAAAAATGAAAGCTATTTATCCATTTGTTGGTGGATCTGCAACTTCACATAAATTCAACTTAAAAGATCCGAGGGATTTAGATGCTGCATTTAGATTAGTATTTAATGGTGGTTGGACACATACAAGTAATGGTATAAAAGGAAATGGTACTACAGGATATGCAGATACTAAATTAATACCATCTTCCAATTATCCAACTGAATATGATATGGCTTTTGGTTTTTATTCAAGAACTGATATAATGGAAAATTCTAATGATATATCAGCTTACAATAGTGGTACTCAATGTATTGGTATTGATACTAGATGGTCGGATGGAAAAATATATGGATATATTTATAGAGATGCAGTACCATATAATATAGTAGTCACTAATTCTAGTTCAGCTGGTCTCATATCTTTATCAAGAACATCAACAACTATGATGAAAATATTCCGAAATACTTCTATATTGGGAACCACCACTACTGCAATGTCTGGTTCTGTCCCGAATATATCTATAAGACTTTCAGGTAGTACTGTTGGTTCATATTCAACTAGGGAAAAATCTTTTACTTATATTGGAAATGGACTATCAGATATTGATATAACAAACCTTTATACGACTATTCAAAAATTTCAAACAACATTAGGTCGTCATGTTGGATCTCCGATTGTATCAGATTCAGATGCTCAAGCTTTCTTGAATGCTGCAGGTATTACAGATTTAGGCCAAGCTACTGCGGTTAATACATTAGTTGTTGATTTAAAAGCGGCTGGTATTTGGACTAAGATGAAGGCAATTTATCCATTCGTAGGTGGAACTGCAACAACACATAAATTCAACTTGAAAGATCCAAGAGATTTAGATGCTGCATTTAGATTGGTATTTAATGGTGGATGGACGCACAGTTCAACCGGAGCTAAACCAAATGGTACGACAGCATATGCTGACACTAAATTAAACGTAAACACTGCCTTAGACGGTACAAATAGTCACCTTTCATATTATTCAAGAACAACAGTAATTCCTGGTAGTGGTAAGGATAATTACATGATAGGTTCATATGATATATTAAACTCAAGATATTATGCTATTGATATATACGGTGCAGCACCTAATATATATGCTGGATTAGGTGGTTTTGTTAACCCAATTGATACTCCAGTTGCTGATACTAGAGGACTATTTATAATTAAAAAAGAAGCTAATACTCAGAAAGCTATTATAAATAATAGCGTTATTGGTACTAAAACAGAAACAATAACAGTTAAACCTAATTACAATGTTGGTCTAGGTGCTGCAATATATAATAGTGGTATTTATGGTTATTCTACATTTGAATCAGCATTCGCGTCAATTGGAGATGGTTTAACAGATGCTGAAGCTACCGCATTCTATACTGCGGTACAAAAATTCAATACAACATTAGGAAGACAAATTGGAACTCCAGTATTGGAATCTGGTCAAACTGCTAATTTATTAGATACTTATTCAAGTGCAGCTGCCGCATATTCATTAAGAAAATTAAGAACTGGGTATTATGGATTTGCTATTAGAGTTAGAAGATCTTCTGATAATCTGGAACAAGATATTTCGTTTGACGCAAATGGCAATTTAGATACCACTTCGTTATTGGCATTTGTTGGTAGTGGTAATGGATTCGTAACTACATGGTACGACCAAAGTGGAAATAATCAACATGCAACACAAACAACTGCTACAAATCAACCAAGTATAGTTTTATCGGGTGTTTTAAATACACAAAATTCAAAACCTGTTATACTAACCGATGGAAGTTCATTTATGATTAATAGTTCGGCGTCTTGGAACCTGACAACTAACTCTATTTTTGCAACTATAAAATTAAATGCATCTAGAGGAGCGATGGCCATGATGTCTTCAGTAGGTACTTCTAACCAACACTTCGTTTCTAGAAATGCTAATGGAACTGGTAGATACTATGACTCCGCTGGACAAGAGATTACAGCTGCTGCATTACCAAATGGATTTAATTTAATAAGCATACATGAAAACTCATCTGGCGTTACAGTATTTGAGAATGGAGCTAATTTAGTTACTAATTTTGCACATGATATCGGAGGTGCTGTTACTGGTGTTGTGATATTTAAAAGAGATGCGGGTAATGGATTGACAAGTGGTTCAGGTTTCTCTGAACTAATCATATATGGAAGTACATCGCAATTAAGCAATAATTCTGCAATTAATACTAATATAAACTCGTACTACTCAGTATACTAAAATATATAAATAGAGACTCGTCATTTTGACGAGTCTCTTTAAAAAAATTAAAATTAAATGACACAAGCAAGAGTTGGCTGGAGATCTTTTGTTACTTCGGTAGTCAATGCAGTAGATGCAGATGCACAAGCATTCATTTCGGCTGCAGGAATTACAGATTTAACACAGGCTGCAGCTATCAATACATTAGTAAATGATTTAAAGACATATGGAATATGGACAAAAATGAAAGCTATTTATCCATTTGTCGGTGGATCGGCAACTTCACATAAATTTAACTTAAAGGATCCAAGAGATTTGGATGCTGCATTTAGATTAGTATTTAATGGCGGATGGACACATGCATCGACTGGTGCTAAACCTAATGGAACAACTGGTTATGCTAATACTTTTTATAATCCATCTAGTAATTTAACACCTTTCTTAGGATATTACTCAATAACTAATGGTAATACTGGAACAGATCAGATAGATATGGGTTCTAGTGATTTGAGCAAATGGACATGGCTATCTGCTTGGTATAAAGCAGGAATTTATAATAATATACTTGCTAGAAACTCAGACAGTTCTGTTTTATTAGACGGTGGTATACAGGCAGATTCAAGAGGCTGGTATTGGACTAATAAAGTGAGTACAAATGCTAAACTTGGTAAAAATGGAAATGTGTTGACAAGTTCTGCAGATTCTACGATTGCCGGTTCGGTAAATATAGCAATTGGTGCGATGGGAAGTCCAAGTGGGGCTAATTATTATTCAAATAGAGAGACTGCATTTTCAGTTATAGCTGACGGTATGAGTGATACTGATACTACTAATCTATATACATCAATTCAAAAATTTCAAACAACATTAGGTCGTCATGTCGGAACTCCTTATGTTAGTGACGCAGATGCTGTTAGTTTCTTGACTGTGGCAGGAATTACCGATGGAAATCAAGCGGTGGCTATCAATACATTAGTTATTGATTTGAAAGCAGTCGGTATATGGACTAAAATGAAAGCTATTTATCCATTTGTTGGTGGTACGGCTACATCTCATAAATTCAATTTAAAAGATCCGAGAGATTTAGACGCAGCTTATAGGTTAGTATTCAATGGTGGATGGACCCATAGCTCAACTGGTGCTTTACCTAATGGTACAACAGCATATGCTGATACTAAATTGGTACCATCATCTATATTAACACTAGGTAGTTTCCATCATTCTACATATAGTAGAACTACATGGAGTGTGAGTGCTATCATGGGTGGATGTAATGATAATAATTCCCCACAAAGATATTTATTAATGTCAAATCCTAATGGAACAACATTAGGTAATATTATTTTCAATACCTCATTATCACCTTTCACCAGCCCTATTAATAACACCAGGGGTTTAATGATGGGTAATAGAATTTCAACTACTACTGTTAATGCATGGAAAGATGGTGTAAAAGTACTTATTGATTCATCTAATGGTGTGACCGAAAGACCAACAATAAACTACTACATAGGTGCAAGGAATAATGAATTAGTGGCTTCTGGATTTGACAATAAAGAAACTGCTTTTTATTCAATCGGAGATGGTCTAACAGATGCAGAATCAGCAGCATTCTACACAGCAGTACAAACATTCCAAACTACTTTAGGTAGACAAGTAAGTGTTCCATTAGTTTCGGATACAAATGCTCAAGCTTTCTTGAATGCGGCTAATATCACTAGCTTTCAACAAGCTTCTGCGGTTAATACTTTAGTAACTGATTTGAAAGCTGCTGGTATCTGGACTAAAATGAAAGCTCTTTATCCATTCGTAGGCGGAAGCGCTACTTCTCATAAATGGAACTTAAAAGATCCTAGAGATTTGGATGCTGCATATAGATTGGTGTTTAACGGCGGATGGACTCACACATCTAGCGGTGCTCAACCAAATGGTACAACAGGTTATGCCAATACGTTTTTAAACCCAGTAAATTTTGCAATTGCTTCTGGATTAGGTGTTTATTCAACTACTAATAGTAGTATTTCTTCAACTGATGTTGGTGCACTTAGTTACTTCCCTGTAAGAGCATTCCAAATTGCACATAATAGTACTACAACATTTGGTGGAGTTAACTCTGATGATTTTGTTAGTTTCGCAGATACAGACACCAGAGGTTTTTACCAATCGTATAGAACAGATTCAAATACGGTTAAAACTTTAAAAGATACTACATCTTATTCAAGATCACTTGCTTATTATCCAGTGAATTTAATATGTCTTATAGGAGGTAGAAGTGAAAATGGTGCGGTATCAGATCTAAGTAGTAGAAATTTATCAATTGTATATTTCCAAGAAAACTTTAATGATACAGATGCGCTTACTATGAGAACTATTGTACAAAAATTCCAAACTGCTTTAGGAAGACAAGTTGGAACTCCAGTTTATAACACTAACGGTTTAGTACTTAATTTAGATGCAGGTAATGCAAACTCATATCCAGGAACAGGAACAACTTGGTTCGATTTAGCTGCCGGTAATAATGGTACTTTAGTTAATGGACCAACTTATGATTCTACTAATGGAGGTTCTATATTATTCGACGGTGTTAATGATTATGTTAATTTGGGTTCGAACTTTAGGTTTAACGATACAGACATAACATATGACTTCTGGGTTAAAGTAACGGACAATTCGGATGTTTATCATGAAATAATAACTCTTGGATCTTCTAACCAAACAAATTCTATTTCTCTTTGGAAGTTTAGAAGCGGTTCAAATTCTGGAAAAGTTTTTGCAAATATTAATGTTGTTGGATTTACGCAAACCTGGGTTTCTTCTCAATTAACAGGTGCTGATATTCTTAACACAATCGTTAATTATACGGCAGTATTCAAAAAAGAATCAGGTGTATATAAAATTTACTTATATAGAAATGGTGTATTAGATGGATCAACTACATCAAATATAACTTCTTATAATATGAATAACTGGTCTAATTTTGAAGCGAGAATTGGTAGTGGATCAAGTGTTTTTCCTGAATTATGGAAAGGTAATATTTACTCAGGTAAAGTTTATAATCGATCTTTATCAGCAACTGAAGTTCTACAAAACTTCAATAGTTCAAGAGGAAGATTTGGACTTTAATATATAAATAAAGACTCGTCAAAAAGGCGAGTCTTTTAAACACAAATTAAAATATGGAAAACTTAAAATTTATAGAAGTCTTTTCAGGATATGACTCAGAAGAAGACGTTGATTTATTAAGAGTTGCAGAATCAAATGAAGGTGATGTACTTACTCTAGTTAAAATGAAAGACGAAGAACAATATCAAATAGCTTTAATCATGCATGATGGAAGAGAGGCTTGTGATGTATTTTTTGAACGAGAATTTGCAGATTCTCTTTTTCAATCTATATTACAACTTTAATTAAACTTAAAATAAAAAAGCCACTATTTAGTGGCTTTTTTATTTTTATATAGATTTGTTTTTGGGTTATATTCTAAACCATAATTACCACCATTGAATAAATTTTCGATAAGCATGTCATATGTTTTAACAAGTCTTGGATTATCAGCATAATATCTCATTAAAACCTTATCATTTCTTTCATTATAAGAATCAATATTTTTATCGTGTTCGGTTAAGATATAATCTAATTGTCTAGCACCCTCAACGGTATCGGATCCCTCATAATAATAACCTAAATCCTTACACATAGGAGCATTATGTAAAACAGGATAACCCATATAAGCTGCATCTAAGTAAATATAATTCAGAGGATTTAGTATTTGGTGACAAACTAATATATCCATATATTGTGAAAGTATAAATGCTGTTTGATATCTACTCTCAGCTGTGATTTTATCATCCTTATATAAATCGAAAGTTGAAATCATACCCATAAACTCTTTGTTTTTGCTGATTTTCTCTGAGTTTGTCAACATTAATTTTTCAATATGTTTTCTACCAATATCACCTCTATAAGATTCTTCAGTAATCATTGTTGGTATAAGTGCAAATTTTACAATATTTATATTTGGTTCCATTACACCAATTCTCTTTTTTTCCTTACCAATTTGATAACGATAATCTTTTTTGAATTGACCTCTTTGAAATCCTCTTTCAATGTCAGTTAGAGCTTCTAATAGATATTGATTATGCCAAACAAATGGAACAATTAATGAATTTGTTCTATACAATGTATGATAGTATCCTCGATTCACTTCATCTTGTTGTGGTATATACCAAACTTCATCATATGAATCTTCATATTGGTGTAATTTACCGGGATCATCTTCTTTAAATAGAATATTTTCCATAGTAATAACATAGTTGTTACCACATTTATATGAAATAACTTTTTTATTTGGATTCTGTTTAAATTTTTTTATTTCAGCATTTGATATTTGAGCACCCATAACAATCAACATATCCATATCTAAATATTTATCAATAAAGTTATGAAACTTTATATCTTGTAAATATTTGGGAATTAGAATTTCCCCATTACCATTATCAACTCTTAAACAAGAACCCTTGGCAAAATCTGTTGAATTTTCTTCAGTCCAATCATTAATATTAACAGTATTCAATAAGTATATATCATAGTTTTTTTTAGAATTTTTTAAAAGTCTATATAAAACTAATACATTTTGTTTCATACCATTACTCCAAATGGATTCTGTATTTTCTCTCAATCCAATTGTAATTCCAATTTTTAATCTCTCCATAATATTTAGCTATTTTTTTCAATAAATAGATTTACTATTTTATATTTTTCTTCTATAGTTTCAGCATTAATCCATAACCAGATATAAGAACTCTCTATAGATTTTATTTTATTTCTCTTAACCTCTAAATTATCTTCTAATATTTTTTTCTCATATAAATCAATTGACCATTTTATAGATAACTTATCACAGATAACTAATAAATCATAAATATTTGATTCTTCTGATGCTATTTTAGCCTTTATATAAAGATCATTTAATTCAAGACGATTTTTCTTATTAAAAGTTTTATCGGGGTGTGTTAATTTAACTATCTCACGAAATAACTTCTTAATATTATCGGAAATGTGATCCCTTCTTTTATCCACAACAACACCTTTATCAACTGATGTCTCTTTTGGATTTGATACCTCATTATCAAATCCCCTTTTGTGATAAATTTCTTTTAGAAATGTTTCCTTATTTGAATTTATTAGCTCATTTTTCCATTCTTCTTCAATCTCCAATAATTTATACTCTTGTATAATTTTTCTTATTTCTAATTCAAATAACTTATCACTCATATTCTATATATATATTTTATAAAGTGAATTTTTAATTTTAATATATAATATATGATTAAGAAATATTTAGAATTCATTAATGAGTCTTTTAGTAAAAATAGAGAAGATTTTAACTCATTAGGTGAATGGGTTGAGTATTTATATTCAACTTTAGAAGGTGATGATTTAGAATATATCAAAAATATAGTAAATAGAGAATTTAATATTAGTAGAGAAGATGATTTGAGTGATATACCTTCTGATATTAGATTATCAAATGCGATTAACATATTAGATGATAATACTAAAAATGAAATAGAATCATTAATAAAAGATTTTATTGATAATGGTATACAGGAGAAAGAAACTAATGTAGAATTTTCAACTGATTTAGAACCCCTAACTGAATCAGAAATTACTATGGCTGGTAAAAACATTTTCACATCATTTTTAAAGTGTTTAACAGCACTTGGTCAAAAAGATGTCTTACCAAATAATGAAAAATTACCAGATGACTATCTTTTTTATTTTTTATTCGAATTAAATTCAGATGATGTTAAATCTATATTTAATAGATTTTCATCACTTAAAAGATATGTAAATGATGTACCATATGATAGAAATGAGATTGAACTTTATTATGGTATTAAAGATAATGGTTTGTTTGAATATGGTATTGTTAATCAACCAATAGGACAATTTAAATTATCAACAAGTGTTATAAAATGGATTCTTGGTTTAGATCTTAAATCAGCTTATAATCTTAAAAAGAGCTTAGTAAACTTTAATTTTAATGAATTGATGTTAATTAGTAAAATTAAAAAAGATTTAACTAGTTTCAATCCAGGTTTCTTTGATAAGAAATCAAAAGTGTGTGTAAGTGATAGAGTAATATCTATTGGTTATTATAACATTGGTACTTGGGATAATGGTCAATTAGACTTAGGAGAATATGAAAATATAAAACAAAACTTTAATAACTGGATTATAAATAAAAAATGGTCTGATAAAGTACAATATAATGTTAAACCAAACAATTCTTGGGTTTATTTCAACTTAAAATTAAAATAAAATTATGAAATATTTAAAAAAATTTAAAGAAGGTTTTGACTATAATAAAGATTGGGAAGATATGTCAAAAGAAGAAAGAGAAGAAACTGGTATTCCTGCTTATAGAAACGTAGAAGATGATATTGATTTCATTATTACTAAAATTAAGGAAAAATATCCAAAAGGAGAGGTAAATGATAAATCAGACTTGATTGATATGATTGTTTGGTTTGAGGAGGAATTTCAAAGAGATATTAAAGATGAAGATAAAGTTATTGATATACTAACACATGAATATAACTTATAAACATTTAACTAAAACTTTTCTATAAAAAGAAAAGTTTTTTTGTTTATGGAAAAACCAAATAAAGAAGAATTAATGAAAAAATGGGCACCTATTTTAAATAATATTGGTGTCACTGGATCAAAAGCCGATTGGATGGCTGAATATGCTGAACTACATTCAAATACAAAAATTGAAGAAAATACAACATCACCAGGTGGAACTTCAGAAGAAGAAATGGAAAGAATTAAAAATGAAGTTAAAGCTGAAAATCGTGATAGAATAATAGAATCTTTAATCGAAGATAAGGAATATAAAGAAATGGATATTACTGAACACCCTGATTATAAAGGACCGGTTGGTACTCTATTTCACTTGGATTTTAAATACGGAGACGATACTGATGATGAAGAAGTTAAAAGAAGTGTTAAAACACTTGGTAAGAAGAAAAAGTAATTATAAAAAATTTTCTATAAAGATTGATGAAAAAACTGGAGAGGTTGACTTATCAGGTCATTTTATATCTTTCAATAACTATTGGTTTCCATACAACCCAAGACATGATAAAAGAAGAGTAAAAATTAAAAAAATTTATGATAAATAAAATAGTGGAGTTTGTAAAAAGTCTCTTTGTTAAGAAAAAGAAGAAAAATGTATGGGAGGATATAACTGGTATGTTACAAACATTCGAAAGAAGAAATAAAATTGCTAAATTGTATGGTAAGAAATCACCGACATATCCGATTCCATATCGTAAGACTTTTTATATTCCAATAGGTGAGTTAGATAAAAATAAGGCTCAAAAAGAGATAAGTAAACTAATCTCTTCTTATAAAGAAGATATATTTAAAAAATAAAAAATAGAGACATGAGGTGATTATATATACATTATGATAAATGTATATTTAATCTCATCAGAATTTGGAGGTAAAAAACTTTATAAAATAGGTTACACAAAAAGAAGTATAAATGAAAGAATGAAAGAATTCAAAACTGGTAATGCTTCTGACCTAAAAATAGAAAAGTCATTTCATTCAAAGTGGGGGACTAAAATAGAAGCACATCTTCATAAGAAGTTTAAAGCTTGTAAAGTAAGTGGGGAGTGGTTTGATTTAGAAAAAGAAGATATTGATAATTTTGAAACTTATTGTCAAATAGTACATAATAATTTAGAGATTATCGAAAAAAATAATACTTACTTCATAGATAGAGGTGGTAGATTTTAAAAAATAAATAATTTGTATGAACTCAATGAAAGAAATCGCAATTAGAGATTATATTTCTAAAATAAATTTTAAAGTAGATGATTGGAAATTATCTCAAATCAAGGAAGATATGAGAAGATTTTTAGGTGAAGAGCCAGGTATTGATGTAGTTTACAAAAAAGATGTAATGGTAAACGAATTTACTGGTGAAGCGAGAGAGTTTAAAGATGTTGATAAAATATCAATTATCTTCACAGACTTAGATAATAGATTTAAAAAGATTGAATTTATTATTGATGAAAAATTGTAATAATTATAATGAATGATAAAATTGGAAAATATTTTTTAGATTTAAATAAAATACACAAATTAGAAGATAAAGAAGAAAGACAGGCAATTCACACCTACTATAAAGATATGTTATATGCTTATGGTGATGGTAGAAATGAAATGGCTGAGTCCATTAAGTGGACTTTAATTAATTCTGGTTATTTATTAAATAATGATCAGATTAAAAGAGATGAAAAAATAAATGATATTTTAAATGGAGATTAAAGCCGATATAGTAGATTATATGGGTAAATATGAAAATGGTGTCTTGGTATTAATTAGTCTAAATATAGATAATAAATTTTACGAAGGTACCATTTTTTATTCAGATAAAAATATTGTCTTAACGACTGATGAAACAGTTGAAGATGTAATTGGCATGAATATAGAATTATGGGATGGATATAAAGACTTATTAGAAAGTATTTTAAAAAAATTAATTCCATATGAAGAAATATCTAAAAGATTGGATGAAGTTGACTTTGAAAAATATGTTTCATATTACGAAGAAGACTTAGGTAAAATTGTTTTAGATGAAGTAAAACCGGAGGAAATAATAACAGCAACTAACTCAAACTTATTTCAATAAAATTAGTATAATTTAAAAATTATTTTTATATTATGCTGATTAGCGAAATTGGAATTAGAGGTTTTAAATCATTCGGAAATAATGAACAAGTCGTAAAATTAAATACAGAAAAAGGAGAACTTATCTTACTAGTTGGAAACAACGGAAATGGAAAATCTGTTGTTGATAAAACTGAGATTGAGATAAAATTTTCAATAGATAATTTGAATATAGATGATTTTTGTACTTTTTTGGAAATAATGGATGGGGGAAAGGAATATATTGAATATATAAAAGAAAATAATTATTCTTTATATGAGCAATATATTAAAAAACAAAAATCAATTAGATAATTATCTAATTGATTTTCACCCAGATAAAAAAAATGAGATCTTAAATCTATTTAAAGATTTTAATTTTGAATGTGGGAAGACCTCATTTATATCAAAAATGAAGTCTTTAATAGGAATGCCAAAGTTTGGTAAAAAAACTCTAATATATTGGTTAAGTAGAGGCTGGGATGAAGAAACCGCTAAAATAAAAAGAGTACCAACAATTAAAAATGTTGAAACATCTCCTATGAATATAAATTTTTGGTTAAAAAGGGGATTTAGTTTAGAAGATTCTGAATATAAAATAAAATCTCAACGAAAAATGAACAAGGAATATTGGATGGAGAGAGGATATACATTGGAAAATTCTATAATAAAGTCAAATGAGTTTCAGAAAAATAGTAATAGTTGTTTTATATCAAAATTGGAAAATGATGTGGAGTTTAGAGAAATTATATCATCAAAAAGAAGTAATAATATAAATTACTGGATAAACAAAGGTTTTAATTTAGAAGAATCTAAAATTAAATTATCTAATAGACAATCAACATTTTCATTAGAAAAGTGTATTTCTAAATATGGATCCGATGAAGGTAAAAGAATTTGGTCAGAACGCCAAAATAAATGGCGAAAATCTTTGATGGAATCCGATTACAATGGAATCGATGATAAAGATTCTAGATCCATAGAACATTTTAAAAATAAGTATGGTGATATTTGGTTGGAAAAGTATATAGAAACTACATCATTTAAAGATAAAGAAGATATTAGATATCTATTATCATTTGAGAATTATAAAGATATGATAATAACTCTTATAAATGATAATTTAACTTTAGCTAAAATAAGTTATAGACTTAATTATTCAGTATTATATGAAATATACAATACGAATAAAGAAGATATGTATTCATTTCTTTTGGAAAATTATGAAAAAACTTATGGAACTCCATCATATTATGAAAAAATGTATGGTGATAAATGGGTAGATGAGTTTATAAAATCTAATAATTTTAAAGATAAAGAAGATATTGTTTTTTTATTATCTTTTGATAATTATTTTAAATTAGTAGATTATTTAATGGAAAACTTTAGTATAACTGATATTGTTTTAAAAATAAAAAAAGTTATAGTATCATATTTTTATAAAACTACTTATGAAAAAATGTTTGAATATCTAATGTCTGTTAATCCAAGTATAAAATGCAAATATGGTTACATGAGATATTATAATAATCATCTTTGTAGAAGTTCCGGTGAGTATATGATTGCTAAATTTTTAAAATATAATGAAATTTCATATAAGTACGAAAAATTATATCCAAATTCTAAAAAAAGATGTGATTTTTATTTAATTGATCATGATATTTATATAGAATATACAGGTATGTATAAAATCAAAAAACACAATGATAAATATAATGAAAAAAAATCATTTTGTATTGATAATAATATTAAACATTTTTTTTCAAACAATATAGAAGAAATAGAAAATAAAATAAAAAGTATATATGGAATTTAAAATAGATCTAAAAAGGCTGAATATTCTAAATAATAAACTGTCTATCATCAATAAAGGTGTTAAAGTAAATACTCCAAATGGTTGGAAAAATATAAAAGAAATTGGTATAACATCACCTAATTCCGAAAAAATAATAATAAAAACAAAGGATTTTGAATTGATTGGTTCTCCAAATCACAGAGTTAAATATTTAGAAAATTGGATTTTCTTAAAAAATCTAAAAATAGGTGATTTTATAAATACTAAAAATGGTGTACAGACTATTTTATCAATATTAAAAGATGATAAAAGAGAAGATTTATGGGATATTGAAGTAGATGGTCATGAATACTATTCTAATGGAATATTAAGTCATAATTCATCATTTCTATCTTCCTTTGAATATACACTTTATGGTAAAGTAAGAGGTGGCCGTCAAAAAAAATGGTCTACTTTATCAACTCTCCCAAATAGAATTAATGGTGAATTATTAAATAGAATTTCATTCAATTCTAACGGTGTTGATGTTGAAATCAAAAGAGGTATTTCACCAAATAAGTTGGAACTTTGGGAAAACGGAGTTCACAATGAAAGAGCTGGTAAATCAAATATAGATGAAAAGATTGAAAAGTATGTAGGTATGGATATTGAAACATTCAAATCTTTTATATCTATGTCTATAAATGACTTCAAAAACTTTATATCTCTTTCAAATGAAGAAAAACAACTACTTTTAGATAAACTTTTTAACTTAGAAGTAATCAATATCTTAAATAGTATTTTAAAAGATATAAACAAGTCAAATAAAACAAGAATGGCTTCTTTAAACTCTGAAATAAATACTTTAGAAGAGTCTATTGAATCAATTCAAAGATCAATTGATAAAACTATTAAACTTTCAATTGAAAAAGAAAAATTAAATCTACAAGCTGATATTGATCGTCTTATGGAAGAAATGAATTCTAAAAAGGAAGATTATAAAGCTCTTAAAGAAAAAGTAGAAAAGATTAAAGAAAAAGAGGAAATTTTATCAAATGAAATTGAAAATGAAAAAAAACAATACATTAATATCCAAAATGATATTCGTAATACACAGAAAGAGATCGATCTTTATGACTCTGGTAAATGTCCCACTTGTAGAACAGATTTTAATTCTGATTACTACTCTTCTTTAAGACAATCACTTGTTGAGAAAAAAGAGGGTTTTGAAAAAATTAAGACTGAAATAGACGAGAATATCAAAAATATAAAAGAGAAGCAACTTAAACTGAAAGAAATTTCAACTAAAACAAATGAAACATTCAGCGAAATGAGTTTCTTTTTAAAGAACTGTAAAACTCAAATTGATCAACTAACTAAAAAGAAAGAACTTGAACAAGTTGATAACTTACCAAATGTTGACGAGTTTAAAAAATCAATTGAAGAGTTAGAAGAAAAAATGTCTTTTAGTAAAGATAATGTTACAGTTTGTAAAGATAAAGAATTATACTATAAAGAACTATCTAGAATATTTGGTGAAGATGGTGTTAAAAAGTCAATTATTGCTGGTATTATTAAACCACTTAACCACTTTATACATGAGAATATAACTAAGATGGGTATTGCTTTTGATGTTAAGTTGGATGAAACATTTACAGCGGAAATCAGACAATTTGGTTCACCAATTGAAAGTGATTCATTATCTACTGGTGAGAATAAAAAAGTAAACATTGCTATTTTAATTGCTTACTTAAAGTTAATCCGAACTAAACGACATATCAATATTTTGTTCTTAGACGAGGTTTTCTCTTCAATTGATATCGAAGGTATAGATTCTATTTTAACACTCTTAAAATCGTTCGCAAACGAGTATAACATAAATATATTTGTTGTACACCATGCTATCTTAAATCAAGAAATGTTCGATAGAATTTTAAAAATAAACAAAGATGTTTTCTCAACAATTGAGGAGGTAAACTTCTTAGACTAAAAAATAATAATAGTTATGGCAAATATTTTGGGAAGTTGTAGTACAAGTACATCTAGTTATGGTATTGGAACTAATAGTGTTGTAGGTGGGTATAATAATATCGTAATTGGTAATAGCAACACTATTACAGGTTATTCTTGGGTTGATAAGACAACTTCAATTCAGGAATATATAGAGTTCGGTTTGAAACTAATGGGTATAGATTTATCTTTTGAAGATTTTAATAATATGACTGAAACTGAAAGAACAGCATTTATGAGAAATCACAGATTAGATAATTTATTAAAAAATAAAGAATAATATGTTAATAGTTGAAGTAGATAAAAGTGGTATTGAAAGAGCACTTAAAAAACTTAAAAAGAAGTGGGATAAAAACAAAATGATTAAAGAGTTAAGATCTCGAAAAGAATTTATTAAAAACACTGATAAAAAAAGAGCAGCTAAAAGTAGAGCAGCTTATATTGAGAAAAAATATAGAAGTCAAGACTAATGAATTTATCAAAAAATTATTATGCTATTTTAGGTGTTCCTAAAAATGCAGATGAAAAAACAATAAAAAAATCTTATTATAAGTTGAGTTTTAAACACCATCCTGATAAGAATGGAGATGCTGATATTTTCTCCGAAATGACCGAGGCTTATGATGTTTTATGTGGTGAGAATCGAAGTGACTATGATTTAAAATCTAAATATGGAAATAACTATAATGAATACTATGAGTTATTTAATATAAATATTGATTTAGAATATGATGATGTTAAATCAACTAGAGAAAAATTTAAAAAAAATGAAGTAAATGATATTATAATACAAGTTGATGATGATTTTGATGGAACAGTCGAATTTGAAAGATGGGTAAAGTGTAAATCTTGTGATGGTACTGGTAAAGACTTCTCATCAAAAATTATTATTCGTGATAACGATGGTAATATTTTAAAAGTTTTTGATGCTGATGATGGTTGTGACTTTTGTGAAGGTACTGGTAAATATATGGACCAAGAATGTTCTTTTTGTAATGGAAAGGGTCAAGTTGGATTAAATCATTGTAGTACTTGTAACGGTGAAAAAAGAATTTTAGGTAAACAAAAACTAACTGGTTTAAAACTAAAAGGTGATAAAACAAGAATAGATTCGATGGGTCATCATGCTAAAAACGGTAATGTTGGTCACTTATATTTAATAAAAAAAGAGTTACAACAGTAACTCTTTTTTATTTTAGTCATACGCTATGTTTGTCCAACTCGATGGTGGTCTTGATTCAGGCCCATACTCATCTGCTCCATAACCAGGCACCCATTCCACTCCTATAAATGGTGAATCTTCTGATGTATATGTTGGCCATGAATTGTAAACTACACTCCAATAGTCAGTATTACCACCATATGTTGGTTCTGGTATAACAATATTAACAGGTGGATCAAATGGCACATCAAACGGTGTAATATCAGTTGAATCAACCCATAATTCACTTGATAACCCAGGTAAACCAACATTTTGATAAGTTTCTTCTAAATATTGATTTCTTTCTATTCTATCAAATTTAGGAGTTAATTCGATGAATCTATAAGCATATTGATTTTCTCTTCTATAAGTTCTTTTACTAACAAGTGGTGCTTGTACAGAATTATTAATATTTTCATTTGTAAAATATTTAAAGAATGGTATCATATCAACCTCAAAGAAATTTAAATTATCTATAACAAATTCCGAAATATTCTTACCACTATCACCAGATCCTCTAAATGACATCATTAAGTCTCTTTTATTAAAGAAGTATTCTACTTTCTTCTTATTTGGTGTTAAAATATGATTAACATTTTTATAAACAGGTAAATAAGATGCTTCTACTGTATTTGTTATGAAGGTATTTAATGTTGGATAAATAATCTTTTTAGATATAACGTTTAAGTTACCAAAGTGTAAAATTGGTAATTCCATAGGTCTTGGATTATACTCAGATGATCTACCAACATAATTATTTTCAACTACATCTTTATTAACTAGATCAAACTCAATCATAGTGTATCTATTTTGTTCTAATTTATCAGTATCTCTATTACCAACATCTTCAAGTGGATTCTGTAAATTTAGAACACCTCCATCATATCTGGCTGAAACTTTCAACTCTTTCCCCTTTATCGGAAGAATTGTTGTAAAGAATCCACCAATTAGATCTTTAGCTTCATTTCTGGAGAAGGTAATATATGATCCGGATGATGATGATGTACTCCATTTCCAACCAAGATCTTTAAACTTTTGTGAGTTTGGTCTAAAGTATTCAGAGAATTTACCAGAATCCCCTATGTAATCATTAAAAACTTTATATTTTGTTCCTAATTTATAATTTCTAATAGATGTTGAAAAACTATCTCTAAATTTAGAAACACTTGATAAAACATCATAGGTTATATAACCATATAAATTATTATTTGATATGTTATTATCTGTTAGAGCATCATAATCAGTTAAAGGTTTAAATATATTAGTAGCTGAACTTTGATCATATACAACATCAATCCAAGAGTTATATGCAAAAATACTTCTATCATCTGTATTATTAATAGTAGTCGCTTTTGAAACATTTAATGAATCAAATTGCATATTTTGTATAAGTCCGGTGTTTTTATAAGATCTTACTTTACCAACAAAATTTCTATTTGTGAGGAAATAAACAATTGAGTTTGAGGAAAAGATATTTGTTTCAATAGTTCTACCATCTATTACAGTATTCACCTTTGTTTTACCAAACATAATTGAATCTACACTATCATCTTCAAATTCACTAACATATATCTCATCACCAACATTTAAAGAATGTGTTGCACTTAAAGTTATATTAATAAATCTACCTCTTAATCCAGTTGATGAATTTGTTAGTCCAATATTACCTGATGAATATGTGAATGAAATAATATTTGATTTAAAGTGACCACCAGATAACTCACCATCTATCCATTGAGTATCAACCATTTTAGTAGTATGTGGTAATCCATAGAAGCTACCGTTTGTCCAAACACCACCATTAAAATATCCATTGAAGAAATTACCACTTAACCAAATATTTTTAGTTACGTAAATAAAATGATAAGGTGAATCTTTTTCAACTCTTCTTAATGGAAAATCATATTCAAACTCAACTAATAATGTATTATTAGTTTTACTTATCACAGTATAATAATTTCTAATAAGTTTTCTTTCATTGTTTATATCTATAGCAACTATATTAGAAATAGATATTTTATCTCCAACATTAAAATTATTAACATTATATGATGGTCCAGAGATTGTTAATCTCCATTTTTTATCTCTATTATATGAGTAGAATTGACTCACATCAAAAAAGTTTCTAACACTTCTATCTTCTCTATAACCATTTATCCAATTACCATCCTCCCATATACCAGATTTAAATTTACCGGTTCCAACTTTTGTCTTTATGGTAGAATAAGTTATTGATCTTACAGCATTTAAAGTATTACCAACTCCTATATTATAATAAAACTTTGGAGTTTCTATATAATCATATGAGTCGAATAGTCCAAATCCATAGTTTAGATAACCAGTAGGAAAACTATTTGTACCAACGGATAATAATGTATTATTTTGGATATGATAGGTTTCTTCGATTTTTAAATCTGTTAATGATGCGACAATGTATGTTGCTCCAGTTGTTTGAGGCACTGTATCCCCAACGAATATTAGATATTGATTTCCTTGTAAACCATAGAATGTATAATCTTTATCTGTAACACTATAAGTTAAAGATCCTAAATAATTTTGACTTGAATTATCATCAAATAAAAATTCTATTGTCCATGTATTTAATTTACCAACATCTAACCCAGCGTCATCTTTTATGTAAAGTGTCCAGTTACCTACTATACTATCTGATGAATTTAATAGTTTTCTAATATCCTGTGTATTTGATCTATAAGCACCATATCCAACACCAACATCTTTTTTCATTCTAAATGTATCAGTAAAAGGAGCTGATCCTTTAGATATACTATTTTTAGTATCATCTGATGTGAAAACGGTTGATTTTAAATTATCACTATTTCCTTTTTCTCTATTAAATAAATTTATAACTTTACCAATACCTTGAACATCATTAGCTGCTGGACCTTTTAGATTTAAAATTAAATCACCATCCCAAGTATGATCTATATTAACTGTTACCTTAATCTCTTTTAATGTAGTAGCACTAGTTAAGTAATTATTTGAATCTAATGGTACACTAATTGTATCAGTTGTTGTTCCCCAATCTGCTATTGTTAAATTTGGTGACGATGATGCTATATAAGTAGCAATTGGTCTTTGTGAAGGAAGTCTACTAGATAAATAAAATTTTATACCAATATTATCATTTCTTGTATTCTTATACTTAAATGATAAATTGAATTTATCATAATTTATAAACTTAGCAATATAATTATTTTTTCTAAATCCTTCATGTGGACTTTTTGAATACCCATTCAAACCACTACCAGAGTTAACTGTCTCTGTTGACCTATTTGGTGTAACAAGACCAATTACATCTGATTCATCATCTGGATGAAATCCAAATCTATCATACCAGTTTGGTATATCAACTGTTGGACCATTTGACCATGGTCCACCAACAGGCATATTAAAATAAGGTTCATTTGCTAATCCTTTATATAAAGCAGCTCCACTTGGAAATACTATACTTTGCCAATTTGTTGTTGTTGATTTTGGTCTATCATACCAAATATATCTATTTTGAGCAACATACCAACCGTTACCAAATAAATTACCTCCTTCAGTCCATGGTTTAGCTGAAAAAGTTGATCTTGTAGTAGGTGGAGTGAAAGGTGTGGTAATAACCTCAGTTTTAAATAAACTAACATATGAAAATCCTTGTATTAACCAATCCGTTTCATTTACGGAGTATGATACAATACCTTCACCTGTATTAAGATGATTTCCAGATGTTTGATTACCATTTCCCTTAAATTCCGTATATCTATGATTAGATATAGTTATAAGATTGTTATAGGTTGTATTTGCGTGACTATTTCCGAATAAAATATTTGAATAAAAAGTTGATGGTCTTTCTGATAAAAAAGAACTAACATCTTCTTTCGGAGTCGAGTAATAGTGAAATGTGAAAATTCTACCAGAACCATCAACAGAATTTAGTGTATCTAAACTAGCTTTACTTTCAAAGTAAGCCCAAGGTATTATAAATGTATCAGATTTTTTAAAATCATAATCGGTTAAATCTGATCCATTTATATTTTGTCTATAATCTTTATAAAATGTTTTATCAGCTAATAACTCAGCTTTATCTCCAATTGGAGTAACTAAATACAAAGCTGGTGATCTCCACTGTCTTGCATAAGTTGTATTTTCACCAATTTGTAAGTAGTTCATCATAACAGTATTAAATTGATAAACTTTATCCTTTTTGAAACTTTTTGGAGTCGTATTATAAAAGCCAATAGCTTTTTGTAGCATATGTGCTTGTGTATAGTTTTCAGAAATAGGAGGTAAAGTGGAAATACCCGGTCTATTATACCAGAATGTTATATCACTATTTGATTGTGTGTAAATCAATGGATTTACTCTCAATGCCATGAAAGATGCCTCATTTGGACTATCTTTATATTTCATCAAAGAATAAGTCCAACCGAAGTTTTTTTGAGTATCTGCTATTACTGTTGTTATACCAGATGGTAAAGAACCACCTATGTATGTATCTCTATTTATATTTTGTGACCAACCCATATTCTATATATTAAAATTATATTACTATTATCAAAAATTAATCATAACTAATATTTGTCCAATTTGAAAATGGGTCTGAAGATGGTTCCGAAAAACTTGTGAATTCCCAGTTAGCATTTGGAATAGCCGTATTATTGTTATTATTAACTCCAAATACACTAAAATCTGTACTCCAATTTTCATTCCATGTTTCTGGATTGAATGAACCATCGCCAGAACTTTCGTCGGTAATTACCCAAGGTGTTATATTTGTTTCTGGTCTTGGTGGTCTGAATGTATATGATGTTCCTTCGTTTGGATCATAATATGTTCCAAAATTATAAGATGATGTATTTTCAACTGTTATATCAAAACTAATATCACTAGATCCACCATCACTTATTTGATTAATTACCTTTGATGAATTTTTAAATAAATTCCAAATATGTACTTCATTTCGACCATAAGATTGACCGTCTGGTGGTGGAACCAAAGAATATGTTCCATTTACGTAGTCATATGGTTGTGTGGCAACAGAATTACCATTATCTCTCAATCCACGTTTTAATATATTATAAGTAAATTCATTGTTTACATAACCAACATAGTCAAAATTTGATCCATACCAGTTACCATTTTTCCAAGTACCTCCTTCCCAAATAACATTATAAGCATTCATAAAATTAGAAACACCATTATAAAAAATCATACCCCATGCAGTACCACTAATGAAATTACCATTTAACCATCTCGACATATAAAAATCACTATCTATAAAATCACCAGTTACCCAATTTGATTTATCTGGTATTGAATTATTAGTAGCATTAGTACTATTAAAGTTAGGAGTAAATGAATAATCACTATTCGTAGTATTTAACTTTAGCGGATATTCATCATTATTAGATCTAATTACATATGGATTAAAAGAACTATATTGAAATGTACCTTTATTAAATGTCCCGGTTAACCAAACACTATTTTTAAACGTACCGTTATCACTACTAAATGTACCAGATAACCACAAAACTTTATCAAAATTTATTGAGTTATAAACTTTTGGAATTTTATTTCTAACATAAAAAGCTTTTTCTGATAAATATCTCCATTTATTATTTGTAGCAATTCCATCTACCCACAATCCATAAAAACTTTGCGTATATGAATCTACGAATTTAGAAGCATTTGAATTCTGATAATTATTTATATCTAGATTACCAATTGCTGAGAAGGTTGAGCTACCTTTGAAGTTACCACCAGTGAATAATCCATTATTCCAAATTTTACCTTTGAAGTCACCACCATTAAATATACCGTAATACCATGTTGAGTTATCTCCAGTTGATGAGTTACCAAATTCACCATCGTTAAATGTACCATTCTCCCAAGAGTAAGTTAACTTGTCTTCTGAGTTATTATAAAATAAACCACTTTGGCTACATCCATAAGTAGATATAAATCTACCACCATTAAATGTACCATTTTTCCACTTAGCATAATTTGTAAATTGTCCTCCATTAAATGTACCATTATACCAAGTTGCATAGTTATTTCTATCTATTGTATAATCAAGAGTATTGTATTTAAATGTTAATTCCCACTCAAATAAGTATCCAATATCATATAGTGAATTATCAATGATTATCAATTCCCAATTTCCATTAAATGTATTATCAAAATTTAATAATTCAGTTGAGTTAATTGTATTGGATAGGAAGCTATATGTTCCAAAAGTACCAATACCAAGTGATTTACTCATTCTAAATTTCAAATAAGGTGGGTTATCATTATTGTAGTATTGTGGTAAGACTGATGTTAATATTGGATTTGAATCATTTGTAGTAAAAACAATCGAGTCATTGGATTTAAAGTCATTATCACTTCCTATATTATAGTCTTTAACATTTATAATTTTACCATTTGGGGATTTTAAATTTATCAATATATCACCTATATAAGTATGATTGATTTTAACTTTTAATTCTATATCAAAAGGAAGTTCAGGATTTACAATAACATCATATACTGTACTTGATAAACTTTGAGTTGATACTAAAAATCCCTGTGTTCTTTGATCATTCCAAATATTACTAAAATTAGTTTGGTTTATAGACATACCATTACTACCATTTGGATTTGCAGTTGCGTTTAATGGGACAACATGATTAGAGTATGTTGATCCACCAACATAAATATATAATCTTTCGTAATAAGAACCAAAAACACCATTATTAAATATACCATCATACCAGTTTATATTATAAATATCACCACTTTCAGTTGCTCCTAAATAATTTGGACTTTTAGCATATAGTGTGGCATTATTAACAGTTGCATAAAGAATATCTCCATTATAAATAACTGTTGATTCAGCCGCTGATTTTGGCTCACCAATTTGTCCGTTACTAAACGTACCTTTGTAGAACTTAGAATAATTAAATATACCATTCTTAAATACACCATCCTCCCAATCACTCTTAAAGAATATTCCATCTTTAAATTCTCCTTTGACCCAAGAGTATCTAAAGTTTGAAACAGTTGCTGTTACAACACCATCTATGTGATATGATTTTATTCTATTATCATAATAATATTTCTTATCAATAGTACCATTACCATCAAATGATCTTGAGTTGTAAAAAGTTCCATTAGTAAATACACCATCATACCATTGAGATTCTTTAATAACACCTTTATTGAAACCAAAGTTATTTAAAAATGAGTTTTGTATTATACCATCTTGCCAAACATCATTACCTCCGATAAAAAATGAATTTAAATAAGTTGCTGATGATAATATATTATTATTATTACTAAAAATTGTATCACTTATAATCAAACTTCTAATCTTCTCAAGATTGAAAAAATCTTTATCGGATGAATCATAATTATCATTTTTTATCAATGAACTATTCATATATCCTCTTTTAAATAGCCCAGATTTTATTTTACTCTTATAGAATTTAACTTTGCTTAGATAATTATATCTGTTTCTTGAATTATTTGTTTCAAAATATCCACCAGCTGTTAATCCGGATAATATATTAGTACCAATTTCTTTAAGTGTTAATTTGTTAACATCAATTGATAATACTTCGTATGAATCAGGTATTCTTTTAACTACACCACCATTTATATAATCAACTGAGTTTAAATAAACAACATCACCAATTTTAAAACTAAATTCTTTATTTTTTTCAGATACATATTGTGTATTAGTAACAATTAAAGTACTATTAACGGTATTTAAAGATATTCTATAAGTACCACTTCCTGTTAATGATGATATATTAACATCGTTGTTATAGTTTATATAATAACCACTATTCCAATCAGATGTTTCTAAAATACCACTATCAAAGTTTGAATTTATTATAAATGCTTTTGATATATCAATTAAGTTACCTATATATGTTGATTGTGTACCAGGATTAGAATTATAGTTAAAATTAAATTCTGTTGAATCCACATCTCTATTTATAACATCTTGTATAGATACTAAAATATCAACTGAATAGTAATTTGAGTTTGTATTTGTTTTGATTATTCCAGTTGATTGAGCAACTATACTAGCAGTTGATGATAAAGTAGCACTTATCATCATTTGTAAATCAACAGATGCGGTTAAACTGTTTAAAACATAACTATTTTCTTCAGGTGTTGATAAATAAGCATTATACTCAAATCCTCTTTTATAGAAATTAGCCACTGTATTATCTCTTTCATATGTATAATCATCGTTTATAAAAGACTCTGTATATTCATCGTTAAAATCAACCCAAGTTCCAATTTTAAATTTTTTATCAAAGAAATTTATTGGAATTTTTGAATTATTATTTATGTTTATACCCTTTAAATAGAAATAATCATCTAATTTAAGTTTTTTGTAGTCTTTTTCATCAATATAAAATTTGAATAATTTGTGTGTTGTTCTTGAATTTTGTAAGCTAAATGGACTAGATAGTTTTATTATACTATAAGTACTTGATCCGGTTGGGTTATTTGCTAGATTAGTGTATCTATATTCTGAAACATTCCACTCATCGTAAGCTTTTATCTTAATAGAATCTTCCGAAATATAAGTAGAGTCTTTGACTACACTATCAATAACTTGGGAATTTACAATTCTACTATTTGTTATTTTACTATCAACTAACTTAGAGTTAATTAAAGTTGAATTGTCAATTAATAATGAATTAAATTGTCCATCTTCAAAGTATCCTTTTTGAATAGATATATCAAAACTTTGTGTAGCAGAATTTAAGTGATTTTTTAAAACTTTCTTAGTATTTGTACCACCTAATTTAGCATTTATTATTGTACCATTTTCAATATTAGCTTTTAATATACTAGAATCTATAATAAAGTTAAACCCTTTACCACCATTATTATTAGTATTACTTTTTTGAATTGGATCACCAGAACTATCTAGTGTTGTTGTATAGTTTTGACCAGCAATTGTTATTTTTGAATTTAAATCACCATTTTCCCAAATTGTATTTAATAAAGTACCACCATTCCACTTAGATTTTATACCTTTCCACTGTATTCTCTTTTCCTGTATTCCATAAATACCATTATTAAAAGTTCCAAAAAAATCACCACTTCTAAAGTTAGACTTACTAATTATTGGTTTTGAGAAAAGTTTATCAACTCCCCAATATGAATTTGTAGGTCCAGTAACCCATTCATAAATATTTCCTTCTTTGAAATCGGTTCCTTTATGAGTGAAATCACCACTCATAACCATTAGTCTATTATTTGAATAAGTTCCAAGAGCTGCTGAAAAAGAACCATAAAAGTATAACTCTTTTGATATATTAATCCAATAACCACTACCATTTCTAACAAAAAATCCTGGAGCACCTGTTAAACCTAAACTAACACCATATCCAGCTATATTAGATATTGTACCTGCGGTATACTCTTCGTTATAAACTGGTTGATAAAAAACGTCATTAGAATCAGCATATATCATATTATTTTGATACTTATCAAACTTATAGTTAAGTTGACCTCCTCTTGATGATATTTGTTTATTAACATGTAAGAATTGTTCTCTTGTTGAAATTTTCCAAACTTTTACAAAGTCATCCTTTTTTTCAGTATCATTGAATGGTAAAACACCAGTGTAATCTATATCAAGAACTATCTTACATTTATCAACATAAAGAACTATATAACCATCTCTACCAGATTTATACTTATCATCCTTAATCAATAAATCACTATCATAATATCCATTTATTATAAATACTCTATCACCAACTTGTATATTTGAATTAACCTCTGTATAAAATAATGTTTTATTTATATCATTGACAGTATATGGTTCTACCCAGTTTACCAAACGAGGACTTGCGTAACCATTCGTTCTTTCCTCTAATATTTGAAAATTATCAAAATAAGCTAAATTATATTGCAATGGATCAACAAAAGTACCTAACTGATAATCCACAGCTGAAACTAAATATGGTTTATTTCTAATGATGTTTTGTGAAGGTAATGGCATTCAACTAATATATTTTTTATTATATATTAAAATTTAAATACTTTCTAATAAACTTATTTTTATTATCTTTGTATATTATTTATGTCTATGAAAAAAATATTAATATTTACTGGTGCTGGAGTTTCTAAAGAGTCGGGAGTTGAAACCTTTCGTGATTCTGATGGTCTTTGGTATAACTTCAAAATTGAAGATGTAGCAACCTTAACTGGTTGGAGAAAAGATAAAAATCGTGTTTTGGATTTTTATAACCAACGTCGCGCTCAAATGAAAGATGTCTATCCAAATGATGCTCATAAAATAATTGCTGAGTTAGAAAAAGATTATAATGTAACTTTAGTTACTCAAAATGTTGATAATCTACACGAAAGAGCAGGTTCTACTAATGTAATTCATTTACACGGTGAATTATCAAAAGCTAAATCTTCTTTCCCTGGATCAGATGAAACGTTTGATTGGGAAGGTGATATTAATATTGGTGATAAGTGTTCAAAAGGTTCTCAATTAAGACCAGCTGTTGTTTGGTTTGGTGAAAGTTTGAACTATAATTTATTATCAAAGGCAGAAGAAGCTGCTCAAAAGTGTGATATTTGTATTATTGTTGGAACATCAATGCAAGTAGCTCCTGCTAATTTACTACCAACATTGGTGAAGGATACTTGTAAGATATATTATGTTGATCCTGCTGATGAAATGATTGTTTGGTCAGATTCTTATGGTTTGAGTAAGATTAATTATACACATATTAAAGAACCAGCAACAGTTGGTATGAAAAAAATTGTTGATATTTTAAAAAATGTTTAAGGTTAAGGATGTGGATACTTATTTATCAGAAAGAAGAAAAGATTTTCATAATGAAAAAATGAAAAAACTGGTTGAGGAGACTGAGGTAATGCTTAAAAAGATGTATTTAGTGAGAATTTCTCAGAGAAGAAAAAAGATTATTGAATGGATATGGAAAAAGTAAAATTGTTACAACTACTTATTGATATTTTAGATTTAAGAGATGAAAAGATGAAAGCTATTAAATCTCAAAGATATGAAGAAGGTGCCATACTCAGAGATAGAGAAAGAATTCTCGAAAGAATGTTTTACAAAGAAGTAATGGGGTGTGATGATAACTATCAAGACTTTGTTTATAGTAAATATACCGAATGTGTTAAAGATTACTTAAAATCTGAATATAATTTAGATTATAATCATTATACAAAAACGGCTTTAATCAGAGAGATAAAATTAATTGAGTTGGGTTTATGAATGTAATATTGGGAAAATCAAGACAAGTTGGTAGAAGCTATATGACTAGTGCGTTTTTTGAGTATCAAATGAAAATATTAAACTTTGAAAAGGTTAGTATAAGAAAGAGAAAGTTAAGAAAGATTTTTAATATATAGTATATGAAAATTAAACGATTTAACGAAACTTTTAGTAACTTTACTATAAATCCAATAAAGTTTAATAATAGTAAAGGTATTGAAAAGATTGTCTATCCATCTGTTATTGTAAATGTTAGTTCTGTTACTAGTGAAGTAACAAGTTCTATTAGACGAGATATGATGGATTTAATGCACAATCAAGGTTTTTTAACACCACCTAAATTTATTGACATTGATACTGGGAATGTATTAGAAGATAGACTTAGATATAGTGTTAAAAATCCAAGATGGGTATTTTTCGTTGAAGAGAAAAATTTAAATAAAGCTAAAGAAATCGCTGAAAAATATGGCGTTGATTTCTATCAAAAATAATAGTAACTGAATGGACTTACAACAATTATTAGAAAAGTGGGGAATTAAGTGTGATATAAACACAATTCTTTCTATGTGGAATGAATCACATAGACACTACCACAACTTAAATCATCTTAATGATTTGATTTCTCAAATCAACGAAAATAAATCTAAGTTTTCTGAAAAAGAATATGAAAAACTTATGTTAGCTGCTCTTTTTCATGATATCGTTTATGATCCTATTAGTAAAACAAATGAAGAAGATTCTGCTGATTTCTTAATGAGTTGCGCTGTTGATAAAACTAACAAAGATATTTTAGATGTTAAGCAAATTATTTTAGATACTAAAACTCATAATTCTACTACTAATTTATCAGAGTCTTTTAATCATTATGATATGAATATTGTTGAAAGAGATTTTGATCAATTGTTGGAGTGGGAGAACGGAATTAGTGAAGAGTTTTCGGTTTACCCTAAAGAAGATTATAAAATGGGTAGATTGAAATTTTTAGAAAGTTTATTAGATAAATATACTCATAATACAGAAAACCTACTTAAATTAATTGACTATGTTAAATCAAACTAAAGAGTACGGTGTATTTTATCTAAAAACTGTTTTCCCAAAAGGACACAGACTTGAATGGTTAAATTATTTACATATAAGTAGAGTTATACCAAAAGATCTATCTGATGAATTGGATTTATTAGTTTCTGATATAAACTCTAAAGAAGGTATTGTAATTCCTATGGATAAAGGAGTTGATCCAGGATGTGTTACCGAACCGGAAATAATTGAAGAAGTTGCTAATGAAGTTTATAATAGATATTGTGAAATATTTGAAAGGCTTACAAGTGATAATGTAAAAGATTGTATTAGATTAGTTTGGAGTATTGGGGAAATGGATAGTGTTGATTATAAATCAACTCATGATTTACCAGCTTATCCAATAATGATAAAAGTAGGTCGTTTTTTAGATTCTTCAAAAAAGTCAGGTATTTATAAAGTATAAAAAAAACCACTCAAATGAGTGGTTTTTTTTATTATTCAATTGATATTATAAAATTATGTCTAACACTAGTAGGACTTGAACTAAAAACAGGAACTTCCCATATTATTTCTAATTCATCATTAATAGAAACATCTAATTTATTTTGTAATTCGTAGTTATCTAATTGACTATTCGAATAATTTATATAATTAGAAGTTACTATCGATGATTGTCCAGAAGTATAATTATTTATTATAAAAATTTGAGGATCATTACTACCAACTTCTCCTAAAATTTGAGTCATTATACTAATATGTTTAATTGAACCTCCTATTAATGATTTAATCCTTCTTGATTTTATTGAACCGTTTGATTGAGCTGGTAGATCCGGAATATTACCAATATAATATCTCATATCATCAACTGGATCCATTGGGCAGTGTGAGAATTCATATGTTCCTGCCGGACCCAATGCAAGAATTGGATTTTCTCTTAGAGAAACCCATGCTTTACCAGACCATCTCCATTTAGATCCATTTGGACTAGTATAAATATCACCTATGTTTTTATTTAATGGCCAACTTATTAACATTTTGTATTATTATTTTTTTTTATTTAAGATACTTTTATATATCCATAATAAACCATTTGGTTTTCACTCGTATTATTAGTTATTCCAAATGTAAAAGTATTACTATTTACTGGATTTGGATCGGTCGTGATTATAGAACCAGATGTTCCAATTATATGACTTGGTATTGAATCTAAAACCAATTGATTTCCTGCTAAATAATACCAACCATATTGATTTCCAATAACTGGAACATTTATATTTGAAATAGTAACCGTCGCATTCCAATTAATAATACCATTTGGTATATTACCATTAACCCACATAACATATGAATTTCCAACTGGAACTGTAAAACTAACTGTGTTTGAACCAGGAGATAATATCCAAGATCCGGATGTTGGTGTATAGCTTGTTCCGGATGTACCATCAGTCCCGGATGTACCACTTGTTCCTGAAACACCGGATGTACCACTTGTTCCGGATGTACCATCAGTCCCGGATGTACCACTTATTGATGAGAAAAATGTATCTAATGATCCAATATTTCCCTCGTTTAACCAAACCTCATAAGCACTTAAACCTGGATCTCCTTGTGGACCAATTTCACCAACCGCTGTTACCCAGTTATAACCAGATATATTATCAAGTATATAAATATATAGAAATCCAAATTCGGTATCATACCAAAATGAACCAGGTTCTATAAAATCCGTATATGTCCCATCCGGAATATTACTTTGATAATAAAATGATTTGGATAACTTATTTAGGTATTTTCTACCAGTTCTCTTATTTAGATCACTTATTAATTGTTTAATTCTTGGAAGAGCCATTTTAGCCTCATTTAATGTTGAAAATGGTATAATAACAACTCTACCACTTTTCAAACTAACCTTAACTAGGTTGTTATTAACCATGACATTTAATATTGTACTTGGGTTAATGGTGTGAGTAACAACTCCATCATCATTCATAACCTGAACATTTACATCATTCATTGAAAAAGGTCTTAAAAATTTATCCCAACTATATCTCATTTTTTTATTAATTATTTTTAATTTACTATATCTAAGTTAACAAATACATGATCTAACTTATTTTTAGCCAAATCCATGAAGTTAAATGTAACAGAATACGTACCTATGTTTGTAATTGAGTGAACAATTCCTGATACTCCTGAAATTATTAAATTTGAATCCATAAGATTTATAATACCATCTCTATTATCACTAACATGATCAATTAACAATTCAATCAATCTATCTTTTTGTATAACACTTGAAGTTCCATAAGTGGATAGACTTATAGAAGTAGAAAATGTAAAACCATATGATGTATCATATGGAACACCATAAGTTGCACTATTAAATTCTATATAACTACCCATTGATCCAGATTTTGAATTGAAATAAATAACCGGTTGTACTGAATCCACAAGTGGATCTATATCATTAATATTAACAGTAGGATTTTCTAAAATATAATTTAGAAGTGAATGTGCTTGATTAGCATCAAACTCTGTTAAAAATTGTAAAAATATCATACCCTGACTTTCATCATCTATAATAATAAAGTTACTATCTAATGTTATTGAATTTATATAAACTAATTCTAAGTAAATAAGTGCTCTTGGTGTTGTATTTTTATCATAAATAACAATAGATTCACCGACAACATAAGATTTAATATCAGTGAATTCCAAACCAGTAAATGATGTTCCTGATTGATTTATATAATCATTAAATACCGAATAATTATCATCAATAACAGCAACCATGACATCTAAATAAACCGGATAATTAACATTTGGGTTATTCAAATATAATTGAGGAACTCTATTTGATGAATTACCGGTTAAAACCAATAATTGAGCAAAACTAAAAATCTGAACTGGGTAGTTATAATAACTATACTGAACATAATTATCAGCTTCAACTTTTGATTTTACATCATAAACAGCCTTTATAGAAAGAAAAGTAGCATTATCTCCTAATCCTAAATGATTTAATAGATAATTAGTTTGACCTTTTTTAAGAATAATTCTACTTTTTAAAATTTGTTTATAAGGTATTCTTAAATCAGAAAGCATCAATCTTTCTCTAATATTAGAACCTTCAGTTGCAATAAAGTCACCACCATTTGTCTTAATATATTGACTACTTGGTCCAAATAAAGAACCGCCACATACTACACTCATATTTAGTTTTATATTTTAATGTATATATTAAAATATAAAACCGACATTTATTTTAAATCTATAATTTCTACTCTATATCTTTCAGATAATACTGTGGAATTTTCAGAAATCCTAGTAACAATAATCTTTTTACCTTTATTTAAACTAAAGTATGGCTTATTAGATAACATAGAAGCAGTTGAACTATTCAAAATCATTGGTAGTGAAGCTGTTGTACCAAAACTTTTTAAACTCAAATTATTACTAACATCTAATGTGATATATGAGCTAGTCAAACCAACCGTTGTTACTGTATATTGTCCTGAAAAATCATAAACCGAAGATGTTCCAACAAAAAAGTTATTTAAAGTTAGTGTATCACCAGCCTTTATTGAATTGTATATTAAGTTACTACTACCATCAATTGGTACATCAATCACTGGACCTGATTTTAAAGTCATAGTTTCATTAAAGTTAATATCAAAATTAAAATCTTTCCATAGATAAGATGAGTTTTGAGATCCATTAACTAAGTTATAACTAACTGGTAGATCTATATTACCAAGAAGTAATACCTGTGTAAGAGCAGTCGTTGTTCCAGTTATATCAGAATTTATATAAATATCCATTTTTTTATTTTGAGATGATGTTATTGTTGGATTAATATAAAACTCAACAGATTGTTTGAAATCCAAATCTCTACTCAAATAAACAGTTAATTTATCATTATTTGGTAGTGTAAATGGTACTTCATCGTTATTAGAAATATAAACTAACCAACTTTTATTTGTAGGAACATCTAAACTTAGTGGTATTATACCAGTAGCGCTATATAAATCAGTAGTTTTTATATAATCTATTTTATTATAAAGTGGATCTATACTATTTAATGATATACTTGGTGGTGACCCAGGTAGTGTAGTCACATCAATTGAATCAGATGAAACGATTTGATTAGTTGCATATAATCTTAACAAATCATTTAAACTATTAATTCTGGAATTAATGATATTAATATCAGACTGTGAATATATTAAAGATTTTAAATCTTGTAAGTCTGCTCTTAATTGATTTTGTTCAACTAAAATATTTAGAAATGAATCATTAACAGAAGAAAGTCTTTGCATAGCTTTGTTAAATAAATTCATACTAAACATTGAATTTATTGCCTCTGGGTTATATGTTTCCTGAACATTATCATTAATTATATTAAAATTTAAATTTAAACTAAAAGCAAATGATGTTCCATCTTGATCACTAGTTGAAACTAACTTTTTATACGTAGGGAATTTTATACCAATTTCACTTTGTAATAAGTTATTAGCTGGATTATCTAAGAATGATATTCCATATAAGTTAGTGAATGTATTTCCTTTATCATCCTCAACAGTATAATACCACAAAATAGCATTAAATTCAAAACTATCCGGTGGTGTGTTATTAACTTCAAGAGCATTAAACTGTTCAAAGTTAGTAATTACTCTATTAGCTAAATTCATTTTTACATAGTGACTTGTGTTAAAATCTAATGTGATACCATCCATACCAGATGTATCTACAACTGGGTTGTTTATATCACCACTAACACCAAAATAATCACCACTTCTTCTTAAACTATCACCAGTAGATGTTTCATACGTGAAATCTAATGTATCAAATTGTCCAAAATAAGATCCTGGATAGTTTAAAGGCGAGCTTACTATTGGTGATGTAAAATTCTCAGCTCCCATAATTTCAGCTTGGTATTGACTAGGTACAATTGGGAAAGTTAAATTTGGTTTATAATTTGTATCATACATAGTTCTGAAAAGAATATCAGGTGTCATTCCAGTATGATCTGGAATATGAGCATAAACTTCAGTATATGACCTATTTGCTTCTTGAACATTTGAAACACCATTAATCTCACCAATATATTGAACAAGTCTATGATAAACCAATGCCGCTTGACCAGAAGACTCAGATTGAGTTCCTAATTGAGTGTTCGAAAACAGTATATCAACTACGATTCTTTGACCTCTTGTAGCATTAGATGGTATAACACTAAGTACTTTTGTATATTTACCGTCTTCTGTTGCGGAATCTAATAAATCGTTATTATATAAATCATTATTATAAATACTCGAATTAGAAACATTATAAATTCTTATAGTATCACCAACTTTGAAGTTAGTTTCACCATTAAATTCTATTTCTAATTTATTAAGAAATCCAGACTCACCAGTTTCATAAAATGAAATAGTGTCCCAATCAACAACCTCTCTTTCTTTCCATAAATATTCAGGAAAGTATTCATCATCATTTAAATTTCTTCTCTCAAATACTGGTAGATTACTAAAGTATTCATCATCAGGAATAGCAGGTTCAAAATCAATTAAATTTAATTTTTTACACCATTTAAAAAATAACTTTTCAGTTGTTGTTTCGAGTGAGTTTGTATTATAATAATAATCTGTATTATTTAATCTACTCTCTCTTATAACTACTTCTTGGTTAGCAACATAATTTCTCAAAGACTCTACAATTTGATCACTAAATGATGATGGAGCCGAATAATTTTGAGATTTTTTAAAAGCACTATCAAAATCAAAATATATTTGACTTGATTGTGTACCAGCACTTAAATTTCTTTTAGGTAAGTTTAATAAAACATATTTAGAAAAATACATTTTATAATTACTATTTTGATAAGCAGCTGATATATCTTCTGCTGCTCCTGGAAAAGCGTAAAAAGAAGTTCCGTTTGATTTTAATCCTTTATAAAGTGGTGTACTTGCCATTTATTTAAATTTTATTTTATATTCTATATATAAACATTTCATATTTCCGTTTTTATTTTTATATTTGTATCTCAAATTAAAAGCTATGATTATTATTCAAGGTGAGATGTTAAGTGGTAAGTCAAGATTAGCAATTGACTTAGTAAAAAATAACAAGAGATCATTATATCTGACATTAGATAAGGATAATTCTGTTATTAAATCTTTAAAAGAGAATAAAATAGAATACACATTAATGAATAAATGTCTTTTAATGGATATTAAATATAGAGTTTTGGAAAGAGGTGGTTTATTAAATAATGACTTAGACTTTGTAGTAGTAGATTCGTTAAATAAAATAACCGATAAAAAAACGTATATTGAGAAAATAAAATATTTATTAGAAGTTGAAAAAGATTTCAAAATAAAAATAATAGCAACTATGAATACATTAAGGATGTTGGATAACATACAAAAGAAAATTGAAAATATTCCTGGTGTTGATTTTATAAATATTTAAGCTTCTGGTGACTGAGCTTGAGAATTTACCTCTTGAGCTTGATTACCTTCACTACCAGTTAATCCTTTAACAACTTCTTCTATCGCTCTTTGAGTTCCAGCTACGACATACTCATATAAACCTAACTTACCAATTTTAGTAGGAGATTGATCATAGAATTTAATATCATTTAGAATTGGATCTACATCGTTTCGCCATTTAAGATAAAAATCAAATATATCACTATCGTTTATCAAACCTTCAATTTTAGTATTTTCTGGTTCTTTGATAAATTTTTCAACAAATGAATTGAAATCACCACCACTTTTCTCAATAGTTTTTTCAATCATTTCCTTTAAATTGTCTTTAATCTCCTGAGAAATTTCAGTGTTAGACTCATTCGCTTCTGTAATAAATTGTTTATATCTCTTAATCATAAATTATATATTATTTTTAAAAAATGATTTATCCCCAAGTTCCTTTAAATATACCATCATACCAAATACCAGTCTCATATAAACCGCTTTCATAAATACCATTTGTCCAAATTCCGGATTTCCAATTAGCATTTGTAAACTTACTAACAATTCTTAAACCAGTATCAAATCCGTTTGTTATCGGATTGTTTAATTGAGCACCAATTTTATCAGAGTAACAGAATTCTAATCTTAGATCATTAACTTTAACATCTAAACCATCAAATGATTTTATAAAGACTTCCCAATAACCCTTTGTTGTATTTTTAAATAAATCTTCAACGTTATTGGTTGTTACCAAATAATCTCCAACTCCGGTAGCTCCAGTAGCCCCTGAAAATTCATAAACTCCATCATAAAGAGGTGATCCTAAAGAAAATTCAGTTGATTGAGTACCAGTAAATACAGTATTTTTCAAATAAATATCGGTATCACCAACACCCAACTTTTTAACATTTATAACATTACCATTAGGAGCTTTAAGATTTATCATTAGATATGATAAAGACTGTGTTAAACCTGGATTAGTTTCTAAATTTATTTTAACTCTAACATTATTTATTTTATCCTCAATTTCATCCGTGTAGAAATATTCTACAATAGAACCAGAGTAACCAGTAGATATACTTGAATTACCATAGATGCTATTAACCATTGTACCATCTTTAACATCAGATTTGAAAATACCAATATAATCACTTAATGATATATTATAATCAATATAAATCTCCGTAATTTTATTAACCTCATCTAATACACATCTTAAAATTGTATATTTTTTTGGTTCACTAAGACTTCCATATGTACTTAAACCAGAGTTGTTAAATTTATCTGTAACGTAGATAACATCTCCTATATTAAATCTAAATATACCATTTAATATAAATGAGTTATTAGTTTCATTTAGTCCTATAATTTCAATATCTTCTAGTATACCACCATGCCAAACACCTGATGTAAACTCCATATTATATGCAATTCCACCATACCAATCACCATTTAAAAACTTACCAGTTTTCCATATTGAATACTTGTTTGTTTCCGAAGCATTTGATAATAATTTTAAGTTTGAATAGAAACTACCACCTTTAAAAGTACCACCATTCCAAGTAGCTGTTCTACTGTTATAAGCATTTGTACCAAATCTAGATAATCCATTTCTTTGCTCAAATATACCATTATACCAGATACCATTTTCAAAGTCACCACCATACCAATCGCCATCGATCCAATAAGCTGGTTCATTATCAGTATTAAAATTACCTGAATTCCAAGTACCTTCAACCCATATACCACCAATGAAACTACCATTATTCCAAGTTCCATCATTCCAGATACCATTATACCAAGAACCTTTATTCCAAGTTCCATCATACCATCTACCTGCTCTCCAAGTACCATCATTCCAAGTTCCATCATACCATCTACCTGTAAACCAAACAGATTTTGTGAAATCATCAACTTCATCAACTTTAACAGAAAGTTTTAAGTCTCTTACATTTCTTGAATACCAGTTACCTTCATACCAATCTCCATATCTCCATTGACCAGAATACCAAGTACCACCAAACCATCTACCAAACTCCCAAATACCTTTGTACCAAACTATACCATTCTCATCTTCACCAATTAAAGCATCTGAGATTTCAGCCTCTAATACCCAAGGATATTTAGTATGTAGATCATCAAATGTTAGATTATCAACTAATCTAAATCTATATCTATTGTAATCAACATTAACTAAGCTATAAGTAGATCCTTCAATTTTTGTATTATCGGTATCTAATTGAATAGATTGTTTAGCTCTTTTATTTAAAGAAACATCAATTAAATCAACAGGCTCATAATTAAAGAAAGGATCTTTTTTGACATATTTAACATAACCTATATCATTACCTAAGTAAACATTTTGTCCGTAATCAACTTCTGTTAAGAAATCATATTCATTATAAACTTGTGTAACTATATGATAACCAAAATATTGTTGATTTAAATATTCAGATGAATATGTACCACCAATAAACTCTAAAATAACACCATCACCATTTCCCAATTCATGTTTTTCGTTACAACGAACATAAAGTTTACCATTCACATTAGCTGTATTATTAATGGAGATTTTATAATCTTTTTCCATTCTAGTTAAATTCATAGCCAACTCATTCTTATAATCCGTGTAAATTAAACCAGTTAAGTTTTGATATGTATCAACATCAGAAAGTAATATTTTTGCATATGAATCTGTTGATATCTTAAAATTAAGTTCTCTTTCATAATTATCATATGTTTGGCCACTATGTATTTCAGTTTGTTTACTAAGTCTTCTTTGAATATTATTCAATTCTTGTAAATCATCACTTATTTGCTCTAAAGTTCTTCTAGATGTAATGTTTAATTTTGATCCACCTATAGCAGTATTTAATTCGAAATTAACATTTCTATGAAACTCTATAACGTATCCAGATTTGATTGAATCATAATACTTATTTGTAACTAATAATCTTTCAGAAGAGAAAGTTCCACCTGTTGATAAATTTGCTAATGGTTGATAGATTGTTAAGTCAATAAATGTATTAATAAAAATACTTTCCCACTCTAACTTCAAATTATCACCAAAATATATCTTATTATCTTTATAACTATAATTACCCTCAGATGCTGTCAATCCAGCTGAATCCAAATAAACATTAGATGCTGTTAAACTACCAAACTCTAAATCATTATAGATAGGCATTGTTAAATACTCTTTTGTTGCGTAGAATGTTGGGTTAACATAATTTGTTTTATTTATACTAGTCATATAATCAAGTAGATTATATCTTGGTGTGTATCCAAATTTTAAGAAACCATCCGTATAAATTAACGGTTCTTTTATCTCTCCTTTGAATAAAATAGACCAATTTTTCAAATAACCAATATAACTTGATACACTATCCTCTATTACTAATTTCCAATCACCCTTTGCATTACCTTCTATTAACAAATCATTAAAATCAACTGTTGTACTAACATAAGAATAAGAACCAGCACTTAAACCCATATTCATTTTAATTACATCCGTATAAGGAGATGAAAAAGTTCCTAATGTACCAGCTGTTGATTTAGTTGTAAATGTTGTGTTACTAAATGTGAAACCACTAATTGATTGTGATGCTCCATTCATAACATTTAATATTTCACCACTTGGACCAATTAGGTTTATTTTCAAATCAGATGGTCTTAAATGATATAAGTTGAAATTAACTCTAATCTCAGTTGGATAAACATTTGAATTACAATTAAGTGTTTGTGGGACAGAGCTTGTTCCATCTGGAATACCATAATATAAAAAGTCTGATGAGTTAAATTCTAAATAATCATTATCAGAATTTACATGAATTTCTGTTGCTAAATTATAATAAGATGTGTAGTTATTAAATTTAGGATCAATTTTTAAGTAACCATCTCCATAATCACTCATTTTATATCCTATTCCAAGCGGATGTGAATTAAAATTAGTGATTAAGTCATCTGAGTTATAAAATTTATTTAAATTCTTTAATACAATAGATGATGTTGATGTTTTTAGATTTTTTATTATATCTCCACTAAAATCCGAAAACATGTAAATATACTTATTACTATTGGTGAAATTTTCAATTCTATTAACTATGAAATTTCCTTCAACAACACCAGATTCAATTCTTAAAACATCACCTAAATCAACATCAAAAGATTTATTATTACTAACTGCTGATGTACTATTTGTAACACCTAAAACCATCAAGTAATCTTTTAAATATAGTGTGAAATTAGATCCACCTACTGATGATATAGAAGCACCGATGTGTTTATATCTAGAACTTTGTGTACCAGTATAATTAAATGATGGTGCTAATTTTAACAAATCAACTGTGTTTGTATTCACAAAACTGACAGTAGCCACCGTAAATTGAGTAGTTCCTGAAAATGTTTTTGATATTAAAACTTTTGATGAGTTAGAAAGAGGATTAACAGAGTAATACTCAAATGTCTTTTCTCTATCACACCAATAGTCATACCAAGTTACTTCCGACTGCGTCATGAAACTTGGGGCAGTAGCTCCATAAACTAAATTATTAAATGTTAATTCTGTACTTTCCGAAAAAACATTTTGTTTTATAATTGTTGAATTTGGTAATCTATAATTTCCTTCATCAGTAAAGAAATTTAATTTACTACCCATATCATAATCTATAAATAATAGCTTTGATTTTAATTTTGAGAAAAAAGTCGAGTCTAAATCAACAAAATCATATGATGATGAATGTGTAGATGATTTAACAAGAGTATAATTTCCACTTATTAACAAATATTCACCTCTATAATCATATAAACTATTTGCGTATAAACTTGATATTTTCGAAGGTGCTGTTGCTGATATTATTGTATTTGAATATGTATTACCAACACCATAGTATTTAAAATCACTAATATCAAATTTATAGATACCATCATCATTACTAAAAAAGAAATTATTAGTACCTTTTTGTTGTGTAATATTTTTTATATCACCATAATTTTTATCAAAATCAAAATATATAAAGTCACTATCTATAAAATTATTCTCATTATATGCAATTATTTTACCACCATCAACAGCCATAAAAACTAAATCCTTTGGTGATGAAATTGATTGTGTATAGTATGAGTAACTTAATCCCCAACCACTTATTGATGTTTTCCATAAATCATTTATGTGATCTACTAAAACATACTCATCTTCATCATCTATTTGTCTAGATACTCTTCTCTTCCTAGCACTCCAACCATTTATATCTTCTGAGATTTCTAAAAATACACCACTCTTACCACCAATATAAAATTTAGTATCAGTCACAAAAATAACCTTATTATAATTGTATTCTCTAAAACTTGTAAAATCTAATAACTGCCATTTTTCACCACCATCATTAGTTATATAAATAGTATTGTAATCACCTACGATAACACCTCTCAAATTATTAACAAATGATATTGATCTTAAATTTGTATAGGTATCTAATTTTATATTTTTTATTTCGAAATCATGTTTACCTATTCTTAATAAAGTTGTATTATCACCACAAATCCAGTAATAGTTTTCAGTACTTGTTATACTTCTTAAATTATCTTTATATTTACAAGGTATTATATTTGAATAACCATCTTGAGTATTAACTATTGTACCAAATTCACCAACTGCAATTGTTCTTTCCGGTATACTGTAAGTTACACCACTTATATAAATAGATTGAGTGCCATGTCTAAAAATATCATAATAGTTAGTTTCAAATAAGTTATTATAATCTACTCTGTTTCTTAATAACCAATTATGTTTTTCAACGAATTCCATTGGCTCATTTCTGAATGATGTTGGATAAAACCCGTTTAATAATCTTCTAACACTAAACTGTTTATTTTGATTTGTTGTACCCATTTTAACATAAACGCTTAATCTAGAACATTTTTCATAGTCATCCAAGTCATTTAACTTAACTAATTTTCTATTCCTAAATTCATATAAGCCGTTCTCATTACTATAATATTGATATTCTATATCTAAACCTTCCTCATTAACTATTGTGTAAGGTCCTTTAAAATATTCATCTGGATTAACAGATATATCTAATATCTCAAATGTTACTTGGTCTTTAACTAAAACTTTGTGGCCATCTTTTAACTTAATATCATCTATATAATAGTTATCCAACTCTAATGTTAAATCAATTTGTTGTGTAGTAGCTACATCAACTTGAATATAATTAGCTAAAATATCTTTCATCAACCTTTCCGGTGTAAAAAGATTTTTTAAAGTAAGACTATATTCTTTTAAGTTTTTTGTGTAAAAATCATATTGAGAGTTTGTATCAATTGGAGTTGGAAATTTTGTCGGTTGTGGTGTATAAGCAAAATTAGAACTTAATGTACTAACAAACCAGTTTCTTGGTTTCCAAGCATTAATAACATCATATAAATTATTCACATCATCAATCGCAACATAAGCTGAACCACTTAGGGCTTTTGAATAAAACCTAGTAGCAACCAACTCTTGTTTATAAAAATCAAAATCTTCTTTTAATAAAGAATCTGTTTTTGTAAACCATTTACCATAATCACTATTGTATTTCCACATATTACTTTTTTACTTTTAATTCCCAAGTAGCAGTCTTACTATCTACCTTTATTATACTTTTTATGATAGTTACTTTCGATTTTTTCATAACCAATTTAACATCATCAACAAAATCTTCATAACTATAAATATCACTTACATATTCAGATAAATTTATTATATAGATTGTTTCATCTGAAAAAATCAAATCATAAATTAAATCATCTTTTGTTTTCATATCAAAAAAATATTTTTATTATATATTAAAAACTTTTAAGTCCTCTAAATTTATAATGGGTAAATAGGGAGTAATAATATATACAAAAAACTATTTTACAAATGGCTAAACGAGATTTAAAATCAGAAATCGACGAAGGGATTCAAGATTATGAACACAGAAAAACATCAAGAAAGAAAAATTCATTATCTAAAGATGAATTTAATAAATCAAATGTTCAGTTAACTCCTAAACAACATGATCTCTATAAGGGTATTAGAAATAATATTCTAAGTGTAGTTCATGGACCAGCTGGTACCAGTAAAACATTCACAACTTGTTATACAGCTTTAGCTTTATTAGCTGATAAGAAAGTTGAAAAAATTATTATTACTAAACCAGTTCAAGAATCCGGTGAGAATTTAGGTTCTTTACCTGGAACTATAGCTGAAAAAATTGATCCTTATAAACAATCTTATTATACAACGTTTTGTAAAATAATTGGGAAACAAAATACGGATTTTCTTTTTTCAACTGAAGAGATAAAATTTGAGCCACTTGCTTACATGAGAGGTTCTACTTATGATAATTGTATAATGTTACTTGACGAATGTTTTACTGGTGACTCAAGAGTAGTTACAAACCATAAAAAAAGAGGATCTTTTAATTACCTTAGAATGAAAGAAATTGTTAATTATTTCAAAATGGGTAAAGAAATTTATGTATCCAGTTGGGATGAAAATAAAAAAATAGTTGAAAATAAAAAAGTAACGGGAGTTTTTGAAAATGGAATTAAAGATATTGTTAAAATATCGGTTAAAGATAGAGTTAAACCATTAAAAACAACAATAAATCATCCATTTTCCGTATTCAGAGATGGTGAAATTAAATGGGAAGAGGTTAAAAACTTAACCATTGGTGATAGAATATGTAGATATAAGAATACCGGAACGAATGATTCAACTATATTAACTAATGACTCTTATGATATAATATTAGGTATGTGCTTGGGTGACTCATCATTATTACCAAATAAACAATTAAAAAAATCATATAGAATTTCGACAAACCATTCTATAAAACAAATTGAATATATGGAATTTAAAAAAAGTATATTTGAAAATATATCATCATATAGAAATTCATTGAAGTCTGGATATACAGGTGAACCACAATGTGGGTTTCAAACTAAATCAATTAATATATCTGAAAATTTTTATAATTCACTATATAAAGACTCGAAAAAAACAATTAGTAATGATATTGAGAGATGGTTTACATTAAGAACATTATCCATATGGTATATGGATGATGGATCGGTTTCAAAATCAAATGGTTGTGTTACATTTTCTACCAATTCAATGAGTTTCACAGAGGTCCAAATATTATCAAATATAATTAAAAATAAATTTGGATTAGAAGGTAGTGTTTATAAGACATCTAAAGGTAATATTTTAGTACTAAATAAAATAAACTCATTGAAAATGTTTAATTTGACTTCTAAATATATACATCCCTCAATGTTATATAAACTAAATAATAGTTTAGAAAGTAATTTTGATAGAAATTTATACAATATAACATATAATGAAAATTTATCAGTAGTCGATATTGTAGATATACAAAATTCAGAACCTGAAATTGTATATAATATAGAGGTTGATGGTAACCATAATTATTTTGTTGAAAATATATTAGTTCATAATTGTCAAAATGCAAATATTAAACAACTTATGTTATGGGTTACTCGTTTGGGTAATGATTCAAAAGCTGTTATGATGGGAGATACATCACAATATGATGTGAGAAGAAGAGATTCTGGTTATGTAGATTTTATTAAAATGGTTAATGGAATGGATGATCTTTTTATGTTTGAATTTGAAAATCAAGATATTGTTAGAAATAAATTCCTAGTTGAAATAGCAAACAGATATGATAAATATCGTTTTGAAGAAGAAGAGAAATATAAAAATAATAAAAGAGATTAAATAAAAAAACCAGTCATTTGACTGGTTTTTTTATTATAGACCATCAAATGGATCTAAAGGATCTAACTCAATTCTACCATTCTCTCTATTCTCTCTATTTGAAGATTCAATTTCATCGAAAAGTTCCATTATCACCAGACCATCAACACCATTGACACCGGATGTACCGGATGTACCGGAGACACCATTGACACCTGATGGACCTACATCTTCTAAAGAAATACCTCTTCCTCTACGAATCCTCTCAGTAACACGAAGAGGTCTTGGAATCTCACGAGGTTCTTCACGAACTAGTCTTGGATTTTCATCTTCAATTGGAATTTCACTCCAATTAAAAGCATCATTATCAAATGTGAATGTCATATCATCATCACTAATATCCTCATCTTCTGGTAAGAAACCTCTACTCGACGTTAGAATATAGTCAAAGTATTTTAAATCATTATTTGAGAATCTTCCTTCTTTAACATTATAAAACTTAAATGTATCTAAATAAGGATAAGTTTCAAAATTTGATTTTTCCAATTTAATAGAAAGATTTAATCTCTTCTTTTTACCATCAACAAGGAAGTATAACTCAGATTTAGCATCCTGTCTCCATTTATAAATGTAACCATTTTCATCAGCCCATTTTTTAAGGATATCAACTTGATGATCAAAGAATGAATAAACTCTATCCATTACTTTCCATTCTGTTCCATTTTCATCAAAAACTTCACTCTCCCAAAGTATAGCACGTGCTTTAACCTTTTCTTCATCATCAAAAAGAACCAACATCTTGATATTTGGATTTACTGTATAGAGTTCCATAAATGAATTTCTTTCACTTTGTCTCATACAAGAGTTCCAAAGAGTACCATTTATATAACCATTATCTCTGTAATAGTTATCTTCTAAGTAATACTTTTGAATATCTTTACCCTCAACCACTTTAAGATTTTTACCATCTTCTGAAAAATATGATTTATAAGCATTTACAAATTTTTCAATCTCAGCATCATTAATTTTAAATTCACTCAATGAAAACTCAGTATAGAATTTTTTAATAAATCTACCAATCTTTATTTTAACTCTACTTCTACTCTCAAATGGATTTTCATCTTTATCCATTTTAGATTTTGGTAAATATGAAATAGTATCATACTCACCTTCTACGGTTGAGATATAATTACCCTCATCTTTTAAGTGAGTACCAATAGCACCACTCGACATAATCTGTGATATTATAAATCTATTGTTAGCAAATCGTAAAAAATCTAACAATCTATCTTCTAAAATCAAATTTGTAAGTCTTAACATTTAATATATAGTTTATGAAATTTATACTCGAATACAAAAAGTGGAAGCCTACTTATGAAGTAGGTGACATAGTATTAGTGGAATACTGGTACTTAAATGAAGATGATTGCTCACAATATTTAAATAAAGAATTACCACTAACACCAGTCAAAATCACTGAAAAGTTATCTAAAGTTTCTTTTAAAGTTACACATAATATTCCTAATTCCAAAATTAAAAACGCTCCGGATGAGGTTATAAAATCAACCGATATTATAGACTATCATCGTTAATATATTCTACAAGATAATGATAGAATTGTTTATCATTTTCATTATCCATATCTAAATATTGACCTTTGATAATAGCCAATTCCTCAACAGTTAACTTACCAGTAAATTTGCCTAAAATCCAACCGTAGTGAGATTTTGGTTTAGTAATATCAACTAGACCACTTCCGTTATCAAAGTACTCTTTTCCATTATTTTTTTGTAATGTTGTTGATCCAACCCAATTAGGACAAAATCCATCTTCATCGAAAACTAAATTATCATCCCCATAATCATCGTGGTGATTATCATACCAATCATCATGGTAACCATAATCTTTTCTTTTATTTTTATTCTTTTTCTTTTTATTTCTTCTAGAATATCCATAATCAACTCCGTGATAAGAGTCATGTGTACTATAAGATGATTTACTTGAACCATATGTCTTATAGTCAGAAACTTTTGGATCTCTTTTTGTTGGTAAGTTCTCCCAATCAATTTTTAAACAAGCTTTAGCCAGTCTTTCTAAGTGATTTATATCTTGACTTTCGGTTACAGTGTGTTCTTTGTAATAACCAACTGAAATATTTGTACATTCTGGAATAATATCAATAAACTCAGCAGAGTCAGTATAAACACCACCATCATCCTTACGATAATTCAAGTCAAATCCACTAGCATTCAATTCTGATGCTAATTGGTCAGCAAAATCATCTGAACAACATCTTGACCAAGATTGGTGAGTGATAACAGAGAAAACATCACGTCTATCAAAAGAAATTATACGATCATATTTACCTTGAAACTCACTAATTGATTTAGCAGCCAAACCAGAACCAATACAACCAACTTCTTCACCAATAAAGAAATAGTAAAGACCTGGGATATTGTGTTTCATCATATACAACATAACAGTTGTACCCGCTTTATCATCAGCACCTAATACAGTAGAACCATCGGTTTTGATAATATCACCATCAAAAACGTGATTTACTTTACTTGCTGTTTTTGTAGCCGTATCTAAGTGAGAAGCAAAAATAGTTCTTGATTCACCTATCTGATAGTAATAGTTACCATGAACATCTTTTTGTAAGTCTTTTGGAAAAAGACCAATCTTCTTCATATCAGCAACTAAAGTATCTTCTAGTCCATAAGGATATGTTCTCGAAGTAAGATTTAAGAAGGTATTTAAAATAAAGTTTTCTTTTGACTTGCTCATCTTTCTTAATTTGTTTTACAAATATACAAACAATTTAGAATAATTCAAAATAAAAACATAAAAATTAATATATACATTATGGTTTACAACGTAACAGGTGATTTTCAAAATGATGATGTTTTTACATTTACTACCGACTTAGGTGGTGAATATAGAATTGTTTTGAAAGATGGTGGTGAATATAGATTTGTTGAAATATCAATAGTATCATCACATAAATATAATGAAGAGACATTTTCTACATATAATACCATTAAAACTATTTTATATAGAAGCAAATTTAATAAATTTATTTTAACTATAAATACTGGAGATATTTATTATAGAAGAAGAATATTAGAAATATACAAAAGATGGTTAGACCAATTTGATATGGTTGTGGTTGAAAATCCACATTTACCACCAATGGGTCGAGATCATTACAATACAGTTTTAGATATAACTCAAGTTTTTTTAACTAAAAAGAAAAATATAAAAGTTAAAAAGTATTGTCCAAATTGTGGATCAGAGAATAATGATTATAAATTCTGTCCAAGTTGTGGTACAAAATTGTAAACAAAGAAGATATTTAATTATATATAAACAAAGTTCTTAAACTTATGTCAGGTAATTCCGGGTTACCTCTGAAATTTAGAAATGAATTGAGATATAAGTTAAAAAAATAAAGAATAAAAATGGCAAAAATTGCAAACAACCACGTTTCTAAGCCAAGTGCTTGGGTCGTAAATTCTACTGATAGAGGTAGAAAATCTATTAAAAACGGAAAAGTTTATCTAAAAGATTCCGAAGAATTCCAAATCGAATTATATAATCCACTTACAGACTGTGTCTTAGCTGATATTAAGTTAAATGGTAATTCAATTTCAAAAACTGGATTGGTTTTAAAACCAGGTCAAAGATTTTATCTTGATTGTTTTATTGATGATAAAAAGAAATTTATTTTTTCAACTTATGAAGTTGACGCTTCATTAGAATCGATAAACGCTACTCAAAATAACGGTAAATTAGAAGTTTTCTTTTATAAAGAATCTGTTGTTTCTATTAAAAATTGGAGAGATAGATTTAATACAGTTATAATTGAAAGATACTATCCTACATATCCAACATACCCAAACACTTGGATAACTTACGGAAGTGGAACATTAAGTGGGAATACAACTGGTGGTTATTACACAAATAATATTATTGGTACAAACACAAGTGGTAGTACAACAACTACTTCATATAATTCTACCAATGCAACATATACAACTGGTGTGGATTTATCAAATTGTATTGGTTCTTTATCTTCTGGTCATAAGATTAACACTTCATTTGAAACCGGTAGAGTTGAAAAGGGATCATCATCTTCACAAAAGTTCTCTGAGATTGATATGGACTTTGATACATATCATATTTCATCAACTATTTTACAATTATTACCTGAGAGTGTTAAACCAGTATCAACATCTGATATAAAAAAAGAACCATTGAAAAATAAAGTAAATGAAACTGAGTTGAAAAAAGAATGGGATAAAATAAAAGAGATTGATGGTATCTTAGATTTAATTAAGAAATTAGATGATTTACACAAAGCCGGTGTTTTAACCGATGAAGAGTTTTCGGAAAAGAAAAAAGAATTATTATCAAAGATATGTTAGAACAGAATGAATTAAATTTAGATAACCCAATATTCACCTATTATGTTAATATTGGTGGCATGTCTCGACAAAGAGCAGAGGAGACATTATCAGAAATAGCAAAATCGTTTAATTATCAAAATGTAACTATTTGGTTTGTACCAATCCAACAAGGTGATTCTAGAATTGATTGCGTTTATGATGGTCGTATTAGAGAAAGAAGTGAAGAACTAAAATCACTAATAGAAGAATTAAATGAGAAAGTTGACATTCTATCAAGAACCAATTCATTTGAGGACTTTAAAATTGAAGTCAGAGATTGGAGATTGAAAAATCTATTTAAATAAAAAAAGAGACCTTTCAGTCTCTTTTTTATATCATTGTTTTTAATGCTTTGAAGAATTCCATTGAATCTTCATAATTCACACCATCAAAATTAAATGTGTGTAATTCATCTCTATTTACTCCCGCAAATGTTCTAATATAGTTTAAATCATTATAACTAATATCAGTTTCAATTGTTCTTTTAATATTATCAAGATTTCTATTTAATATTTTAAGTGAGTAAAGACTCATAAATTCACTTGATTTAATTTTATTTTTAAAAACTGAACCAACTTCAATGATTTGTTTTATCAAATCACCAAATCTACTATCCAATTCTGAAACTAATTTTATTTTAGAATCAATTTCAGTGTTAAACTTACTTTTTAATGACTTATAACTATTCAAATATGATTCAATATTTTTAAATCCACTTTTTATATAATTCTCATCTCTATTTTCTTTTATATAAATGACCAGGTTTCTTATTGATGATATCAAACTCAAAAAGTCGTAATAAGTTCTATCCTGGAGAATTATATTTAATATAAAATAATCAGATAATAAATTACTGAAGAAATCATTTAATTTACTAAAATCAACACCTTCTATTGATATACCAGATCTTTTAAATGCTAAGTCTGTATATCTTTTGATATTAATTTCTTTTAATTCCTCATTGGATAAACCATGTGGTCCTCCAATAATACCAGATTTCAATTCTGTTCTTTTATCTTTAATATCTTTTATTGATTTTGTTTTTAAATCAACTAATTCTATATAGATTCCAAAGTCAGCATCATTTATAATATCTTTCATACTACCAGAAGATGATAAATAATCACCACTTACTTTTAGATTAAAATTATCAGGATTTGATTTATCAACTTCAACACCCTCCTTTCCATATGAGAGTGGTTTATCAGAAGGTGTATATAAACTTAAATAATAATGGTCACCAAAACACGTAGTTGGATTACCTATACCCCAGCTATAACTACCATATTGATTCCACTCCCTACTATCATCATCTGTTGATCCATCAGCCTCCTCATTATCATGTATAATAAAGATTTTTCTATCTCTTTCTCTTTTCCAAATAGTACCAAATGTCATCGGACCTGTCCAATCTGTTGCTTCATCATTATGAACTAAGTCTCTATCTTCACTAAACGGCATATCATATAAAAATGCAATTACTTTATCACCTCTATTCAATTGATTATAATTATCAACCGTTTTTTCAACAGAAGTTAAGTTACCAGTTTTTGGAATATTTGAAAAATAACCATTTCTAACACGTTCTAATAATTCATCCGGAATTTCATTACCCTCTGATAATGAAATAAGTTTGTTTCCGACACCCGAATAACCAACATAACTTCCATCACGATTAAACCAGAATTTTAATCCTGAAATATTACTATCTCCCTTTGGGGAAATTTTCCAAATTTTAATTTTAGAACCATATTCAACATTTTGATCTGGTATATCACTAATAGGAATATCTAAATTTGAAAAAACTTTTAATAGGTCTGATTTAAATTTGGATAAACTCGAATTACTTATATTCTCAGACTTTAAATACTTAATCATCTTGTTTAAGATGTCTGATGAAAAAGCTTCATATAATTTAATATACTTCATATCTTATATATTAAATTATTTTTATAAAAATAAAAAAAACTCACTCTAATGAGTGAGTTTTTTTATTAACCTCCATAAACATCAATAACTAAACCTCCTCTAACTCGAAAATTTAATCTATTTGTTTTGTTATCTAAAGCGTCAACCATAATAGAATTACCATCGGTTTCAGTAACTCTTACTATATACCCTCCTTCTTCAGCATATTTAGTAGCTTCTTCCAAAGTTTTACCTTTATATTCTGAAACTGAATATAATCCATTATTTCTCAATCTACTTTCAAACATAATAATCTTTTATTTTTTATATAAAATATTTATTTTAAGTTTAAATATTCTTTAACTTTTAATAACATATAATCTGTAAAAATATCAGATGCGTTAAGAGAATCTAAATATTTAATATCAACTTTGACTGCCTTACTCATAGCCTCTGCTTTAGAACCATCACCTTTAGCAATCACTTCATGATAATCTCTTTCATTAAGTGGTAAAATAAATGGATAAAATTTAGCTGTTTGACCTTTACTCGCGAAAAGTGGTCTCAATTCCTCTGGTGAATAATCTTCTCTAACTACAATACCAGCTTCTTCTTCCAATTCTCTAAAAAGAGCTGTAAGTGGATCTTCTCCTTTTTCAATACCACCAGCAACTAAAGTTAAGTGATATTCAGTACCTTCAACATATTTATATGTTGGTACATATTCATATCTCAGAATAATTTGATTTGTTTCAATTAAAATTGGAATACAGATGATAGCATCACCACCTTTTACAATACTCCAATCTTCATACTTAATTATTTTAAATTTATCACCATCAAAAACTACATCATCTTTTGGTTCGGAATTAGTCTTTGGTTTTAATCTCGAAAATTTCTCCATTTTAATTATATACTATTTTCTTATATATTAAAAAATGAGTATTGGTTTACTATAATTTCATTTAATAACGAAGTAGTCAAAATTAAATATATAATATATGAAAAAATGTAAAAAATGTGGAGAATATAAAGATCTGATAAACTTTAATAAATTAAAGATATCAAATGATGGATTAAGAACTCAATGTAAAGATTGTGAAAGAGAATATAGAATTAAAAATAGAGATAAAATGAAAAAATATCTCAATAATTATTATAAAGAAAATAAATATGATTTACTTGAAAAGTATAAAGAAAAGTACGAGTCAAATAAAGAAGAAATTAATGAAAGACGAAGGAATAGATATAATACAGATCAAGAACTTAGAGATAAAATTTCAAATGCTGGTAGAAAATATAGAAAGAATAATTCAGAAAAGGTAAAAATATCTAAACGGAGATACTATGAAGAGAATAAAGATTATATTAGAAATTGGAAAAAGAAATACTATGAATCCATTAAAGATCTACCAGAACATAAAGAAAAACACAGAAAGTATATTTATAATTGGTCAAGTAAAAATCCACATATAGTAGCTTGGAGAAACTCACTACGTAGGGTACTATACTATTTTAATATTAAAAAATCAGAGAGTACTATTGATATATTAGGATACTCATCGAAAGAATTTAGAGATAATATTGAAAGTAAATTTTTAGAAGGCATGTCTTGGGATAATTGGGGTGAATGGCATATTGATCATATAATACCAGTTAGTAAATTTGATAAAGAAACACCACCATCAATAGTCAATTCTTTATCAAATCTACAACCATTATGGGCAATTGATAACTATAAAAAAAGTAATAATTAAAATTTATAGTTTTTAGTAGTCACTCTACATTTAATTTGACTACGTGAATTGTTTTTTGGAGTGTTTCCTATTTCTAATCTAGAATTCTTTCTTTTCAACACAAGACCCTCTAAAAGTTCGTTATTGTATGTTAGTTTATCAAACAACACACTAAAATTATTTTCATATGATTTAACACGATAAACATTATCTGAAATTGAATAAAGATATTCTTTTTCTGATTCGTTTTGACCAAACATTTCATCTAACAATTTAATTCGCTGTTCAAATGTTTTACCAATTAAATAATCACCATCATTAACCAAAATATCAAACAAAATCAATTTATGATTAAATGATTTTCTGTTTTCATCTTGTTTATTCTTGTTTAAGTATTCACCATTTAATACAGTCCATCCACCAGTACCTTTATATAAATTGAGTACTTCTTCATCTTTAATTTCAAATCTAGTAAGTCTATCATTATGTCTATTCATCTTATAAACAACTTCACCATTTGTGAAGATAAGACAGTTTGAACCATTTAATTTTGGTTGAGCAACCATCGAACCATTATCATGATAATAAAGTTCAGAACTAGGAATTGCGTTCTCTGGACGAGGCGGGTATAAGTATCTAAATGTTGCGTATTTCATAATGATTATTTTTTACAAATATAATAAAAAAATCCACACCAAAAAAATTAGTGTGGATTATTTGAGGTTGAGGATTGGATTCGAACCAACGTGCTTGCCTTTGCGGGGCAATCTCTAACCACTCGATACACTCAACCATTAAAAAGGTAAATCATTGAAATCTTCATCAGAAATAGTTTGAACACTATTCGGATTTAGTTGTTCCATATACAATTTATTTTTATGATCTTCCATCAATCTTAAAAAATCATTATATTGATTGATATCCAAAGTTGTATTTTCAATCATATCATAAACTATACTATCTACTGAACCATTCATAACTTATCTCTTTTGTTTTACAAATATAAGGAATTAATTTGAATGTTTATCAATTCTATCAAAAAAATCTCCAAGAGTTACAGTTGTTTGGTAATTAGGTTCTCTTAAACCTAAAATCATATCTATCTTACGATTTCTCATTTCGGATTTACCATAAACACTTTCCATATCAACATAAGTTCCAGGTACACTTGGATCACTGATACGCCAGTTACGAAATGATTTATTGATAACTTTATAACCCCAATCAATTTCCGGTATTTTTATATAATCCCATTCAATATACTCCCACTCATACTCATAATCATCATAATCATCATCCCAATCATAATAAAATCCCCACCACCACTGACCATTACAGTGATTATATGGTCGAATATCAAGTTTGTCAATATCGTTCTCGATTATATCAAATTTACTTTTATATTTTTTCAAAGACATTATAATATATCATCTAATTTTCTATCTCTTCTAAAAGAAATTATTTCAGCAATTATCTTACTTTTATTTCCAATAATGACAAACTCTTTCATTAATTTATCTAATACACCAAGTGGAAAATCATCATCCATCATATTATACCCACCTGACTCAGTTAATGACTGTTTTAAATAACCATCTTCATCATTATAATCTGTATCATCAAATATATACTCTCCTGATAGCTCCGTTAAATCAGAAAGAAATGGACTTTCAAATAAATACCCTGTCGGTGGTCTTAAATCAGTCAACCACTCATCAACATAAGTTATGTATATTTTATCCAATTTGTGTGATGATGTGTAAATCTCATATATATCAGATATATTATCATTTATATAAGTAGATCCTAAACGATGGTAAATTATATAATCACCATTCTCACATCTTAAATTATTTAAGTATTCTCTTCCTTGTTCTATACTAAATAACTTTATTGGACTTTCCTCAGTTCCATAATTCATATTTTACATCAAATTTCTTATATCTATATGCGACAATTTTTCTAAGTCGTCATTAGATTTAAAAAGTAAGAATGGAGTTTTAAAATATTTAGAATAAACCTCTGTATCATCAATATGTAAATCTATTCCCCACTTCTCACAATATTCACCTTTAATACTATCCCACAAATCATTATCAAACTTTCTTTGTGTTGTACCATCAGGGAATTTAATTCTACCCATTTGTTTAGCACCAATACTTTTCAAATGATCATAAACAGAAAATGAGTGTGTATAGATAACACCACTCTGTTCAACTAAATTTTTTAGCTCATCATTCCAAGTACCACCAGTGATGATGTGTACTTCTCCACCCGCATCAATAACACTCTTACTGAGAAAAGCAAATATTTCAGGCTTACTATCAATAACTCCGTGTATATCCAAACCTAATTTCATTACTCTAATATTTGGTTTATTTTATTATCTCGCTCTTTTAAAATTATAATAGCCTTCACTTCTTCCAAGTCTAAGATGTAATCCATTATATACCTTGGGATTGCCTCTTTTTTATTTGGATCAAAATAATCTATTCTTTTACAATTAGCAAAAGGACTCTTTCTTATCATTTTTTTGAAATTCTCACCTTCTTCTAATTGAAAAATTTCATGTTTAAGATTCCATGGTGAACTAACAAGTTTACCACTCTCTTTAACAAAGACTCCTATATTTTCAAACTTCACAAAATACATATTTACAAAAGTAATGAATTGTTTTATTATATCCTAATCAGACATTGAAAGTTTTATATTATAAAGAATAACTAAGAAAGTATGTGCTATTTCAGCAATAGCCATACCCTTAAACATTGATATTAATATCATTGGAATTATAGCCATGCCAACAGAAAGTATGACATAATGTAACCAATCCTTATAAGAAAGATATTTTCTATTTAAGTGAGAAAATGAAAAAATTGTTAAAGGATAAAAAAAGAAATATAAACCAGCGGAATAATTATGAATAGCACCCCAATCCATATTATAAAACCCAACCATAAATAGACAAATAGAAACAAATGTAAATAATAAGTAAAATATATTTTTATATCTTACTCTTAAATTATTTCTAAGGTATAAAACCGAGTTTATGAAAATAGAAATGGCAAAAGTACAAACAGCTGTGTTCCAAACTCTACCCAAAAATCCACTTCTACCCCAAATAGATATCTGAACTTGAGTTATATCAAATTTAGTAAATTTCCAGCAAATAAAAAAAACTATAAAAAATAGTAATATTGATATGAATGTCTGTGTTCTTCTAACAACTCTAATTAACTCCTCTCTACTAGACATAATAGTAATATGAAAGGTGGTTTATCCACCTTTCATATATATTACTATTCAAATACCTATTTTGTCATAGTATCATTATAACAAATTGATACACATTTAATTAATCTACTAATAGTTTCTCTCATTCCTAAGATACTCATAGTAGTCATTAAGTCTGGTCCAGAGATACCACCCACAAGAGCCATTCTCAACCCTGGCATCACTTTACCCATTTTGATACCATTGTTATTACAAATGTTGTTAATCAAATCTTTGATATCCATTGGAACATCAAAGTTAACACTTGTACAACTCTTGATAAATCCATCAACATCATTAGAAAATACTGTGATAAAATTATCATCAATTTTTTTAATATCTGTAATAACCGGATCATTAAAGAAAAGGTCAACAATTGTATTCAAATCATGTTTGAATTCAGATCTTTCTTTAGCCAAGTCAATGATTTTATTCAACTTATCATCAGAATATCTATCATCCTTAATATTGATAAATGGTTTCAAATCGTTATTTGGAGTCATTCTCAAATAATTAGCATTTATCCATTTTGCTTTATCCATATCAAAACGAGCTCCTGATTTATGAACTCTATCTAAAGAGAATGAATTAATCATATCATCCATAGACATAATTTCAACATCACCTCCTGGGTTCCATCCAATTAACGCCAATGAATTGATAAAAGCTTTTGGATCAAATCCTAAATCTTTCCAACCATCAACATAATTACCAGAATCATCTGTGTAACCAAGTGGAGCAATTGGAATACCATATTTCATTGCTGTTCTTTTAGATAACTTACCTTTACCATCTGGGTTCATAATTAGTGGCAAATGAGCGAATGTAGGTACATCCCAACCAAATGCCTTATAAAGGATTACATGGAATGGTGTACTATTAACCCACTCGTTACCTCTAAGTACGTGAGTAACACCCATATCATGGTCGTCACAAACATTACAAAGATGATAAGAACCAATACCATTTGATTTAATCAAAACTTTATCATCTAAAGTATTGGTATTGATTGTGATACTTCCTAAGATAGCATCATCAAAAGTAATATCAACATTAGGTTCAACTGCGAAACGGATAACATACGGAACACCACTTTGCAACATTACATCAGTTGATGGATTAGTCAATGAGTTATTCATAGACATACGAGTAGTCGCATCATATTTTAAACCTTTTGATTTAAGAACTTCTAATTCATCTTTAGTATCAAAAGCGTAATAAGCCAATCCGTTATTTAACAAAAATTTAACTTTATCAGAATAATCTCTTTCTGATTGTACAAAAGAACCAATTGATGGATCTGGGTTCCAATAAGAACCATCTGGAACTATTCCTAACCAATCACACATATCCTTGAAATAATCGAGAAAAGAAGGTGTGTAACGATCTCTATCAGTGTCTTCTAACCGCACATAGAACTTCCCACCATTTTTCTTAGCAAGAAAATAGTTATAAATTAAAGTTCTCAAATTTCCAAGATGCGAGAATGGTCCCGTGGGTGAAGGTGCTATCCTTGTTACAATTTTTGTCATATAGGTAATGTTATTTTTTATATATAATACAAATATAATAACTTTTTTATGAATACAAAATTTATTTACACACTTTCTGATCCAAATACTGGATTAGTTAGGTATATTGGAAAAACAAATAATATAAAAAGAAGACTAAGAGGTCATCTATCTAACAATAGCCTATCCGAAAACACAAAGAAGAACAATTGGATAATCTCACTACTAAGAAACAAATCTATTCCGATAATAGAAGTATTGGATGAAGTAAACTCAGAAGATATTGATTTTTATGAGGTTTTTTATATTTCACTATTTAAAACATGGGGATTTGATTTATTAAATGGTACTGAAGGTGGTGATGGATACGACTGGACTGGTAGAAAGCACAATGATCAATCAAAACTAAAAAATAAAATAAACAGCCCACATAGAAAATCTGTAGCTCAATTTGATTTAGATGGTAATCTAATAAAAGAGTATCATTCTTTGAGAGAAGCTGCTTTATCAGTAAATGGTAATAGAGCTCATATATCTAGAGTTTGTCACGGTAAACAAAAAACATCAGCTGGCTTCAAATGGTCATTCATAGATAGAATAAATAATTATGATATACAAGAACAAAAAGATAGAATTATAAAATATGAAAAACCCAGAATTGATAGTAGAATGAAAAAGATCCAAGTATTCGATTTGGATGGTAATCTATTGGATATTTGTAGAAGTGTAAATGAAACATCAACTAAATATAATTGCCACCGACTTTTGATAGAAAAATGTTGTGTATATAAAGGATACTATCAAACAAAAAATCTAACCTTTAGATATGATGGTGATATATTTGATTATACACCTTACAAACATTATAGAAAAAACAAATCTTATAAAATCGGAATATTTTCAGATAATGATGATTTAATAAAATCATTCAACTCATTAAGGGAAGTTGTTGATTACACCGGAATTGGTAAGCAATATATATCAAAATCTTGTAAAGAAAATGGTATCAATGGACAAAAAAAGTTAAAAAGTTATATCTTCCGTTTTATTAATTAAAAGTTTTATTTAATAAATCTTCAATCGCTTGAACACCATCACTATTTATCTCACGAGTACCAATTCCAGCAAAATTCTCTTCTGTTATTTTTGGAGTATCTTTTAATTGAACAAATCTTAAAGCATTATAAGACCATCTAAACCAAGACTTCTTATTTTGTTCATAAACGTAAACTTCTTTCTCGTTATTGATAGCCATTTGAACAGCATAACCAGTACCACCCGAAACGATATCATATTTAGATTTATTATAATAACCCTTACTATCTTTACTACCAGGATTTACTATACTACCTATTGCAAAAACTTGATTAGAATATTTAACTTGAGACCAATTTCTAGCTAAGAGATTCATATATTTTTGAATACCAAATCTACCTAAAACCTTATTAGCACGGTTTATCTCATTAACACCTTCATTATAATCATCATCTGATATCTCAACTTTATTAGGTGAGTCATGATATTTAGTTTTATAGGAAAAAGCCCTAACCTTAATACCTCTTTCAATACATTTATTTTCAAAAACAGTATCCGTTCCAACGGCACCACCAGAGTTACAAGTCATTCTATCAAGTCTAATTGGTCTTTTATTAAATAAATCGTCTATCATTTGTTTAAAATATTAGTTAGTATCATTTCTCTAGTTAGTTGTTTGTCTGAAATCTTTAATATAATTGAAAATTTTTCTTCACCAAAGTTTCTATGTATAGTTACTTTTGTATCCTTATCAAAGGCTTGTATACCAAATTTTTTATTTATAAAATCTCTGCTACGATTTTTAGCTTGAGTTAGATTTTCACCAGAAAGAATTTCAAAATCAATATTATGACAACCAATTAAATTATCATTTAAATCATATACAAATAAATCAGTCATTTAGTTCAATTTTTAAGTTTTCAACTCCCCAGATTGCTAAGTCACCATCACATCTAAAATAAAGGTCTCTTATATCAATAGGTTCATTAAATATGTATTTTTTTAAGTAAATAAAGTATTTTCTACCATCACAACCAGTTAACTCCTTATATAGTTCATTTTCAAAAAAGTCTAAATAAGTATTTATTCTAAAATCTTCTGTTATTTTAGTTTTGAATATTTTAACATTATAAGACTCATTTTTAATAATATCTAATAGAACTTCTTTTTGTAATTTTTTTATATCATCATAAGAGAATATAACCTCATCATACTTAATAAATTCCAATGTTAAACCATCAAAACCACTCAATTTATTAATAACATCTTCAATCATAACTCTTTGAGCTCTAACTTGTCTTTTTGGATTTATATTACCAAAGATGTATTGTCTGAAATGTTTAGACTTGTGAAATATTGGATGTATATCAAACTTATTTAAGAAATCAGAATAAGTATCTCCTAATTCATTTAGGAAGAATGGATCATACTTTTTAAGAACCTGCCAATTAGCCATCTTCAAATCGATAGATAAATATTTTTTATCTTCTGATAAAGTAACATTTTTATTGGTTGGTAAATCAGTAATTAAATTATCATCATTTAATTCATTATAAGCTCTCGATTTTTTAAGAAACTCAATAGCCTCATTTGATTTATCCAATTTAAACTGGTAAATATCTTCAATCTCTAATTCAGCTGATTCATATAATGTTATTAAATCATCAATATTTTTCCACCTCCACAATTTTTTATATTGATTGATATAATAATCAAATTCATTGAAATTTGGAACATTCAAATCAAATAACTTACAAAAACTCTTTATATCTTTCATAATAACTTTTTTAATTGATAATCTCTTAGTTCAGATTTAAAATTTCTTTTCATTTTATTGAACCGACTTTTTAAATGATCTACCTTTTTCTCAGCTTCCAACAATTCATCAAACCAATCCTTAAACATTTGTAATGATAACACACTATCGAAATCAATTTCATACTCATTGGAAATATTACATCCAATAACAACCCAATGATCATTAAGTATTTGATTTCCTAATACTTTATTTTGTATTCTAACATGAGTATAAAAACCTTTAAATTTATTATTATACTTCTTTATACGAAAACTAGTATAGTTAGGTTTACCTAAAAAAGCATACTTTGCTTTATTTATTTCAAAGTTTTCTTCAAAATAGACATCCTTTATAATATCAAAAACTTCATCTTCTGTCATATACCCAATTGTTTAAGTTTTTCATCTCTTATTGTAGTCCTGTATCGACTTAATAATTCTTCATTTTTTTGAATAAAATTTTTTAACTCACTCATTTCTTGATAAACATCTATCTGACTTGGATAAATATTAAGTCTTGAATCATTTTCTAATTTTTTTAATTTTTTCTTAGCATCTAAAATATCATTATATAAAGACATTACCAACACCTCAATAGTAGGAACTTTCATATACCCAACATTTTCAATTTATCATTTCTATAAGAAGACTTATTTGGTTTATACTCAACTTTGATATAATCGAACCATTCTTCCCAAGACTCAAATACTTTATGACTATACCAAAGTGATTTCCTATAACCTTCATCTTGTAAAAGATAATCTAACTGGTTATTATAACCTCTACAAATTTTTTCTTTATCAGATGTTTTAAGATTATTCCACCATAACTTTTCAATTCTATTTGAAAGTTTTCCCATATAAAAAATAGACAATTTATGTTCTAATTCTCTCCTCTTTTGTCTATCACTTTTATCTGAATAGTAATCAAAGTTACCATTTCTTTGTTTATCTTGATAGTTTACAAAATTATTATCTTTATACTTCATATACCTAATTGATTAAGTTTATCTTCTCTTCTATCCGCTTTCAATTTAGTTTCCCAATATTCATCATAAGTTATGAAATAAGTATTTAACTCATTTAAATCTAAATAATACCACTTAATTCTTTCTGAATATGGTTTTTTCCACCAATCTTTTATAAGATTACCTTTATCATCGTGTGATCCGTACCAATCATCTTCGATACAAATACCCCAACCTTTTCTACCACCAACTTCTGGGTCAGCATTAAAAGTCAAGTTTCCTCTACCTTTTATGTTATAAGAACCACCAACTCTATAATTTAAGTATGGTTTTATACAAACTACTGATTGTGCGTCTTCCCACTTTTCCATATCTTTTCTATTTTATGAAATCTTTTATAAAGTATTTTTAACTTAAAAGTTTCTGAATAATATTCATCATCTATATTTAGAAACTTATTAGGCAAACCATAATTGGAGTTTATAATAATTTTTCTGAATTGTAAACTAACTTCTATAATTTGACTCTTATTCATGATGATCAACACTAATTTTATAAAAATAAAAAAGTAATATTAAATTACAAATTTTTTATATAAAGATATTTTTCATATTTTCTTTTCAATCCTATAAAATCATCACCATATAAATAATCTCCAAATTTTAAAACATCTTTTTTATTGGATATTAAAACCAAAGAGTGTGTGTGAATATTACCACTTTTATTTATAGTCTCTCTCTTTTTAATTTTATATTCTATACCTAAATAATCAAAAATATCAGAGATGTGTCTCCAATCCTGATTAATGGTGGATGATATTGAATATTGTGTATTATAATGTTTCGAATTATAATAAAAACAACCATCAGCATCCGACAATCCCATATAAAAATACCTTTTCATATCAAAACTTAAATTATCTAAAATTATAGGATAATTATAAGATTTCTTATGATAGTCTAAAGATACTAAATATTCAATTAATATTCTATTATATATAGAAAAACAAATTTGCTCTTTTCTATTATTTCTTTTTCTATATGAAATATTCCAATTTATAACCGACATCATCTTTTCATAAATATCCAAACCATCATCTTTAATAATTTCTAACGATACCGAATTTGATTTACCAAGACCACCATTATGAATATAACCATCACCCCATATATAACCTAAAATATATAAAAATGTAGGATTAGTATAAATGTCATCAATTGACACGTTTAATACCTTATTTAGGTTTTTTTGTGAGTCATTTCTTTTCTCCCAACTACATTTTACAGTTGATGATCTAAGAGACTTAATCGTTTCAATGTCAACTTTCAATCCAAGTTTTGAGGCCTTTTTTTGAACACTTCTTTGTGTTCTATTAAGAAAATTAGAACAAAAGCTAATTCCCTCTTTAGCATAATTAGATAACAAAAAATCCAATTCATCATTATTCCACTTTCTCATAAGAGTTTATTCTTTTAATTATATATTAAAAGTGAATAACTCCCTAATGATGTGCTATCTGAATTATTTTTTTCTACTATTAAAATCAATAACCTCTTCTATACTAAAAGGTCTATATTCACCTAATACTATTTTAGCGGAATCGACACCAACATCCATTCTTAAAGTGTTTTTATTTAAATGATCAAAATATGAGTGTTCATGACCATGTAGCATAATAACCCCCTTATGACTCCCATCCCAAGATAAATGTGGATAATGACTCATGAAAAATTTATGTTTTCCATGTGAAACTTGTAAAACATCTTGAACTGATGAAAAAAGTTCAATTGGGTTAAAAGAAGAATCGTGGAATTTTACTTCTTTATCAACTATATGCTGGTCGTGGTTTCCTAAAATAAGATGAATTTTTTTACAAACAATTGAATCTCTAAATAATTTGATGTTGTGAATTCCACCAAAGCTCCAATCACCTAAGTGATATAGTATATCATTTTCTTTGACATACTTATTGATACCATCAATAAGAGCCATGTTCATCTCATGAACTGAATTAAAATTTCTATATCCAGAATTCCATCTAGATATTTTGGGACCAGCTATATTTGTATGCCCGAAATGCGTATCTGAAGTAAACCATATATTACTCATTTTCTTAATTTTTTTAATTTCTTTCTCACTAAATCTTCCACAACTTCAGTTCCGTATATTTCACTTATACATCTACCTTCTGAATTATAGAACTGATAACATTCTAACTCACCATTAGAATCACAGAATATCTCACCATTTATCCTTTCACCATTAATTGAAAGTAAGACATAATAACAAGTCTCATCACTAGATTCATCTATTCTCTTGACACGGAATTTAGCTGATGTTATCTCTTTATATCTACCAAAATCTAATATTCTCATAATAATATTTTTCACAAATATACAAAATAAGTTTTACTTTTTAATATATAAAGAGTAAAAATATTATTATATTATGAAGTATATAAAACTTTTCGAAGCATTTGAATCTAATGTAATTTCTAAAACATTAAATTATATAAAAAACGGGAAACCCAATTTCTTAGGTATGATTGATCATATATCAAGAGAATATGATATACCACAATCTAAAATAACTGATGAGGTTTTTGAATACCTACCTTATAAATCAGCTTTAAATTATAGAGTTGAAAAGGGTAAAAAAGGAGACCAGGTAGATTGTAAAGCCAAATCTATTGAAGTATTTGGTGATAAAGGAGTTGAAGATAGTGAATGTAGAGCTGGTAAATTAGCTAAGAAATGGGGTAAAGGCACTAGAAATGTTGAATGTCCTGTTTGTAAAGGAACTGGTAAAGTTGGAACACCAGATGGGAAAGATAAAAAACTTCCACAAAATGTTTTTAAATTTTGGTTAGATGAAGGGGGTAATTTAATAACTATTTCCAAATCTAAGATAGATTCACCAAAAGAAGAAAGTGAAGAACAAAGATTGAGTTATCTATCATATCATGGTGATATTAGAGAGTTGGAAGAAAAAGGAATGAGAAACCTATTCAATCAAAGATTAAAAGATGGAGTTTATCCTGGTAAGATATACTTCAGTAGAAATGATTATCAAAGAGGAAGATTTGATAATGGATATTTATTTGTGCGAGGTGGTGGTAGATACTTTATACACAATAACGATGGTAAGAGTGGATCTTCACCTGATGGTAATTGGAGAGATTATGGAAATTATTCTTGGTCAATTGGTGGTGATTCATATGTAACTATATTTGATTATTCAGGAGGAAAGACTATTTCTAGTGAAACCGAGTTTTATAAAAATGTTGGTGATAGAGCCTTCAGAACAAGAAATTTAACTAAAGAAAGTTTAACGGATGCTAAATTTGCTATTGTATTAGACGTTGATAAATTAAAAGGACTTGACTTACCGAAAAAATCAGAGATTATTTCTGGTAGAAAAACTCAAAAATCAGGAGCTTTATCATTTATAAAACCAGAAGAGATCAAAAAACAAAACATTGATAGATACATTTCTAAATTAAGCGAAATCTCATCTGATAAATTAGATGTATCCAACTTCGATACTTATTTCTTCAGAATATTAGGATTTAAAAATGTTCTTTTCAAGATGCTTGAACAAGGTGAACTATCAGATATATTAGACAACATCTTAAATAAATATGTTAAATTGATAAAAGCAATTGAAAAGGCTAAGAAAAAGAGAGGTGGTTATGTAGAACCTGAAGCTGAAATAAAAAATCTAGCTGATTCACTAAAATCATATTTTAGAAGAGAAATAACTAATAACTCAAACAACTTAAAAACTATTGAAACTGTTAAGGCAGAAGCCGATGATAAACACAAAGTTTTAATAAGTCACATGGAAGAAATCAGTAATGTTATTTATAATAAATTGAAATCTTTTGGTAAACTAGAAACTATCGATGATGCTGAAATATTAGTCGCTAAAATAAAAACTATTGAGGATCTAATTAGAAATAAAAGATATGAATGGTCCAATTTTAGATTAGGTAGTATCCGTCATATAAATTATGTTGGTTTAACAACAAAAACACCGGAAGAAATTAGTAGAATCTGTAATAGAATGAAAAATGTAATAGAAAAAGTATGAAGTTTATAAAATTATTTGAGGCTTTTGAATCCAATATACTACCAAAGACTTTAAATTTTTTATCTGAAGATAGTAAAAAAACTTTCTTAAAAAAAGTAAAAAGTTATTGTGATAATATAGATTTCCCTTATTCAAAAATAAGTGATGACTTCTTTCAATACCTACCATTTAAAAAGGCAGTTAAAGAAGTTATTAGTTCTAAAGAAGAAACTAAAAAGTGTGATGCTACTTCAACTGAATTATTTAATGATAAAGGAATTGAAGGTGTGACTTGTAAAGGTGGTAAAATTAATAGAAAATGGGGAAGTGGAACCAGAAAAGTTGATTGTACTAAATGTAAAGGAACTGGAATGATGACTGTTTCTTCTGGAGAAGGAATTCCACAAAATTATGAATTGATTAAATTCTGGATCACTAAAGATGGTGATCTAAAAGAAATAACAATCACTGATGGTAGACCCACAAAATTAAAAGGTGCTCAATTTGGAAACTTAGATAAAGAGGGATATGTTAGTATTAAAAACTTATCCAGTGTAAATTTTAAAATACCAAATGGAACACCAATTGTTTTCAAAGAGGGTCGTGTAACAACAACTGGTGTTATAGTGTTCGATGAGTATGAAAATGCTTATTTTGCTATACACAATAATCGTGCAAAAGACGGATCCTCACCATCAAGAGAATTAAGAAATCAATATTCACATATTGGTAGATACTATTGGCAATTAACTGCTGGAAGTGGAACGAGATATGATCTTTTTGATGAGCTAAAGGTAAAACTAAATGATGATAAAAAAGATAGTGATGAAATTGACTACTTCTTATACAACAAAGATATAAAAACAGGTAATGCTCTCTCTGAAAAATCAGAAGCTGACTTCGCAATTGTTTTCGATACTGGTAAATTAAAAAACTCTGAATTCTATAAAAGAAGTGATATTAAAAGTGATAGAAGCAAGGCTAGAATGGGAGCTCAAAGATTAAAAGATCCAGAAGAGATTAAAAAGAGTAATTTAGAAAATAGATTGATGAAGATTGCTCAGAAAGAATTTAATATCGAAAGTTTTAATTCTTTATTCAGTAGATTGTTATTCGATAAGTATATCTTATTCTTCGAGTTGAAAGATACTATTCAGAAAATACAAAAACTTGTAAATATTTGGGATAACAAAGACAAAAAGGATCCGGGAATTAAATACTTTGATAGGTTACAAGCACTATATAATACATCATCTACAACAGAAAGAAATAGAATAATTGATGCTTTTGAAAAGAATAGAAGTAAGTATGGGTTAATTAGTGGACACGCTGATGATAGAGAATTACTAGCTAAAATGACACTATCTGATGTTAATTATTTTTCAAATGTTGGGTCTTTATCAAAAAAAACACAAGTAGATGACATTCACAACATCTTAAAATACTCAAACAGTCTTAAAACAGATGCTCTTGGAAGAATAGCAAAGTTACAACCAAATAATAAAAAATTAGCAACTAAACTAATTGAAGTTGGTGAAATAGTCCTTTCTAAAGTTAAAAAAGATATCAATGATGAAACTGATATGGAGATAGCTCTAAACAGATTAAACTCTATTAATGAATTAATAAATAAACCAAGATATAGTTTCAATGACAGAAAAGATAGAATAATTTATTATGCTAAAGGACTTTCATCTGATGATATTGATAATGATACATTAGAAGCTTATATAAAAACTCTTAATGAAATAGAAGAAGTTATAAAAAGAATACCTTAAAAAGTGAGTAGTTAAACTACTCACTTTTTTTATTTGAAAAAATTGCTCATTTTAACAATTCTAACAAACTGTTCATCATTGAAAACATGGTACATATCTTCTAAAACCTCAATACGAGCTTTAATACCATTCCTTTCTAAATATTCAGTTGTGTAATGGTTTGGTATTTGAAAATCTCTAGCACCTAA